TACGCCTGACGAAACCGAGGAAGAGGAAGATCCGTTATGAATTTCCAACAATTGACACAAGACGTCGGCCGCTGGTCCAAAGCCAACTTCGAAGAGACCTACTGCCGGGAACTCCCCGTTCGTTGGATTCACCTGAAAAAACAGGACGACAAGGAACAAACAGATCCGGACGCCGAAGTTATTGCCGGTCTTGGCAGTGTGGCCCCACTGATGGGAATGACTGAGGAGATTGGGGAATTACTGGAGGCGGACACCGCGGGCGATATGGAAGCCGTGGAAGACGCCGTGGGGGACATTCTGATTTATCTGGCGGACTGGTGTTACCGGGAGAGTTTTTCGTTCCCAGAAATCCAATCCATTCTCCAGCAGTCCCCAGAAAAACACCTGAAGCAATTGGGTATCGCCTGCGGGAAACTCTACCACGCGAAACTCAAACGCTGCCAAGGTATTCGGGCGATGCCGAACAACGCCGTCTATCAGACCGCTGTGTCGGAAGCCATGATCAGTCTTGTGTCCCATCTGCAGGCCTACATGCAATTCCAGTACGCCAACGACAAGCCCGAGGTCTGCGATCTACTGGTCATCGCAAACCACACGTGGGAGACCGTGGTGTCCAAACGACAATGGAAGACGTGGCCCCGTACCGGTGTTGAGTCGTAGGCGTTAAGGACACAGCATGCCCGAAGGCTTTTTCCTAGGGTCTACACTGGCCCAAAGCAAACCGCCCCCGTCCTTGGTGGCTAAGTGTGGGGCGTGTGGGCTGTATAAGTCCTGCCAAGCCCCCAAGATGGCGGCCAAAGGTCGCGGCAAGGTGCTAATTGTGGGGGAAGCCCCCGGTGAGGAGGAAGACCGAACTGGGAAGCACCTTGCCGGTAAGTCGGGCCAATACTTTCGGAACCTACTTCGGAAGTATGGGTTCGACCCGGACCGGGACTGCGTCAAAACAAATGCACTCATCTGTCGTCCATCGGGGAAACCCAACGCCAAACAAATCGGGTATTGTCGTCCTAACCTGCTTAAGACACTGCAGGAGGTCAAACCTGTCGTGGTCCTGTTGTTGGGGGCCGCGGCCGTGGAGTCCTTGGTGGGGTGGGCGTGGAAGGAAAACGTGGGGCCCATTAGCCGCTGGGTAGGGTGGAACATTCCCCATCAACGGCTGAATACGTGGATTTGCCCTCTGTACTCCCCGTCCTACGTTGTGCAGGAGGATAATCCTGCCCTCAGTGTTATCTACAACAGACATCTCAAGGAGGCTCTGTCTCACACGGACTACCCGTGGCCGGACGGCCCGCCAAATTACCGCAAGGAAGTCGAGGTTATTCTTTCGCCCACAAAAGCGGCAAAGGCAATTCGGTCTATAACTAAGGAGGGACTGCCGTCTGCTTTTGACTACGAGACCAACCGTCTCAAACCCGAACGGGAAGATAGTCAGATTGTCTGTTGTTCTATTTCCAACGGGAAACGCACGATCGCGTATCCGTGGGGTGGGGATGCCATTGGGGCCTCGCGGGAGTTTATTCGCTCTCCAATCCCTAAAATCGCCAGCAACATGAAGTTCGAAGAGCGGTGGACACGTCGTCTGTTAAAAACGAGAGTCCGGAACTGGGTGTGGTGTACCATGACCGGTGCTCACGTCTTGGACCATCGTCAGTCCGTGACAAGTGTAAAATTCCAAGCCCTTGTGCAACTGGGGTTCGAGTCCTATGACGACCACATTGGGACATATCTGCAAGGCAAGGGTGGTCAGGGAATGAACAAGATTCTCAGTGAAATTGACTTGGCGGACCTGCTTTTATACTGCGGGGTAGACTCCCTTGTGGAACACCGGGTTGCCACCATTCAAATGCAGAAAATCGGGAAGGTCTTCCGATAGTAAGGTGTGACGGATATCACAACCACGGACAAAGGAAAGCCATGAAAAAGAATCGCTTCGACAAATTGATGGAACGTGTCCCCCGGGACCTCTCCGGGTTGCTGGACCATGCCATCGCGAACGCGTGGTGGAAGAAGGACAACAAGAACCGTCCCCTTCAACTGCGGGAACTGGCAATCAAGTTGAAACAAGTGGCCGACACACTGCTGACGACGGACGAAGCGAACTTCCCGGAACGGCAATCCCCGTAGACCGCCCAACAACAGAGAACCCGGTGGCACGGATGGCGCCGGGTTCTTCTTTCTGTTTAGAAGGATTGGAACAATGACGCGGCGGGAACCTACTCTAAAAGAGCAGTTGTCTGATCAAGAGAAACAGGAACTCGCTTTAGAGGTGGAGTCCTACATTCTTCTCTGCTTTGCTGTTCTAGATGAGGAGTGTGGTTCCCCCAGTGCGACGAAGAAATACTTGACGTCCTTGGGAATGCATGTCCGCACGTACCATCGACTTCGTTCCTTGAGTTGTGGCATTTCTTTGGAACAACCCTGTCTGGACAAATTGGGGACCGCCACGGGTTTTCTTCTTAAAAAATCCGCCACAAGCACTCCACGCTTCGTCCAGAATTTCTAACCAGCGAAAACACAGGAAGTCCCATGCCACGAGTCCCACGCTGTGATGTCAATCTGCGTAAAATTGTAAGGATTGACGAACAGTCTGTGCTTGTGGAATGGTCTGTAGAAGGTCGCAGAAATACCAGTGGCACTTACCGTTGGATTTTGCACGTGACACGAGGGCAAGAAAAAACAAAGGTGCCGCTGCAATTGCCCCAACTGAAGGTCGGCTTGTTCATGGCCCGCCTTCGGTTTGACCCTCCGGAAAAAATGGACTTTTTGTGGTCCCGTGTGGACGAATTGTTGGCGTAATAAAGGAACCCAAAATGGTACAGAACATGCCTGCAACTGACTTCGGCGTTGCCCTTGTCGCCCTGAGGGCTGGGAGATCCGTGTGCCGTGTAGGGTGGAATGGGAAGGGCATGTGGCTTCGGTTACAGGTCCCGGACGAACACTCCAAGATGACCCTGCCTTACATTTACATGAGCACAGCCTCGGGGGACTTGGTACCGTGGCTCGCTAGTCAGACAGATATTCTTAGCAATGACTGGCTTGTGTTAGAATGAACGACATCATCGCGATCGCGGCTTCCCTGCTTCTAGTGGTGGGTTCCCTCTCGTTGCTCGTGTTCTCGCCAAGGTGTCAGCACACGACACTCGACCTAATGAGCCAGACGTGTGCCGGCTGCGGGATGTCCCAACGAGAAATTCTCAGAAAGTACCGCCACGGAGAGGATAACAGACTTCCCCGTTTCACGTCTTGTGGGAACAGTCCTTTCGACAGACTATGGAACTACCTAGAATATCACGTGGAACCAGCACCTCCCGGCAGTCCCTATCTTTGGATAGAGTATACCGTGCTCGTAAAAGATGCCCCACCAGACATTCAACGACTTTATAGGGGCATGCTTTATCGTCGGTACGGCTTTGCCAGTCTGTGGAGGACACGTGCTTAAACCTGCTACGGAAGCGGCTTATGATCTACTTCACCGGGGAACGTTGGCGTTGGCCAATGTTGAGCGAAACGGTATTCGCATTGATGTAGAGTATCTCGACAAGACCATTGCCAAGGTCGGTCGGCAAATCCAAAAGATGGAGATGAAGCTACAGGCCGACAAGGTCTGGCGGTTGTGGACCCGACGGTTTGGCCGCAATGCGGGTTTTGCCAAGCAACAGCAGCTCGCCACCATTGTCTTTGAGGAACTGGGGCACGAGGTCCTACACCGGACCGACAAGGGGCAACCCAGTACGGACGAAGCCGCGTTCGAACACATCAACGAACCGTTCGTCCGTCGGTACTTCAAATGGAAGAAGCTACAGAAAATTCAAGGGACTTACCTAAGCGGCATCCGCCGGGAAGTCTGTAACGGTTTTCTGTACAACTTCTTTCATCTGCACTTGGTCAAAACCTTCCGGTCCAGTTCCAGTCTTATTAACTTCCAGAATATTCCTATCCGGGACCCCAAAGCCGGCAAACTGATTCGCCGTTGCTTTATCCCCCGTAGTCCCGACCGGGTTCTTGTGGAGATTGACTTCTCCGGTATCGAAGTTCGTATTGCGGCGTGCTACAACAGAGACCCCGTGCTGATCTCCTACATTCAAGACAAGACAAAAGACATGCACCGGGACATGGCCGCCCAGTGCTATAAGATGAAACCCGAACAAGTCGACAAGATGTCTCGCTATTGTGCGAAGAACATGTTCGTCTTTCCGGAGTTTTATGGGTCCATTGCCCAGCAATGCGCCCCGAACTTATGGGCCGCTTGTACCAAGCATAAATTGACCGTGGGGGAGACCCCGATGCTGGAGTGGCTGAAACAACACGGTATCAAAAGTCTCGGCAACACAGATTTCAAGTCCAAAACACCACTCCGGCCCGGGACCTTTGTCAAACACATCAAGGACGTAGAAGAAGACTTTTGGAATAACCGGTTTCAGGTCTATTCCAAATGGAAACGTTCTTGGTATGACCGCTACCTTCGCAACGGTGGGTTCCACACCCTAACCGGGTTCACGGAAGACAGTTATCTCAAACGAAACGACGTAATCAATCACCCCGTACAGGGCTCCGCCTTTCACTGTCTGTTGTGGTCCTTAACAGAGATCAATGACTACTTAGTCAAGTCCCGTAAACGGTCCAAACTCGTAGGACAGATCCACGATAGCATTCTGGCGGACGTGCACCTTGACGAGTTGGACGACTACTTGAAGATGGCTCACTGGGTTATGACCGAGGCCCTTCTCAAGCATTGGAAGTGGATTATTGTTCCGGTAGAAGTGGAGATGGAAGTCACTCCCCCCGGAGGTTCTTGGTACGAAAAGAAAGCCGTGGAGCTCGCGGCTTAGAAAGCACGAAAATGACGTCGGAACTCTATAAGAAGCATCGTCCCCAGTCTTTGGCCGACTTGGTGGGACAACCCGAAGCCGTTCGCAAACTGCAAGCCATGCAACAGGGCGGACGGTTCCCCCATACGGTTCTCCTGTCCGGTCCCTCGGGGTGTGGAAAGACCACAATCGCCCGCATCTTTCGGACCTTGTTGAATTGTGGAAAGTCCGATTTCCATGAAATCAACGCGGCCGAAGACCGGGGGATTGACCTTGTCCGGGAGATCAAACGTCGGGTCTCCCTCGCGCCTATGGACGGGGACTCCCGTATCTGGCTCATCGACGAAGCCCACCAATTGACTGCGCCGGCCCAAGACGCGTTTCTTAAAGAGTTGGAAGATACCCCCAACTGGGTCTATTTCATTCTGTCCACAACGGACCCCCAAAAACTCAAGAACACCATCCGGACCCGGTGCACCGACGTTGTTGTCAAAGCCCTCAACGCCAAAGATATGTCTACGTTGGTGCTGTCGGTCGCCAAGAAAGAAAAGAAGAAACTGACAGAGGAAGTGGTCGACAAGATTTGCGAGCACTCGGATGGCAGTGCCCGTAAGGCCCTTGTCCTACTAAATTCGATCATCGACATCACAGACGAAGAAGAACAGATCCAAACCATCCAGAAGTCGGATGTTCAACACCAAGCCATTGAAATCGCTCGGGCTTTGTTGGATACCCGTACCAAATGGACGGACATGGCGAAGATTATTAAAGCCGTGGAGGAAGACGCGGAGTCCTTGCGCTGGATGGTCCTGTCCTACATGGAAAAAGTGATACTCGGTGGAGGGAAACTGGCACCACGTGGCTTCCAAGTCATCACGGCTTTTTCGGAACCGTTCTACAACACGAAGCGGGCTGGGTTGACCGCGGCATGCTGGGAAGTCATTCACGGGTAACTTCCTTATATCACTCCCCGGGAACCCGATAATAAGGTAGGAGACAACCAATGAAAGACAAACCATCCTTTCTTGACATCGACGAAACCGCCCTTGACAAAGCACTGGTCGAACAACCTACGTTGTTCTTCAAGCACTCCCGGCGGTTGGCAGACGCCAAGATGAAACTGGACGAAGCGGAACGGGAGTTCGATCTAACCAAAGCGGACCTCTCCCTCAGCATTCGGGACTTTCCCGGGAAATTCGGCCTTGGAGAAAAGGTCACCGAAGGGGCTATCGCTGCTGCTACGATCATGCAGGAGCGTTATCAAGCAGCTCAAAGAAACGTTAACAGTTGTCGTCACGCCGTACAGTTAATGCAAGGTGTGGTGACAGCCTTGGACCATCGAAAACGGGCTTTGGAAAAGCTTGTAGATTTGCACGGACAGGAATATTTTTCCTCCCCCCGTGTGCGTGGCGAGGAAGCCAACGCCTCACTGGATCAAGCCCGAACACGAAGAATGATCGAGAAGACCAGAAGGAAAAAAGACGATGAGTAATCTTCTGTCAATCCTTCTGTGTGTCCTGTTCTTCATGGTGTTGATTCCGATTATAGGGTACTACACAGTCAAGCTCGGGACATACGCCAATCTCCGAGCCCGGGATATCTACCGGCAACGACATCCTCAAGCAAGGGTTTCCTATGGCGAAGAAAACGAAAGAGAGACGTAAAAAGCTCTCTGCCAAGAAGTGGGCAAAGGATTACAAGTCGGGGACCGGTGGGTTCGCGTACTCCATTCCCGAAGGTGTGGAACGGTTTGAACTGAAGAAGGCCGGGGTGCGTCGTATTGTCATCGTCCCCTACGTGGCCGGAGAAGGAAACCCATACGCCGATCCCGGAGAACTCCACTGGGAACGGACGTACTTCTCACACCCACGGGTCGGTCCGAACAACGAGTCTTTTCTCTGCATGAAAGGGTCGCTCGGGAAAAAGTGCGCCGTCTGTGAACTGCGGGCGGAGCTGGCACAGGACCCGGACACCCCCCGGGCCACGCTGGATGCCCTGAAACCCAAGCAGCGTCAACTGTGGAACGTCTTGGACATGAACGAGCCGGAAAAGGGCGTTCAGATCTGGGAAATTGCCCAGTTCTCATTCGGCAAGCTGCTCCGGGAACGTGTCGAGAACGAAGACGAGGACGAAGATATCTCTTCGTTTGCCGACCCAGAAGAAGGCAAGATCCTCAAGCTGACCATTTCGGAGGAGTCCTACAAAGGACGTCCGACCTACAAGGTGGCCGCCATTGACTTCAAAAAGCGGGACAAGCCGCTGTCCGAAGAAGTGTTGGAAGGGGCCCAGTGTCTGGACAACCTGTTGATCGTGCCGAAATACGCGGACGTGAAAAAGGTCGTCAGTCAGTCGCCCGATGAGGACGACGATGAGGATGAAGACGATGAGGACGAAGCTCCTAAGAAGAAAAAGTCCCGTCGTTCCCGTTACGAAGACGATGAGGAGGACAAGGCCCCAAAGAAGAAAAAGAAGCGGCGGTCCCCCGCCAACGAAGACGACGATATTCCGTTCTAGGACAACACACAGACAAGGACCTTGGTCTTGAACCAAGTGAGGGGGCTCTTCTATCACACTTTTCGAAGTCCCTGATACCCAAGACAACAAACGAACGGCCGGTAACGAAGATGCGTTCTGAAACAGTCCTTGTCTGTGTGCTTTATCAAACAAGCGGGGAGAGGTTATCTCTGTTCGGAAATGACTTCCAGCATTCCCGACTGCGGTTACGACTAGCTTGGCGGCCCGTCGCCTCTCCCCGCTTGTGTTTTATGGGTGCCACATGAAAAAAGTAGACGCTGCCCGGGAAGCCCTGTCCACCCGAAGAAAATCCGGTATTTCCCAGAAGGACCTGCTGAGTACGGGTTCCACACTGCTCAACATCGCCTGCAGTGGACGACACAACGGGGGCTTCGTCAAAGGGCACTATTTCTACATCGTAGGGGATAGTGCTTCGGGCAAAACTTTCTTGACGTGGACGTGTCTCGCAGAAGCCAGCATCAACTCCGCTTTCGACGACTACCGTTTCATCATGGACGATGTAGAAGGTGGATCGTTAATGAGCATTAAAAAGTTCTTCGGAGAACGTGTGGCGGAGCGTGTTGAAGCCCCCATGAAAGGGGGACGGTCCAGTCAAACAGTGGAGGACTTCTACTACAACATTGATGACGCCCTCCGGGATGGTCGTCCGTTCATCTACATTCTCGACAGCATGGATGCCCTTGACAGCGAAGACGCCGAGAAAAAGTTCCTGCAACAGAAAAACGCCAGTCGACGAAAACGAACACCGGGGACGGACAAAGAGGAAAAGGTCGCTGGTTCCTATGGGGATGGGAAAGCCAAAAAGAACTCCCAGAATATTCGTCGTGTCGTCAACCGTCTGAAGGACACGGGGTCCATCCTTATTATTATTAGCCAGACCCGGGACAACATTGGTTTCACTTCCCGGTTCGAACCGAAAACACGTGGGGGCGGTAAGGCACTCAAGTTCTACGCTTCTCATGAAATTTGGTCCTCTATCAAAATGAGGATCAAAAGGAAAGTCAACGGGAAAGACCGCAAGATTGGGATCATCTGTCGTTGTGATGTGAAAAAGAACCGACTAACCGGAGAAGAGGCGACAGTAGAAATTCCAATCTACACGTCTTTCGGTATTGATGACGTGGGGGCCTGTGTGGACTTCCTAATCGAGGAAGGACATTGGACCGAACGAATGAAAGTCATCAATGCTACAGAATTCGACTTCTCCGGGAAGCGGGAAACACTAATCCGTCATATTGAAAAGAACGGACTGGAGAAGGAACTCCGAATTCTTGTCACGGACGTGTGGGAAGAAATCAAGCAAGGTTGTGCCATCAAACGGAAGTTCCGATATTAAGGGCACAAGACTGAACGTGGGACGGATGGGGTCCGGGTCCACGGGTTTGTTAGAACCCCGAACAGGAGATGCAGAGTGGCGAAGACAAAGTTGGACAAGTCGGCAGGATTGACCACTGCGGTCGACGGACTGATCAAACTGGCATTGAATTCGGGTATGACCGAAGAAGCCATTGCCAAGACCCTGTCCGTTGCGGCGGATGACCTGAACGGGGACGGGGACGGGGAGGACGAGGACGAGGACGAGGACGAGGACGGGGACGAGTCCCCCAAGAAAAAGACCGCCAAGAAAAAGCCCGCCAAGAAGGCACCGGCCAAGAAGGCACCGGCCAAGAAGGGCAAAAAGGACGAAGACGACGAAGACGACGAAGACGACGACGATGATGATGACGACGACGATGAGGACGACGACGACGACGATGAGGACGACGAATAAGGTCAAACTGCCAGGATTGTTTTCGTAACGCGCTTCGTTCTCGGTAGTGCGAACAAGGCCGGTCGGGACTACAAACCGGCCGGCCTTTAGTTTTAAGATGAATCAAAAGTGGACCTATAATCCACGAGCTGCCCTTAGACGAGACCTCATGATGAAATGTAGACATGGGTTATCCCCCACCCTTAACTGGGAACCAACGGTACCCACTCCGTCGTAGTTTGTTACGAGAAAGCAAGCAAGCCTATCCTACCATCTGGGGATGTCGGTAGGGTGTGTGGGTTCGAATCCCTCCGAGGTAGTTTAAGAAGGAAAAACATGCCAAGTGATAAACCCAAGAAAAAAACACAACCGCCGGACATTCGGAAGGAGCTGCGGGAGAACTTGAACAAAGTCTATCCCACACTCATCGCGGGGACTGCGGAACACCTGACCGAAAAAGAGGCCTTGGAAGTCGCCGTTCCTGTGCTGGAAAGCATCTGCGCAGCCCTTCGGGACCGACTGGAAGAACTGAAAGAGGAAGGGACATAACATGGTGCGGGAGCACAGCCGCCGCAAGGAAGTCTGGACGCCAGAAGAAGTGGGTCTGCTTCTCGACATGTACCTGAGCGGTCGGGGTCTCCACGCTATGGCTGAGAAACTACAACGTCCCTTGTCCACATTAAGAAACAAGGTGTGGAAAATCGCCACCGGGTACCGTAAGGAAGGAACCTACGACTTCTCCCAAATCCCACGGCAACTTCCAGCCAGACAACACGAGACCCCACTCAGCAAACGGGAAAAGGAAGTGCTCGAGATGGGGTTATATGGGGACGGGCAAAAAGCGGGGAAAGACCGAGAACAGGCTATGACAAAGGAACGCATGGCGTCTATACTGGGGCGTCCTGTTTCCGTTGTGGAGCAATACGTGGTCCAGAAACGTCCGGTAACGGAAGGCTTTCTCTAATGGCTAGTTTTCTTCTCCTTCTTTTCTTGGCGTGTCTGTCGGGTTCCATCGTGTGGTCGGTGGTTGTTCAGTTCCACGAACGACCAAAAGAAAACAACGAAGTCGACCCACACTGGGAAGTCGTCCCTGCTACCGACGCCGGGGACGTGGTTGGATATCGGGTTCGCTGGTCCCAACCGGACATCCATGGAGACTACCTCTGGGTGGCCCACTACATGTCCGGGGAGGAGCTGTCCCTTACGTGGTGTGAACACGCGGCACACGTACATTGCAGTCGACTAATCAGGGAAAAACGATTCCCTTGGGAGTGGGACGTCCACCGGGCCAAAGGGGAGCCACATGCGTAAGTGGTTGTTTCTGGATGTCAACTATCTCGCCCATCGAGCTTTCTACTCGACAGGGCATTTGACGTATAAAGAGATCCGCACCGGCGTAATCTACGGGGTGCTCCGGGACATCTTGAACCTACAGGAACTCCACTGTACCAATCGTCTTGCGTTCTGCTTTGATAGCCAGACCAGCAAGCGCAAAGCTATTTATCCCGGATACAAGGAATCACGCGCCAAAAAGTACGCCGCAATGACCGGCGAGGATAAAAAAACATGGGAGGAGTTCCGGGAGCAAATTCAACGACTCCGACGGGAATATCTACCATCCTTGGGGTACAGGAACGTCTTCTGTCAAAAAGGGTACGAAGCGGACGACTTAATCGCGGCGCTCTGCTTATCCCTTGATAGCCGACACAATGCCGTCATCGTTTCGGGGGACGGAGACCTACTTCAATGCCTGACAGACCGTGTCTCCATTTGGAACCCACTCAAATCCAAAATGATCACAGCATCATCTTTCTATAAGAAGTACGGGGTGGACCCGGTTCAATGGTCCCAAGTCAAAGCCATTGCCGGCTGCTCGTCGGATGATGTTGTGGGGGTCCCGGGCATTGGCGAAATTACCGCCTGCAACTGGCTCCGTGGTCGGGTTAAGTCCCATCACAAAGCCTACCAGAAAATCAGTGGAAGTCTGGCAGTCCACAACACAAATATTCAACTGACCCGCCTTCCGTTCCCGGGAGTAAAGCCAATGACATTGGTGCGGGACAAATTTGATCACAAAGCGTGGAAAGACCTAACCAAACAATTTGGACTAAGCTCGTTGAGGGATCGTACATGACGTCCGGACGTAACAAAGGAATGCAGTTCGAACGGGATATCTGTGTCAGTCTTTCCCTCTGGTGGACCAACGGGAAAGACGACGATGTCTTTTGGCGGTCCGACGCCAGCGGTGGACGGGCCACCAACCGCGCTAAGCGGGGCAAGACGACCTCGGGACAGTATGGGGACGTAGCGGCCATTAACCCCTCTGGGAGCGCGTTGATTCGTTTAACCCCATTGGAACTCAAAAAGGGGTACCCGAAAGTTTCGGTTCATGACTTATTAGACCATCTGCCGAAACAGAAACCCCCGGTCTTCTGGGAGTGGGTCCAACAGGCCCAAGCCGCGTCCGACGCCTCCCCAACTGCGATCGGTTGGTTGCTTATCACTGGTCGGACTAGACGCAAGGCACTTCTCTGGATGCCGGGAAACATTCGAGAAGCCCTAAGTCGTCACGGGTCCTTTCTCGATAAACTTCCAATTCGTCTTTATTACAAGAAACAGTGGATCTACGGCATGCAGTTTGAAGAGTTCTGCCGTGTGGTCAGTCCCGATACGTTTCGCCGTTATTTGTAGGGTACCTATGCTCGAAAAACTAACCCTTCGTCACTTCCAACCCCACCGAAAGTTGACGATTAAGTTCGACAAACGAGTGACCAGCATTGTCGGTCCCACGGACACGGGGAAGTCCGCCATTTTAAGGGCCCTGCGATGGCTTTGTCTTAACCGTATCGGCAGTAAACGGTATATCAGCTGGTGGTCCGAGTTTACGAGTGTGACACTACATGTCGACGGGCACGTTATTAAACGAAAGCGGGGCAAGCACAACCTCTATAGTCTGGACGGACAGGACTTCAAATCTTTCGGAACTACAGTACCGGAACCGATCGCCAATCTGCTGAACATGTCGGAAGAAAACTTCCAACGACAAATCGACCCGCCCTTGTGGCTGGCTTCGTCTCCGGCGCAGGTGGGGCGGGAACTGAACCGTATTGTGAACTTGGATATTATTGACCTGACGATGGAGAATGTCGCCCGTCGGAAACGGGAAGCCCAGTCCAAAGTCACATCACTTACGTCCGTCCAAACCAAGCTGAAAATAGAGGTAGAACAGCTTGCATGGATTACAGAGTGCCGGACCGATTTCATAGCTTTGGAACAACTGCAAAAGCAACGGAAAACACTAGCCTCCGACGTCGCATTCCTGCGCCAAAGCCTACGGGAAGCCCGGGAACACAAGAAGCAACGACAACAGACCAAGGAATGTCTGGAAGTGGGGTTGTCTGCCGTTGCCTACTGGGAACAGGGAACCCAACTTCAACAACGGGCAGACGATATTAAACGGTGCCTCCAGCGACTGGCGCGGGCGACCGCCCAAATTGAGGAACTACGACAAGAACTGGAAACCGAACAGGACAAACTCGGTCAGGTTAAGGAATGTCCCGTATGTCAAAGGCCAATCGAGTCCTAGCCATTCTGTGTTCGGACATCCATTTATCTTCCCGGCCCCCAATTGCTCGATCCACGGAACCTGACTGGTTCCAAGCTATGGAACGGCAGTTGTCCCAATTACGACACCTCTCTGAACAACACCGGGCCCCCGTTGTGTGTGCGGGGGACATTTTTGATAAATGGAACAGCTCCCCAGAACTAATCAATTTTGCGTTACAACACCTTCCAGAAGATATGTATGCGGTCCCGGGGCAACACGATCTGCCCAACCACAACATGGAAGAAATTCACCGTAGTGCCTATTGGACCCTCGTGCAAGCCGGAAGGGTCCAGCACATCGACGGGAAATACGGCTTAGATGATTTAATTCTCTATGGGTTTGGTTGGGAACAAGAACTGACCCGTGTGGACAAGGTGGACCAAAAAGACACACGTCACAAACTGGCGGTCGTGCATCGGTACTGCTGGCATCACAAAGACAGTTGCTACGAAGGGGCCCCACAACAGAACCACTCCACTCCCACCTTGAAAGTTCTTCGGGACTATAACGCTGTGGTGTTCGGGGATAACCATAAGTCTTGGTACTGGAATGATCAGTTTTTTGGAGTTATGAATTGCGGGTCTTTTTTCCGTCGTCGAATTGACGAAATGAGTCACCGTCCGGTTGTAGGTCTCCTGCACCGCAACGGAATCACACCCCACTACCTGAAATGCCATGAAGATAAGTTTATCAACGTGGACGAGGGCTTGGGCCTTCTGGAGAAGGGAATGGATCTGACAGAGCTTGTGATGGACCTCAAAGACCTTGGAGACGGGGCGTTGGATTTCGTCGAGGCCGTGAAACGCTACTTCGCTAAGAATGGGGTCCCCAAATCCATTCGTCGTATTATCACACAAGCCATGGAAGGGGTTTAGAGTGGAGGGACCCTCAACAGAGACCAAGTGGGCGGAGTACCGACAAGCCCGACGTAAACAGGAACTTGGTCCAAACAACGGAGAGGACGCTGGGGCTTATATCCCGGACCCGGACGAACTCCAACAACGCTTGGAAGACTTAGCGTGGTTGAAGCACCACAACTTCTCCGACGAACTCCAAGACTCTATTATGATACAGGACTGTCCTGTCATGGAGACTGTCCGTCGCCTTGCTGACATTCATGGGATTCCGGAAACCAAGCGGCGACTCCGAAAATTTCTCAAAGGGTAACCCGTGGTCGATCTGTCCCAATATCTGGCGATGCAGAAGAGGGTTCGTCAATTACAAGCGGACGTGTCCCGGGCGGAGGGCGCCCACGAACAACTTCTCCGGCAACTGAAAAAAGAGTTCAATTGCTCGACAGTCGCTGAAGCAAAAAAGCTACTCGGTAAACTGGAAACCGAACTGGAAAAATTAGACAAGAAAATCGCAACCAAGGCACATCAATTTCAAGAGAGATGGGATGAACGACTTCGTCTTTCACAAATCGAAGATTGAACAACTGTCACAGCAGCACGCCACCGCAGCCCAAGCCCTACTTCGTATAAAAACGGAAATCCAAGCAGCCCGGGAAGAACTGGAATCGGTGCTGGTCGCCCAAGAAATTACGCAAGCCGTGGCCTCTGCCGTCCAACAACAGGCCCATCAAAAAATCGCCGGTATCGTTTCCAAGTGCTTGGCTCTTGTGTTCGAAGAACCCTATGTGTTCCAAATCCACTTCGAACAAAAGCGGGGCAAGACCGAAGCCCGTTTGGCGTTCTCCCGGAATGGGAACGAACTGGACCCTTTGGAGGACAGTGGACTCGGGGTGGTCGATGTAGCCTCATTTGCCCTCCGGTTGGCGGCGTTGATACTGGGACGACCCCCACGGCGCCGGACCATTGTACTGGACGAACCCATGAAATTCGTGAGTACAGATCATCATACACGTATCCACACAATGCTCAACACATTGGCGGAAGAGCTGGATGTCCAGCTGGTCCTTGTGACACACATCCCCGCCCTGCAGCTAGGAACCGTGGTGGAACTATGACGAAAAAAGAGGTCCTCGAACTGTTCCAGACGATATTACAGGAGTCCAGCGTTTCTATCGGAAACGTGAACCCGTCTGGTTACGGGTCTTGGAGTCGGGATGTAGTGGATGTGGGAAGGTCCTTGTGGCTATTCAAAAAGAATTAGAAAAGGTGACCAATGAATCTTGAACAGTTGTCGACCTACGCCCCCTATATCCAAGCTGCGGCGCGAGGATTTATTATTCAGCGACGGCAAAACTTTGGTGCCGTCGAGTCCTCGTGGGAGGACATGGGACCTACGGACCAGTTCGACCAGAACTTTACCTATCGTATCAAACCAGAGCCCGTATGGGTTCCCTTTTTCAAACCGGAACACTTTGAGGGACTGCTGGGGAAGACGGTACGGGTGAAAGCCTTGAGTACCTTCAACCTCCGTCTTGTCGTTGCTGTTTTTACAAAAAATGGAAACACCTACATCCAAGTCGGTGGGGACAGTGCGACATATACGCCTCCGCTTTTTCTACGAAAGTACATGTTCGACAACGGGGACCCGTGTGGGGTGTTGGAGGAACAAATTCCCACCACTTCACCAAAAAAAGCAGGAACCCCTGACCCGGAATTCGACGATAATGGGTACGAAGAGGACGACGAAGACGAAGAACTGGACATGGAAAACAAGTGACCCGCTAGGAAGCCTATGGACTCCCTTGAGCCACTGAAACCGCCAAACGCCGGTAGACATCCCGACAGGACTGTTCCTTATCAGGTCGGAATGTCCCGTGACGAGTACCTAAAAATCCGCACAATCGCGGCAACCCGACGGATTCCATTGAAAGAAGTCTGTCGTGAATTTCTGGAGCCCTTGCTGTTAGAGAAACCACTCCCGAAGTACAATGAATCCTCTATGGTCCAACAGCCGGGGACCGCACGACATACTATTCAAATCTCGTTGCGACCAGAAGAACCCGACAGGATACGATATCGGGCCCGGCAGTACGGGACCACACTTCAAAATACGTTAAGACACTGTCTTCAGTTCTCTATCCAAAATTATGTGGACTTGTTTGACTGATCCACATTACCCGAGACCAAGTCATGGTCCCAACAGAACCAGAAATCGGCGACGTTTACGAGCGTGTCCGCACTGCAACGGCAGCGGAACAATCCACTGGTGCGAATCATGCGGCGGACTCGGCACGCCATCCGGTGAAGCCGCCGGGCTGATCTGCGGGGCGTGCAACGGGACCGGGATTGAGAACGATGACGTGATTGATTGATCGACCCGGCAGCAACTCCGGGCGGATGGCTGGCAACAACAGAAAACGGGGCAGTGATGGCAAGGAAGCAACCAAAGCAGACACCAGACCTGCGGAGTGTCGCGGCTCGCGTTCTGGCGGAAAAGATTGCACGCGACCTGATGACCGAACGCCGCAACGGGCCGCTAGCTGACAGGTTGGCGCTGGAGTACGCCGGTGTGGCAGGTGCTGGGTGGGGATTCCCGTCGCTGGTCGACCGCATCCACAAGCATTTGACGGGGGAACTGTGATGGCAACGAACGCGGAACTGAGGGCGGCGGCGGAACAGGCTGACGCCGAACTGCGGGACATTTACCCGCGAGAAGAAATCGACCTTGATGCCGTGCGGATGATGGTGTCGCACATCCTCGCGACCGTCCCCGCCGACGATGACGAGCCGGTGACGGTCGCGTCACTCCGTCAACAACTTGCCGACGCAACAAAAGAGATTGGGAGGATACGTCACGACGCCGAGATTGCCCACGAACAGCGTCGGCTCATGGAGCGAGAATGCGACCGGCTGCGGGCAGATCTGCTGCAACAGCCGCCGACTTACGAGTACGTTGTGAGCTTCATCGGCAAGCCTGACAAACCAGGCGAAGCTGTCTCGTGGTGGGGAAGTAAATACTCGTGGTGTCACGTCTACGATGAGTTTCGGATCGGGCCATACAACAACCCGATTCCGCTCAAGACTCGTGCCGCCGTGCTCGAAGCGGTGGCCGCAACGAGGGATGCGAACGATGGCAAGTGAACCTGTGCGGGCGTGGGTGTCGACCGACGCAAATGGCAGGAGTCTACTGCGTCTGTCTAAGCCAACGGAATCATCGGGGGTGTGGTACAGTGATGATATGGCATTGGTCGTGCAATACAGTCCGGTCCCACCCGGCGAGTGCCGCGAGTATGTGCTGATCCCAGCCGACGAGCACATCCAGGACCGCAAGGTGACCATCGGGGAGATTTGCTGTGACTGATGACGACAAAAAACGCATCGCCGAACTCACGATTACTGGTCTGAATGATCTGGCTGACCGTCTCGAAATAGTCGGCGGACGCATCGAGGCGACAGGGCTGCGAACAACGATCGTGAGTCGGTGTCCGTGTCGCGTTCTGGGTGCTGTGTCTATGCCGAATTGTCCCGCCTGTATGGGGACCGGGTACGTCCGCAAAGTGATCGAACATGGGAGCAACTGACGATGACCGAGCCAGCAACCGCAGGCCGATGGACGCCCGAGCCGCCGACTGTGCCGGGGTGGTACTGGTCTAGGTGCTCTGGCGAGTGTGGGTGCCGATGCGGATCGCTGAACGTGAGACGCATCTACGGTGGGACGTACTTCGGGCCGAGGCGAGAATGGTGGACGATCCCGATTCAGGAGCCGCCGCGATGACGAATGAGGAGCTTCCTCAAGAACTGGGGAAAGTCCGGCAGCTTGTGGAATCATAACCGAAATGGAAACACGGATTCTCAAACAGTCCAGTTGTCCAACTGTGCAAGTCCCGCGTCCTGTGACTGTGTTAGATTAGACTACCGAAGTTCCCAAATGTTCCCGGAACCCGGTGGCAGAGTGACCCAAAAATTTCCGAACCAGTTGAAACCGTTCGGACCGCCAGCGATGGAGGAGCAGGACCAGAACGGTAATGTCACGAAGAGTGTTCGTTGTGGCTTCTCAGGGTCCGCCACCGCGATCAAGTATCGTTTTGACCCATTCTTATAAATCGCGGCTCTGTCACCCGCCGCCGCCATAGCGAACACTGGACGGGACTCCAACGTCCAAGTCCCCATTGTGCTAGCGTGTGGGTTTAGCCTTTGGAACACCCTAGCTACGGCTTGTCCTTGTGGTGTTAAGGTCTCCGTGGGCTTGTTCCAGTCCACAAGGGACGGCGCAGGAGGGACCACACCATCGTCGGACGGCATGCCATGGATGAATACGAAAACATCCCGGTTCCCTGCGATTAACGACGACCACACCTGCCACTCTGTCTGAGCCGTGGTTGGTACCGCATAAAGAACCTTGTCCCCGTAACCTTGCGTCATACTTTGGGGACGAATACCGAGAGGGCTGGTTCGTTGGACGTGTCCTAGTTGATGGGAGAAAGCCATCGTGAGAGCGGCTTGCCCATAAGGAGGATTTGACGACAAGCCGGGCACAAAAAAAGGATAGAAATCCATGCACTGAGAACCCACGGACGTCCCCACTACGTTCGTCGTCTCCGTTGAAAATTCCGGCACGTTGGTCAACGTCACAGGAATACCAGCCGCTTGACATCGCAATGCCAGTTCCCGCAACTTTGGTAAAGCCGCCGGAGTAGGCTCGTCCCCCAATGACCACATCCACGGACGATCGGCTTCCGGTAAGGTGTCGTAGATATTTTTTAAGTTGCTGAATTGTATGTCAACAATGTTCGGTGTCTGGTAATTGGCAGCGGTGATATACCACGCCCCCGAACCAGCCACAGCCTTCATTCCTCGTATTCGATGACCAGAAAAGTACAACTGAAGCAGTGGTGCGTCATCGGGTAAACTGGACCACCACACGCAGCGAACGTGTGTGGACGCGATGGAGTCGAGACGACGGTCTACAGCCTTTGACCAACTCCCTTCGAACTTGTAGCATTGGGCCGTTGTGGAGTGAGTGGCGTAAACACCCAACAACGAAGGGTCTTGGGCCCAAGCCGAAAGGGACACTCCCACAAAGCACAAAAAGAACACCAACGACCGCCACATAGTTGGACCTTTCTAACGAGAAAAGAAAGCCACTACAGACTTCAGAACCGACACTGTTTCTGAAACTTCCGTGGCCGTGATTTGTGGATTGACCGGGAGGTACAGCACCCGGCGGCTCATTTTGTACGCCATGGATTTCTGATAATACGGATTCCCCATCATGTAGAATGGGAATTGATATTCTGGCTGTTCACTCATGCACTTGAACCCACAGCGGGCGCCCCGAACCCCCAAGTCCTGCAGTCCCTGTACGGCACGTTCCACGTCCACATCTTCTGGCAGGCAGACGTCGTAAACCCACGGGGCTTGCCGTGGGGGCATTTTCCACTCTTCCGGGATCACCTGATCATACATGGCGATGACTTGATTCCGGGCGGCGATGTTGGACTCCTGCAATTCCAAACTATCCAACACAGTCCGCGCATGGAGATTGCTCATCCGGTAATTGTGACCCCGTGGGATATGGATGAAGTTGTGACTTTCCGTGAACCCCAAAGACCGTAGAGACCGAGCAAAATCGGCATGGGCCTTGGTTTTGAAGGCGACCAAACCCCCCTCTTCTCCGGCAACAATCTTGTTCCTGTAGAACGACCAGCACACCGCCGCTGTTGTTGGGTGTGGGAGGCACCCGTGGGCTTCGGCCATGTCTTCTACAACAGGCACCGTCACGATGTTGTGAATGTCGTTCATGGGACAGAGGCGCCCATAGATGTGGACCGCCATCATTGCCGAGAACGACCAGTGATGTAACTTATCCAAGTCTAAAAGCAGATTGGACGTGCAATCGATAAATGTCGGTTGAAGTCCGGCCATCGTAACGGCCCGAGCACAAGCCACCATCGTGAACTCAGGGACCCCCACAACAGCCCCGAGTGGGAGCTGGAGGGTTTCCATGGCGAGATGCAGGGCGGCGGTCCCACTAGAACAAGCCACCGTGTAAGGGTGGCTGTCCTGCAGGATTTTACTGTAGCGCGACTCTAGTTCCTGATACGGTTCTAGCGTTCCCATGTCCAACTTTCTTTTCGTTAAACACTCTTCCACGTGAGACGTTTCAAAATGGCGTAAATAGTGAAGGAACTTACACCGTAACGACGGGCCAATGCTTCTGTTCCATATCGACGGTCCTGCGGGATGTGTCTCCTCCGAATGAATCTTACCTGTTTCTCTGTAAGAACGGCACGTCCGTGGGAAGCCCCTTGGTAATGTACCCCTCTCCCTTTCCCTTCTCTGTCTATTGCATTATCCTTCTTGGTTCCTAAAAACAAGTGATCTGGATTTACACAAGCAGGGACATCACAATGATGGAGTACGAACAAGCCGGAAGGAATAGGACCACGATGCAGCTCCCAAGAGTACCTATGAGCGAGAATTTTCTTTTGGAAAACACGAAGAGTGCGGTAATTCGTAAGCGGCGGTCCTTTCCGAAAAATCCAACACCCATCGAAACCTTGTTTATCCACCAGAACCCAAAAACGAGATTCCGGAGGAGACACTTTGGGACCAGACCACATCAATTTGGGATGTGCAGGTGTTACCGATCCCATACCCAACGCCCTCCATTACTCAGGAAGTAATCAATTGTCAGTTTCAAGGCTTCCCGGAACGTGACTTGCGGTCGGTACTCGATGGTGGAGTGGAGCTTTTGATTGGACGACTGCAGGTGCCAAATTTCCCACGGACGGACCCGACGTGGGTCGATGTTGATGTTAATACCCTTCTCACAACCCATCAACGTACCGATCATCCGGGCCAGATCGTAGATCTTTGTACCTTCCTGTGAACCAGCATTGTAGACCTGTCCGAACTCCCCCTTTTCCAGCAACTCCACCGCCATACGCACGGCGTCCCCGGCATACTGAAAGTCCCGGAAGCTATTGTTCCCGAGGTCAATGCTCGGTACAGGCACACCCCCGAGTTGTTGTTGGTAGATTTGGGAGATAATTGTCGTCACCACATAAGGATGCGTTTCCCGTTCCCCAATGCAATTGAATTGACGAAGAGCGATGGCTGGCAGAAACGCTTCCTTCCATCGGGCTTGGATAAGAAAGTCGATAGCGGCCTTGGCAACCCCATACGTGGAGTGCGGTTTGACAGGGTAGTCTTCGTTAATCTTCCCTTCCCGACAGTCTCCATAGATTTCCGCACTGGAGACCTGCAGGATTCCCCGACATCCGGCTTCTTGGGCGGCATTCAAGACGTTCATAGCCCCAAAAGCGTTGATATCGAACACATGTGCCGGCCGGGAAAACGAGACCGGAATGTACGGTTCGGCGGCGTAGTTGAACACATATTCCACACGGTGATGCTCGAACAGACGTCGGAGATAACTTTCCGACCCTGTGATATCGGCGTACTCGAATTTCGACTTGGGGTGCAGAAACTCCCGACGTCCGGAAATGAGGTTATCCACCACCAGCACGGAACAATCCCGTTCCTGAATGAGATGGTTCACCAAGTGACTGCCGAGGAACCCCGCCCCACCGACCACACAGACGGAACAGTTGTAGATTGAACGTGAGCTCATAGTCTATTTCGCCTTTTTCCAGATACGAGTTGCCGACTCTTCCGAACGAAGAAATTCTTTGATCAGGGACTCCGGTAACGCCAAGCGGCTCTTCCAGTGGTCCAGCTGGGATGTTTCGTTGCACGTGGGTTCTTGTCGCATCAGACTCCACTGCTCGGCTGTCAGCTTTTCTGTCTTTGCGAAGTCTTCCAAGAACACCGTAGAAAGGGACTCCAGTTTGTAAAGACAGTGGACCCCTTCGGTCATCTCCGCGTATGTCCGGGACACGAGACCGGAGTTGTTTTCCACAATATTCCGAACCGTCCCTTCGAACGTGTCTACAGCCTGAACATCGAATAAGCGATGGACCCCATAGTGCCGGTAATCATCCAACATCCGGTGCTCCATCAGGTGGGACCACCGACTACGAATCCAAGACAAGGGGTCCCGCACAAACGAGAAGGAAATCCGTGTGTGCCAGACAGGAGGCAGTTCGTTATACGGCAGATGACTGTCAATATCCCCTTTGAGGATATTACAGAAAATTTCGGCCCGTGTTGCCGCGTTCTGTAACCAAGTGCCTCCCGTGCGAGGGATGTGGACAAAGCAACTGCGGGGGAAGAGAATAGACATGGTCACTCCACGAATTCATAGGACATCGGGTCCCCGTACTCCAGCAACAACACACGACGTCCCACGCGACGCAGTTCGGAAAGGATGGGGTCCCATGCCTCCTTCCCGAAATTGTCGTAGAACATTTCCCGCAAGGAGCGGCATACCACAATATCGAACTGCTTGTCCTCATAGGAAAGCTGTGTCAGGTCCCCAACATCGAAAGCCACATGCGGGTACCGTAAGCGAGCGATTTCGATTAAATCCGGAGAAATATCCACGCCGCGGTATATCGCTCGCCCCGGAAAGCAAGGCCACGTGGCTCCCAGACCACACCCGGCATCCAATACGGTTTGATTAGGCTGAATGCACTTGTGCAGAATTACGTTGGTCTGTTGTTGTTGCCGACTCCAGTTGGCGTCGTCTGTGTCGAAGATAACCGTGTGCAACGGCTTTTCCAGAGCCAATGTTGTATTGATACGAGTCCGCCAGAAATCTCGTGTATTGACTGGCAGTTTTGGAGTGATCTCACTCATGGATTTCTTTCGTGTTGATGCTGAATGCTTCGGGAATCGGTCCATCGTAGAACTGAACCTGCGCCCCACGGGGGAGCGGGTCCCCCAGCTTCCACGTCTCCCAAGCGGCTCGGCTTTCGGTGTACCAAAGACGGCGGTCGTTCACACCTTCTCCTCTGGCAATATAATAGTTGTTCTTGGCAGCCCGAAACAAGAGACGGGACGCAAATCCCATGTGAAGGAAGAATGGCGTCTTATAAGCGTCGCACCGCCGCATTCTTGCATCCAGTAGTATGCCATTGGGCATTTGCGGGGTGTTGTGATTCTTACTGTAGGACAGCCCCGGGAACCACCGCCAGCAGCGGCAATATGGGATGTCCCAAAAGCCCCCGGTCACCTCGTAGCGGAAGAGTGACTTGTCTTTTAGGGACTCCGGACGCCAAATTTCACGATGCCGAAAAATAAAGGCATTCCGTGTGGGGTACCGGTCCATCAGTTGTGGGATTTCTGTCTGGAACTGACGCATGTAGAACTCATCGGCGTCCAACACGACAAGATAAGAAGGCTTAACAGAATCCACCTCTTCCAAATAACGAGACCGAGCTTGACATTTTCCTTGAGCGGGGTCCGTTGCCGAACTGAACCCGTGTTTAATATGAACAACACGAGGGTCCTGATTCACCAATGCTTCCAGAAAAGATGTAGTTCCATCAACGGACAAACCATCTTTGGAAACCAGTGTGGGGTTCGTTTCCGCATACACCCGGTCAGCTGACTCCACAAAGACCCATTTCAGGAGTCCCGGCCAGTCCTTATGCTGTTCGTAAAGATGGGGAAGCCACTGCATTTCGTTAAGGACTAGAGTACAAAGAGCGACAGTCATGATTTATACCCAAAGAACTCTCTAAGAAACTGGAGGTCCTGTTTGTTGTTCCAATTGTCAGGGACCTCTAGGGTTGGGTCATCCGCTTCAATCCAACGGTATGCCGCCATTTCTGGACCTGCGGTGATGTCCCCACCTTGCACATCCGCCAGAAAGAAAACAGAAGTAACGACTCTTCCGTCCTGATATGTGGTGACAGCAGACTTGCGGTAGGAGAGGTCGTCCACACACGTCCCGAACTCCTCTTTTAATTCCCGGTGGGTGCATTGTTCCAGAGTCTCCCCCGGTTCAAGGAACCCTCCCGGAAGGTCGTGTAACCGGTTGTCTGTCCGCAGGCCCACCAACACCCGGCCCTCGCTGTCGCACACAGCCACGGAACAACACACTGGAGGATTGTTATAGGACGGAGGCTGGACTTGGTACTGTCGGCTGCTGTGGTCCTTTTTCAACGAGTCTATAACGATGATAGGAATTCTACAAGCCACACAAGTTGCATATTCTGGAAGTTGCTTGGGTTGCTTGTCGGGACCGACCACGAAATAGTCGGGGCGAAGAATCCGCAATAGACCGGAGCAATCCCCGTTCTCCGTATTGTTTCGAACGGTTGTCCGGACACAAGCCAACGACCCTACCAACTTCTCCCGCTCCGACTGGGGCATCATAAGTGGGTGCTTGGACCGAACATATTCGTCCGAGTCCACAATGACCACCACGGCTCCTAACTCGGAAGCCTTTTCCAGTAAAGCCAAGTGACCGACATGGAGCGGGTCGAACCCACCAGAAACAATGACACGTTTCACAGAACGCTCTCCAAGACTTCTAAATACTTGGGACGGAGAACTTCCCACGAATTGGCTTCCGCCCAGTCCCGACCCCTGCGGGATAATGTCGTAATATCCTGTCCGTACAACTGGTCCACACACCGGGCGATATCGCGGGGGTCCACAATGGCTTCATCAAAGGCAAGGTGACCCCCTTGTGTCCGGGCTTTGTCAAAACGTGTTACCGGAATAAGAATTTCCGGAGGCAGCCATGTATTCATCGGGAACCGATTTGTAGTCATCACCGCGAGACCGGAAGCGTAGGCCTCCTGCAACGGTAACGAGAGACCGTTGTACTTTTCCGGGGCAATGTAGACATCCCACGCCCCGAACAAGGACTCATAATCAAAATGGTCCACAACACGAACGGAGACCCGTGGGTCGTTACAAGCCTCCGGGTACTTGTTCAGTAATTGCTGGAGACATGACTCTTGTGAAGTGAGGGTCAGTTCGATCGGGCTTTTGATCAGAGGAATCGCCTGCAACAGTTCCTCTGTTCCCTTGTGGTTCCGGGACCCGATGTGCCCGCTGTTATGCAAGAACCTTAAAGCTGTGTTCCGTTCTTTCCAAATCCCGGAAACCGCCGGGACCGGCAGGAACTTCCCATGCGGAAAATACTGCTGGTCTAGTTCGGAAGGATTGATGTAGAAATCAAACTTTGCCGGTGGACGTTCCAAATGCCATTCATACATAGGCATCAAAACAGTTTTCACACCGTGGGCCCGGCACTTGTTGACAAACCCCCAATCAAAAGGAGTTTCAAAGAACAACACAACATCCACACTGTCCAAGAACCGACCCACCGCGGCACCTTGGAACGGATGGCGTGGAGGCAAGAGTGGGGTCCCTTCCGGGTACCAATCCGTGCGGGTTGGACGTCCATCGGGGTGTATGTAAATCAACACCTCTTGGATAATACCTGCATCGTAAAACTGCTTAGCCAGTACCCCAAGGCCCTGAGTTGTAGCGTAGCAGACAGTACCGACTCGCATTACATGCATTCCTTAGAGGGGAGGTTTCGGTAGTGATTGTACAAAATGCGGGACATACAAAGGGCGTCCGTCTCCACGTTGAAGCCAAAGGTAGTCTGGGCCAAAGTCGTATCCCCCACGAGGCAAGCGGGACTGCCGGGCCGGGTCATGCTGTTATGGACTTGCACACATTTCTCTATCACAGTGTCGGGAAACCCAGCTTCTCGAAGAAGGATCGATACAAGAGAGTGAATAGAAAAGGGGAACCCCGTAGCCATCACATAGTCCCGGGGCTCTTCGACACCCATCGCAAGGATGGCGTTTCTCATGAACTCCCGGGCATGTCCAATGTCTACGAGAATTTCTAACGGAGGAACCACAATCGAAGAGATCAAACCACGAGTGAAGAGAACGACTTGCTTGGCGATGCGGTGCAACAGGTATTGCCCAGAACGCCGGGGGCTGTCGTGATTGTAAAGAACCCCGCCCACAATATGCAGACCATACTCTCGTCGGTAGTGCTGACAGGTCAGCCATGTGGCGGCCTTGGCGCAGGCATACGGGCTTTGTGGAGCCAGTGGGGTTTGTTCTGTTTGAGGGGCTGCGTTTGGTCCGAACACCGTAGCACTGATAGGTTGGAAAAGACGAGTTTGTGGGGCGTGGTGTTTGATGGCTTCGAGGAGGTTGACAACTGCCCCGAATGTGATCTGAGCGGAGAACGATGGCGTGCGGAAACTGAAGTCTACGTTGTCCTGATCCGCTTCATTGTAAAGGTCATGAGGACGAATTTCCCGCACCAACCGTTCCACCGAGACCGCGTCCAGCATATCCCCAGAGTGCAAGATCAGTTTGTTGTAGGACGACAGACTCTGCAACCGAAAGAGGTTGTTCCCGCTCGTGTGTCGGACCATCCCATGGACTTCACAACCCTGTTCCAGCAACTGCTCCGCCAAATAGGAACCATCCTGTCCCGTAATGCCCAGAATCAACACCCGCTTTGTCATACAATTTCACACTTCGGTAAGGGGAAGATGAACCGACCACCGCGTTCCCGCCAAGCTTTCTCCAGTCCCATAAACTCGGAACGAAAGGCGACCGGCAGTACGAGGAAATAGTCGGGGTTTTGGGCACGTGCCTCTTCATTGGAAACGATAGGGATATTGGTCCCGACGGTGACCTTGCCCCACTTCTCCGGGGACCGGTCAGCAGCCCCTTGAATCAAGGTGTGGTCCAAGCCGTAGTATTGCAGCAGGACATTGCCTTTGGTGGATGCCCCATAGACCCACACGGATTTTCCGAGAAGCTTGGCGTTTTTGACCAAGTCCACGACCTCTTCCCGGTTCTGTTCCATAGCTTCGAAGAACTTGGCGTAGAACAGGGGGTTGTCCAAACCCCGTTCCTCGTGCTCACGTTGCAGGATACGGGATTCGGCGCCCCCATACGGGAACACAGACGCCCCAAAGTGCCGGGCGTAGATGCGATAACTTTCCCCGTTCACACGGTTGGTCTGGATGTCGATAATCTCCAGACCATGCTTGCCGAACAGATACCGCAAGGAACGAAGACTGTAGAAGAGCAAGTGTTCGTGCGCCAAGTTCCCGACGTCGTGCATGTTAATCATGTTTTTCAGGCACATCAGTTGGGACACAAAAATCCCATCCGGCGCCAGTGCCCGACTCACATCCGCCACGAACTGGTTCGGGTTCTCCAAATCGTAAAACATCCCCAACGCCGTGATGACTTTGGCGGGCTCGCTACAGACCCGTTGATAGGCTGCGTAACTCCAAAAGTCATGAATCAGGATGTCTACACCCTTCCGCCCTTCCTCTTGGAGGTTGTCGGCCGGTTCACATCCCACCCGTTGAACGTCTTCTGTGTAAGTGCGAAGGAGTGTACCATCGTTGGACCCAATATCCAACACGATGTCCCTCGGCAACAGTTCCATCAAAGTTTCAACGTCTTTGGTGACATTGCGTAGGGCCGTCCGCATGGTTTCGGTGACGCCCGAACGGTACCAATACTTGCGGGCGTACAGCAGCTCCTGCGGGGCGGTGTGCTTGGCCTGCACGAGGGAGCACCGCTGGCACAACTCTAACTCGATCGGGCACTTCAAACCGGGGAGCTCGCCGGGGTTCAAGAAGTTGCTAACGTACTGCTCTCCCAGACTGAACAAGGGCCACAACTGGGAACAATCACAGACCCGACATGTCGTTCTCGTCGTGTAGGAGTGCATTGAGATATTTCCTTGCGTTAGCATGTTGACCGGAAAGTACGCGGGACGCCCAGTGCCCTAGTTGATTGAGTTTTTTGATGCGTTCTTTACAGGAACAATCTCCAATCCAAGCCGACACACGTTCTTCTGTCAAACCCACCAAGGACAACGCCCGGGCCACAAGGTCCCCGAGTCCAGTTTCTTGACACACGGTCGTCCCTTATAACAGGTTCAGGGCGTCGTAACCTTCTCCACGGAATAATTTCGTTTGAGGGATTTGGCCGTGGCCCATTGTGCTGGACTTGTGACCGATGTGTTGCACTAGACTGGGGTTGTGACAGTATTCCTTCCACCCGCAGTTCTGCATGGCGTAAAGAATCCCCCCGTCAATTGCAATGTGCCCCCGTTTGGTGTCTTGGGCCCTCTCGATAAAACTTCGGTGGGACATGAGAACTGTGGCAGCCTCCCGGCTGAACACAAGGGCCACAGCCCCACGTCCCAACTGAGCGGCCGGGAACCAGCCCGAATGCGTTCGGGCTTTGCCTTCGTTTTCCAGTTCCGTGATCAAATTCAAGTAGCTTTTGTCCGGGTACGGAACCTTCTCCAGATACTGTCGGAGGTTCTTATAGGTAATGCAGTCATCTTGGAAGACGGCATACCTATGGGCGTTGGGCTCCCGTAAAATCAATTCGTGCAACGTCAAAATCCAATTGGCAGCGACCCCTACCTTGGGGTAGCGACACGTGACTTCTAAATCGAAATCCCGGCGCCAGTTTTGCAACTCGTCACACCCATCCACAAACAGCCGGGGTTTATCAAAACCCGCAGCCGCCAAACTGGCGAGCGTTGTGGGGAGCAGGGTAGCACGTCGCGCCGGGACTGTAGTGACACCGTAAGACCAGATCATTTCCGTGGGCTTTACAACAGGGAGAAGCGTTAAGGGGACAACAACGGGAGGCGCTGATTCCGTCCTTGGCACTTCCTGTTCAATGGGGGACGATTCCGGGGAGCACCGTCGCAACACTTCCTCGACAATACTGCGACAGGGGTGAAACGGATTCAACTGGAACACCAGCCCCGTCCGGGCACACTTGGCAACGGTCCTAGTCCATTTCAACCAGTTGAGCCGGGCATACCCTTCTTCCATCCAGCCCACAATTACATCAAAATGCCCCCGACAACCCTCATGGCCCCAAGCATTCATCTGGGCGGCGCGGCCCTGACAACCCGCACACCACTGGGAGGAGAGCCCCAACTGATCAAGCAACTGCTTTAACACGTTCCCGGGAAGAAGTTGTAGATTTTTAGGAATTCCTCTATTTTCTTGTAAACCGGAGGGGGCCGTGTTACGTTCTACACCGTAAGGAAAAGGAGGGAGTCCTTTCAAAGTACGGTACTTGTTGACTTCTTCTAAAGGAAGGGATTTGCCAGTTTTAGTTTTGCCTTCAATCCATTCTGAAAGGGACGGTCGCATGAGTAAGTTTCGCCTTGAGTGGTTAGTTATTATCGCTATTGCCGCTGGTTTTGGATTTGGGGTCATCTACCCTGCTATTGATAAAACGGTACACACAAGGTACGGAGGGGAGCCTATGGACGGTTACTGGGGGACTCGTTGGACGTGTCCAAAGTGCGAAGCTACTGCTTTTTGGCAAGGGGACTGGACCTACGGTTGCTACGAATGCGAAGACTGTTCGTGTCGGTTTATCGTGAACCGTAACCTCCAGCCAGTTGTTAAGTAATCACGAAGGCAATATCAAATGGATTTGTACACCCTCCTTCGCAAAGAGCAATAGAAGAGGCTCCAACACTAGCAGCTGGAAACTCGATCATGAACGGAGAAGAAGATACTGTAGATGCAACTTCGTTATAGCTGTACGCTCCGGATCCAATGATGTTACTCGATGTGATTCCGATAGTATCTACAGTAACGCGAAGACGAAAAACTCCAGCATCACAAGTAAGCCAAAAGACAATATAAGCATCTTGAGAAGCACATCTTGTCTGACCCACGTGGTCGCAAGCCGGATTACTAGAAGCAGTCAAATTGGCGGTAAGCCCATCGATGGCAGGACAGTCTGGAGCTACGATCTCAATGGTTAGTGAGTCAGAGTAGTTTATGTCTCCGCAAGTGCAAGGAGTAGAAGCGGTACAACAGCAGTTGATCGGGGGCAACGTAAATTCTAAGTACATTCCTTGGCATCGAGGTTCTTGGACGGTGATCGTAGCCTCTCCTTGAGAGACCCAGCACTCTGTATCAAGGTTGTAGCAGAACAACTCAACGTGATAGTTCGCACCATCGCACCAGTTCAGAAAACCGAGTGCCGACCCAGTCCAGTTGACCCCTTCGTTGACACAGATTTCTTCTCCGGTACCAATCGGATTGTCCGACCAGAAAACACCGCAAGGTGCTGAAGCAGGATAGCTCACCCCGCAAGGTAGCGTGTCCCCTAAGTCTTGTCGATAACGACTGAATAGAACCGTGTACGTGCCGGAAAAATTACTGCACCCGGCGATCGTGACGTCAAACGAAGTCTGTGCTGTTCCGGGATCCATGCAGTTACAGCGGTCGAGAAGTGTCTCGCATGGATTAGGAAGGTACGGGTAGTCTACAGCAACAACACAAACTTCCGGTCGTAGGGATGGCCATTCCCTTTGGGATGCTTCGGTCAGACGCATACGATTGCGGCCCCAACGAATCCACCCACTAACAGATTCGTAGACCGGGGCGCTCACTCCCAATTGTGTGAGAGGGTCGTTCTCCCCCGGCAACCCATGAAAATCCCATGTCAACTGCACAGGGTTTGCAGTGATATCAACAAGACTCCAAAGTCGATAATCTGGCTCTTCCCCCACGAGACAGCCAATGTTATTTCCAGGACGCCACCGCGGCTTGACGTGTTGTATCTCCCCATCAACCGTCCGATATGTTGGGAACCCTTCGGTTAAAGTGACACCTGACGTATCAACAGGGTACATTCTGGGGTCGGTGATAAGATTGTAGTTCCACGAATACCGACAACCTGTAATGCATTCCTTCTTTAATTCGAAAATGGGGTAGAGTAATTTCGGGTCTTCTCCAGATGGAAAGCCCGTGGGCTTCAACAAGCCACCGTAAGAAGCGCTGCCGAGAAATTCCGTGGCGGGGTATTCGTGCTCGCATTCTGCGATCACAGCGTAAGAACAAGGAGCGGCTTCCTCGTTGCAGCAAGGCCAGTCCTTTTCCGACAGCCCTGTCCCAGTAATACCATACTGATCCGGGTAATACGGATCAGCGTCGACTGTCTCATTACGACAATCGCATCCTTCACAACGGACTGGACTAACGGGGGAACCCAGACTAGACATGCTTATACCGTATAAGAAGGACAGCCAGAAATTAACACGTTGAATCGGAGGCGTGCATTATCCCAAGTCACGAAAACTTTAGTTCCTTCTGTAAGAGTAGCGGCCAAAGACAAGGGGCAATACATGGACACAAGGGCCTCCTGCAGTCCCGGATACTCGTCGGACCCTCCCCAATATGGCAAATAAACCGACCCATTTGCAAAGTAAATGGAGCTCCCTGTCCCACTTCCGGTTCCGGGAAGAACAAACGAAGAACCCACCGTACCGATCCAATCCCACTCACTGTCAGACGCTATGTACCACACTCCATCAATGAGCGAAAGAGTGACACGCTGTCCAGTGAACAGAATACCCTTGAGCATGGAGGGGTTGGCGTAAAACGGACTAGACCCGTCGGAATATTCCGAGACTAATATCAACTCTTCCGTCTCGTCCCCGAAGTATTCGATGGTACCTTGCCGACAGATAGGAATCGGCAACCCCGAACCGGATTCTTGTAAAATGTAGACGGCCTTGCGACTATTCTGAGATGGATTGACAAGAAGCCAAGACCCATATTTGTCGCGAATCGCAATTGTCCAATCACTGGTAGACAGCACCCCTCCTGTGATATTACAGACTCTTCGATTTGTTTCGAAGGCTTTAAGCAGACGGGGCTCCCCTAAGGAACCTCCAGAGATACGGTAGATGTCAGCCGTTCCGTAACCCGGCTGGTCGAGCATCCCCGTTCCGGTGCCCACTCCCACTTGCAAGGCGCTAATAGACGCTGTTGGTTTAGCAATGTAGACTTCTGGGGCCAGCCAGTCTTGATTCTCGTCGTAGCTCCGGTCCTGTCCGGGGCGGGACCGTGGGTTCTGGACGGACTGCCGTTCCCGTTGAATGACACGGGACAACATCCGCATTTCTTCGTCTGAAAAGTCCCGAAGTGCCATGTCTACGCCGGAAAAATGGTAATGGTGATTTCCGCGAAACCAGAACGACAACGAACCAGCAGTGTCTGAATATCCTTATGAACCCCACGCATGGATTCCCCGGGATAAATCAACCAGTCTCCCAACTCCACGATCTTCAGCGCTCGCTCTTGTACTTCCTTGGGGGTGGGAATGAAAGAGTTATATTTCCCTTCGTCATTGGAGACGTGAATCAGCCCAACTGCAGGCCATTCCCGGGCCCAACCAAGGTCCAGAGGACCGGGAGTCTCCCCCACCTTATACGTCCGTTGGTAGGGGCGGTCTGAGTGGGACAGAACACGGCAATACTTGGATTCCACTGGGGGAACCCGTGTCCCCTTGTGGGCCATGAACGCCATCGTTTCCACAACAGTCAATCGGTCGTACTGAATGGGGCTGGGTTTGTTGGGTAGGGTGTTCCGGGGAATAGCAACCCGGACAATACCCCCGCTTCCATTGAAGGCCTTGTCGATTTCAAACTCATCGTCTTCGGGGAATTCTTCACTCATGGGGATATTTCTGTTGATTAGGCTTCGAAGGCTTCCACTGCCACATAGCAGGTCGCCGTGTCAGCCATAAGGTGGAGTTTCACTGTCGTACCTGTCCCCGTACCAAGACCGCCGAGGTACCTATAAAGTCGGAGAACATAGGACTCGCCGGGACGAACTTCTCCGAGGGGATAGAAGTCAGTCCCATCATGTGCTCCCCAGATGATGAAGTTTGTGTCGTCGAAATTGTAGATGCGACAATAGCCCGGAGTCGTGAGAACCGAAAAGTCCACATCCACGCCAGTGATAGGGACTTCGATGGCGCCGGGAGTCGGTCCCACTGCACCTGTCACGTCCCCGAGGAAAGCTGTAGGACTAGAACGATACTGCAGATTCCCTTTGGTGATCTGCAGTTGGGTATTCACGCGGGCTTCGTTACTCATGCTGCTTCCAAGTCAGAAGGAATCGACAATAGGAGCATATTCGACTCCCCGTAATATTCCACAGGAACCTGACCGGGGACTGGACTGCTCGTGGTCCCTGTACCGGTTCCCGTTTGGTCCCCTGCACTGATTGGGATACCGTATCCGTTGAGAATCATCCGCATGACGTTTCCTTTCTCGTCCTGCAGACGTACGAAGTGTTGAGGGTTACTGCTATCCGGTTCAATTGTGGGATTGCCGTCCCCATCCAGGAAGTTTTTGACAACCCACTCCCCTTCACGCATTTCTCCGTTGAGGGCCTTGGTCCCCTCGTCCACAATGTGGCGGTCCCAACCGTTAAAATCAATATCAAATCCAAGGTTACGAGTGAAATACACGTAGCAGGAACCGTTGTACTTTTTCTCCCAAGACGCTTCACTGAGTTTCACAGTTCGGGCGGGCAGTCCCCAGAGAACACTATCATTGACAGTGTCCACCATGGATGCCAACAGCCCCAACTCCAACGAGGCCACATTCTGGGAAATGTTGACCTGCATTCGGTTGGCGTCGAACTCAACTTGTGGACCACGAATCATTTCGTGGCTGCTACTCTTGATATAAGCCCCGAACCGGTCCACTGTAACTTCTTTGGTGTACTTGACAAAAGATCCGGAAACCTTTTGTGGCTCCATCAAAGGATCTTCGATGCTGGTGTCTTGGCAGCGTTTGAGAGGCTTGGTCCCAAACTTTTGCGTCACCAACCAGTGCAGATGCTTGTGTCCCGGCTTGTTCTTGTACATATCGACTTTCATGCCGGGATAGCAGAAAGCCCAAATATCAACATCGTTGCCGAAACCCCATGCAATGCCCGGTGTGGGGAGACCGGGGCACTGCATGACGACGGCTGGTCCATCATCAAAGGATGTTGTGCGAACACGGTGCCCGATGGTGAACGTGCGGTGTCCTTCGTCGTCCCGCTCGCCACCCCAAACATACCGCCCGCCAAGAATTAACTCCGCGACCATTACAATAACCCCGCTGGTTTGACTTCCACGGTTTCCCCACCAGCCGCGGCTCGGGCCAGTTCGACCAGTTCTTTGAGGTACGTCTCGATTTTGCTCTCTTGTCCCCGACCAACCGCTACGCCCGAAGTGGCTTGCTTTGCTACCCCACCAGCAGCGCCCGAAGCCACAGCGGAAACCTTGCCAGCCCGCAACGCTTCTTGTGTGGCCAGAATACGGGACAGAGCCTCGGCGCTCCCCACCGCCGCCCCTTCCAACTTAACCCCGTCTTTCATACCCTTCCCAAGGGCCTGTCCCGCGGTTGTCCCAATATCTAGAGCGACGTCGTCCATCCCGTTGGTGGAGTCGACCAAGCTTTGGACGAGCCCATTGCTGTTAATTTCCCCCATGCGTTCATTGTAGAAGTCCGCGAACTCCTCACCCATTGTGTTCGCGAGGGTTTCGGACTCTTTCCGCAAAGACTTCTCAACCTCGGTCATTCCCCGTTCGGACAACTCGGGAAGCTTATCAATGGTGTTGACAAAGCCCTCTTCCAAGGAAATCCACGAGAGGGACAGGGACTTGGTCCCACCGGACTTGATGTAGTCCCAGATAGCCGTCATGGCGTTGCGGATGTTCTGTCCCAAATTGATAAACACCGTCATTGTCAAGTCCAGAACCGTGAAGAACACCTTTTCCCAGTTCTCCCCGAACCATGTCAGCAGTTCTGGGATTGTTCTGAGGAAGAAGTGTTTCATGTCTTCCACCAGCCCCACGAACCCCAATTGGATATTCACCCACGTGAGAGCCGCCACCTCGTCAAAATGCTGGAAGGCGAATTCGGCCGAAATCATGGCGTCCAGCAGGAACGTTTTGACGTCCGTGAATGTTGTTTCCGTAGACCCGGAAATAAAACTCCACGCCGCGGAAACCGCACCAACAATGATGTCCCACGACTTCATCCAAATGGTCACCAAGCCATCGATGGATGTGACGGCGATGTTTCCAAACTCCAGAAACAAGGGACCCGCCCACACAAGAAACTCGGTCCCCTTTTCCATAATAGTAGTGAACAGAGCCGTGCCGCTTTCTTTGACCCGATTGATAATAGGAGTCACGGCTTCGAAGACTGCCGGTAAGATCATCTGGACCTTGCCGAACCCGTCCCGGACAAACTGCATCACGTCTACAAGTTGCAGGTTCTCCGCGATAAAAGTCCCCACCATTTCATAGGTGTCACTGATCGCGTTACTCATTTGAGCATAGGCACCCTTGATAGAACCTGCCTCAGCCTCGGCGACCTTGAACATCTTGGCGAGCATGTCCTGTGCCATCGCGACCTTTTCGGTGTCTGTCTTGGCGTTGCGAAGCGAGGGAATCATACGTGTCAGCATGGTGGCGTTGCCCTGCTCCAACGCCGCGGTCATTCGAATGGCGGACTGGGCACTGATCCCACGGGCGGCTTGCAAGGCGACGGCGTTCTTGGCGGCCCGTTTAGCCGCGTCGCCTGTAACCCCCAAAGCTTCCGACTGTTGCAACAGACCTTTCACAGCGTCATCGTCCACCACTGTGAGTTTCTGGATAACCCCCGCGAACTTATCATAGTCAGCAAACGTCGCCGCCACATCCCCGCCACGAGCCCCGATGGCAGCTTTGAGTTTAATAGCCCCCGCTTCGGCGTCTGCGAAGTTGGCGACGGCCGCCGTGCCAATCTCATAAGCCTTGGACGCGATTGCAGTGATAGATGTGGCGATTAGCTGACCGGCCGCGATGGACCCGACACTGACTTTGCTAAACGAACCTTCGACGTCTTCCGCTGTCTTACGGGCCGTCGTAGAAGCTTCTTCCATAGTCTTGGTGTACTCTCCCGCCTCGGCAGAGAGGACTGTCACAAGATTGGCGATTTCTTCTTCGTTCATTTAACACCGGGGGGCTTGGTTTTCCATCGGGCGAGGTAGGCTTGTTTTAACCAGTCAGAATATGTTTTCTGTTCTTCTAAGGTCATCCCCTCCTGTTCTTCTGGTCCCGCAAACGAGAACTCCAACCGCATGTCTTCCAATTTGACTTCTTTGGGGTTCTTGGTCCGCGACCGCCGGATTTCTGCCCCGACCATCATCAAGTAGTGTTCATTGATTCCGGGATTATTCTTTTCTTCCCGCAACCAATACAACCAAGTCAAATGCTCTCGGTGAGTCACAGGTTGGTTCCAACCAAGGTACTCACCAAGAGTTCGTTGAAGGTGACTGGCTACGCGGAGCTGTCCGTCGTAGCGGGCGGCACGTTTTTTAGTGCGTCCAAAGCCGACTTCTTGCTCCCCAGTTCACTGATCTCTTTGGCTTTGGCCTCCAAGGACTGGACAACCCGATTCGGCCACGACTTGACCACTTCCTCGGAAACGAATTTATTGTTCGCGTCCAGAACACACATTGATAAGAGCTTAATGGGGAGAATCCCGGCCCCCTCGATACGTGTGGGTTTCCCGTCCATGTAGTCCTTGGCGCACTGCAGTTTCATTTCTTCGTAGCGGGCCGCCGCATCCGCACTACACTCAACCAACGTGTAGCAGGCGCTCCCGATTTTCACGGGAATTTCAATGATCCTCAAATCACTGAAATCGAAGGGGTCTTTCGGTGGGGTCTTGGGGGCTTCTGGTATTTCGCTCATCGTTCTACTTTCCATATAGAAGGGGGGAAATGGGCTTCCTTGCCCCATCACATCCTAGTTCATTGATCAGGTACCGGCGACAGACGCCACAGCCGGACCGGCTTCGACCTTGTTCGTGTTGTCCCAGTTCGTGAACACGACTTTGAAGTTGGCTTCCGGCTGGGAACCACGTTCCAAGGCGTCGGGCGTCCACTCTGCCACATAGCCGTAGATGGCCCACGTTGTCCCGTCGGGGAACGTGTACGTGATGGTCTGTTCCAGACCAATAATGGCTTCCATGGACGCCAGTACCGCCGGGTCATAGGCGCATGTACCGCCGCCATCCGTCAGGCTTTTCAGGGCCGGCGGGGCGAACGTCTCATAATCTTCATTGTGCTGGGTTGTCTGGTCGATCTTGTCCCCGATAACAATCCCGGGGGGTTGTACACTCTTTTCCCAGATTTCGATGTTGGTATCGAGGGAGAAGGTGATCTTGACGGGATACCCGTCTTTCAGCTTGATCCCCGTCGGGGTCACTCGTGCTGTTGGTGTGGGAGCGGCCATGAGTCCTCCTGCTTAGCTGCGTTGCGTTACTGCAACAGTGAAGTTGATACTGAAAAGATGTCGTTTGCTGGCGCCCGTTTCTTTCCCCATATGAATCACACCGCTTGTTCGATTCACCGAGTGAACAAGATAAGTGGAACTCTCCAGTGTGACCAAATTATTGGAAATTGTTGTGTCAAAGAGTGTAGCAAGGGCCTTGGCTTTTAAGTAGCCTCTACGGTAATCTTTGGCCCGGACCCGGACCACAAGACCCTCTTGCTCCTGCATTTCCCCTTGTGTTTGATCAAACCCCTGTTGTCGGCCTTCGGAATCAAAAATACAGACCGCTTCGTCTGGGGAAGATAACTCTTCCGAAACCCCCAAAGGCCACACCGCGTCATCCGTAGGGTCTGTCACAACCAATTGGTCGATCATTAGCTGGCCCACAATATCACAGGGACCATGTGTCATCGCACCAGACATAATTATGACTCCTCGACTTTGACATAGCCGCTGGAGATCAGTCGTCCAGTGTCTACAGGCACCAGCCGCTTGCTTTCGCGCAGAAGAATCAATCCAGCTTTAGCCATCGCTTTGAGGACCGGGATCTTCTGTTTCACTTGTGCTGTAATGAAAGACCCGATGTCCTTGGCGAACATTCGGGAGGGCTGTTCCAGAAACTTGGCTTGGGCGCCTTTGGGACTCCAATAGGTCCCGTTACCCGAGGGGCGGGGAAGACCGGCTAGTACCATCCCAACCAATTCATGCACATATTTGGCATAGGGAGCGGCATACCCCACCCGAATCCGGCCTTTGGCAGACTGACTCGTTTTACGGCCTTTGACGAGCAAAATCGTCTCCAGCTTTTTGGCTTTGTAAACTCGCGCCCCAACGTGCATGCTACGTCCTACTAATAACTGATGGCAATTCCATGGGGTCTGTCTGGTCCGCGTCAATGGTGAACATCACTGGTCGACCATCCGTTTGATCACGGTACACGTAATAACGGCCCCCCAAGAACAAGCCGGTGAACTCGGCCACACCCTCTCCGTTAGAAATCGCGGACCGAACATCCCCATCGTAAGCAATGCCGGAACCTGTTACCGGTTCGATCTGTTGGAGATAAACAGAGACCCCGCTCTCCACCGCTCCTTCATTATCATAACACACGAGGTACCCTGTGATCAGTCCGGGATCGGAGGGTGTGATAGAGACTTGGGATATACTATACGAAATCGTTTTGTTACCGTCAACAACCAATGTTATCGGGACAAAACGATAACCGGGCTTCGTGATGGAGACCGTCCATGTCGCGTCGTCCAGCGAAAAGGACAACGTACCATCCGCCCCGGATTCTAAGACGTAAGACTCCATTCCCTGAGTAACCCGCACAAGGGCATTTTCCAGAGGATCACTGTTCCCGTCTGTGACAGTAATATTCACTACACGAGCACCCGTCGAAGCAGCCCCACTACCAGAGACCTCACTATAGATGTCGGTGAGGTTTGCCGCAACTGTAGCTCCGGTACCAAGGTCCGCCGGAACACCGACTCTTGTGGTCAATGTGGAAATGGCGGCCAGTGTGGCATCGTCGGCACTGGCAAGCGCTGTCGCCAGTTCGGCATTCGTCGGCAGGTCCCCCAATTGAGTATCAAGGTTCGCCGCGGACAAACCAACAGCCGCCCGAACACCGGAGGCGTCCAAGGTACTCAGTCCAGCAACGGCTACAGTAATGGCCGCCTCCACTGCGGACTGGTCTGCGGGGTCTGTTGGCAGGTTATCTGTCTTGGCCTTAATCGCGGCAACTTCTGTGTCCACATAGCCTGCCAATGTCGCCAAGTTTGATGCACTGGCGAGCGCCGTGAGCCCCGCCCCCGCCACACCAATTTCCGCCGTATCTGTCAAAACGGCCTGTGCCGTGGATTCCAAGGCAGCAGGACCAGCACTTAGGTTATCAATATAACCCGTCCGTGTCACCGTCAGTCCCACATCCGCCAGCGCCGTATCAACCTCTGCGTTGACTTGGGCCGCACTGAGATTATTCAAGGAACCAATCGCAGCCAACGTAGCGTCATCTGCACCTGCAAGGGCGGTCGTGAGTTCGGCGTTGGTGGGGAGGTCGTCCACACTAGCCTGCGAGGCCCGTGCATCCAGAATCAAATCCAGACGCCCCCCATTGGCCCAGTCCGTCTGCAACTCGTTGGTGTCGGAAACAATAGCGGCCAGCTGTGTGCTATTGTTATCGATTTCTGTACGAATATCTACCGCTGTAGGAGCGGAAGCCCCAGTCACCCAAGAAGAGTCTCCCCGGTTGCGTATCGCTTCCAACGAATCGGTAGCCGTATCAAACGTAGCCCCAGACATCGCGGTCAACTGGTCTGGAATTGTAGTCCCAGTATCCACAAGAATCGCGTCCACATTCGCGTCGATCGTGTCTACGCTGGCCTGCGTCGCCAATGCCGTCAGACCAACACCAGCCGCCCCGATTTCTGCGGTATCGGTCAGAATGCTCTGTGCTGTAGATTCCAGCGCCGCCGCACCCGCGCTCAAATTGTCAAGGTATCCTGTTCGCGTTGTAGTCAGTCCAACGTCCGCCAGTGCGGTATCAACTTCCGCATTGACTTGGGCGACGCTCAGGTTATTAAGTGCCCCAATGGCCGCCAGTGTGGCATCATCAGCTGCCGCAAGAGCCGTTGCGAGTTCTGCATTGGTGGGAAGATCGTCGACACTCGTTTGGGATGCCCGAGCATCCAGAATTAGGTCAAGGCGTCCACCGTTTGTCCAGTCAGTTTGGAGTTCGTTGGTATCGGCCAGAATAGCCGCAATCTCAGTATCAAGATATCCGGCAACTGTCGCCAGATCGACCGCCAGCGCTGCATTGTTGGTCCCACGCATATCCGTGTTAGTGGTCGTCGTGTCGACTAACGTTACACGTGAGACATGACCACTGACGTTGATACCCAATGCTGCAAAATTTGTCGGGAACGTAATTCCGCTGATTGAGCCAACAGACCCAACCACATTGCCGCCAACATTTCCCACAACTGAACCCACAGACCCAACCACGCCCCCCGCCACACTGCCACCGATCCAACCAATAACACTATCCACTGATCCAAGCACATTGCCGAGCACGTTGCCGCCAACATTTCCCACAACTGAACCCACAGACCCCGTGACAGACCCTGCGACGGACCCCACTGCTCCCGTCACGCTGGCAATCGTCACGTCCGACGCCACTTTGGCATCCGTGATCGCGTCGGCGGCGATCTTAGCCGCAGTAATCGCCCCATCAATCAACACATTGGCGGAGGCAACTGCTATTCCACCCCAATGTGTTGTATTGACCTCGGGTCGGCCACTGGCAAATGTGCCGGCGAAACCACCGAATTGAGTAACGTTGACCGCTGCTACGCCACTTGTGACAGAAAGCTGTCCGGCTCCCGTTCCACTAACAATGAACGCGGGGTCGCGGCACTCTTTTTCTGTCGTGTCATCCACCATGATTACACGAAACGCAGCTCGTAATGTAGCACCTTCAAAGACATGGACGTCGTGAGCCCCGGCAATACCCGAGGTCACGTTAAACGAATAACGCCCCTTCCGGTTCGTAGACTCTGTCGGGCTATAGTCCGTTCCGACCTGCGTGTCGCTACCAACCGCAAACACACGGGCGGTTAGTGTCAAACCAGCAGGCTGCCAGAACACGACCGGAGACGTCGCCATTACTCTGCATCCTGTTCGGTTTCAACAACAATGCCGTCACTTGTGTCGTCCGGCTCGGCAGCCGGCACGAGTTCTGCAAGTTTACGGCGCAGCTCCTCGACCTCTGCGGTTAGTACCTGCACGCGCTGTTCGGCCGTGATAGCACGGACCACTGCGTCACGGTGCAAATCATCCGCGTAAATACGCTTATCCCGCTCCACCGCTGCTTGAATTTCTGCCGTCGTGGCCATTACGCGCTGCCCTTGATAATACCCGCCGACACCAGCGCGGAACGAAGTGCGTTGACTAAAGTCACGATCGCATCTGCCTGAGCTTGAGTAGTGAATCCCCAAGGTGTAGAGTTGGTAGCAGCAGTAGTCGCTACAGCAGCTTGAGCAGCTCCAGAAGGTTGAACGACTGGAGTGGCGTTCCAGAAGCCTAGCTTCTGTGTGGTCGCGGTCGCTATCTTTGTTCCAGTAGTGGTATTGGCAGTAATGTGTTTGTTGTCGTTGAACGTGATCCCGCTACCAATCGTCAGCGTACTATTACAAGACATTGGGCGGGCAATAGTAATCAGCCCGCCCGCCGCTCTAGTGATCGTAATCGGGTTGTCGATTCCTGTACCCGTATCATCAAATGCGCGACCAAATACAAGATCAGACCCCGCATCACTCCCTGTCTCCGCGTTCGTCGTGTAAAACAGCCAGCGGAAGAGTCCTCCAACCTTCCAGGCAATACCGGGCGTTTGCCCTGCTGCCGAATCCAGATTGATACGGTGCTGGCCGGTTCCGTCTCCTAGGGTGAGATTGTTATGGGTTACAGAGTCTCCCGTTCCTAGGCCTAAAGTGGTCGCCATCGCCGCAGCGGTAGTATCATCCAGGAGGTTTCTAGCCGCTGAAGTAAACGTTGCGAGCGCAGCGGTTCCCGAACCCGTAAAATAAGGAAGACGATCTGCTGCTGACGTCAATCCCGCCAGAGCAGTCAAGTTAGCATTCTTGGGTTGTGCATCAAACAACGTTGGCACGTCTTTATTCCCAAATCAAGTAGCAACGACCATTGATGCAACGTTGGACCATCCGTCGGGCTGGAGTCGGGACAGTCACTTTTTCAGGTACTACAAATTCTCCGGGACGGAAAGCATATTCCCAGTTCACCCGACCCTCGTGGGCGTCGCTATGCAGGTTCAACAAATCTTGGGGAGAAAGAGTGGACAACCAACGTGTGTCGAACAGCCCCGTATGTTCCCCTTCGTTGAGATGTTTGGCTTGGGGCCAGTAACCTCCGTGATACCAAAATTTCACCGCCGACCGCGTTGTGTACCCCACATTCCTCTTAGCTTTGGGGACGGGGAGGGTGTGGACCACCACTTCCAAAGAACGACGGGGGACACAGTGGTCCTGCACCGTCATCCCGGGGGATTGGGATGTGTGGTCCACAACCTCGAGGCCCGTAACCAAAGCTAAGGAAAGCAACAGGGTGTGCATTAGTTGTGACTCGTCGTAGAACGAATGGCGACGGCCCCATTGGGGATAGCTTGACTTCCCCGCAGGACAGCCAGACCGTGACGGCCCCAGTTCTTCCAAGAGTTGAGGATCATCAAGCCCCAGGACCCCCGCTCCAGACGCACCTTACGGATGGAGCACACGGAGTGACCCCACCAATTGAAGTCCGAGGGAACCGGCGTGTTCTGGAACAAGCACGTGGCGACTTGCTGTTGTGTCAGAGACTGATTGTAGACCTGCTTGGTCAAGTCATACCAGTCCTCGTCAATCCGGTACTGTTTCATGACAGCCCGGAGTTCCGGTGTGTTGTACTTCAAATCCCGGGAGTGTAGTGGCCATGTCCCCGCTGTGGAACCTTCCAATGCGCACCCGTTCTCTTTCATGAATTGGGCGGACAACCCACACCAACCGCCCTCGTTCTCGCCCTTCTTGATAATGGCGGCCACACTGTGCGGATTGAGACGCCGATACGGCAAGTTCCGCCGTAACCGGTCCATCATAACGGCATGGGCTGTGGAGTAAGCCCAGCAGTACCCATCCCCATTCTGGTCCAAATTGGGAAAGACCGGACCCCCGTCAGGTCCACTCAGGTATAAGTGCTCGAGGGACGACTTCTGGGCTTCCTGTTCGTCGTAATAAGCGTCCCAGTCCGATTCTGGGATTTGTTTCATCTCCGTGGGGGAAGCGAACATTTCCTGCGGTTGGACCGAGTAGTCCCGGGGGACCGCCCCAAACTCCACCCCACCCGGACGCAACATGGCGTCCCCTTCTGGTGTGGTGTTTTCCAAATCGATGATGGGGATGTTGGTCTTGTAGAAATCCATATCATTCCCCTCCATACGTCTTGAGCAACTTGAGGACGTCCGCCACCGTGGCGGGCCATGTTTCGATGTGGGCTTTGCCATCCTTGGGTGACAGGATGACGATACAAGGGACTTGGGAGATTTTTGGTCTGACGGCCGTCCACAGTTCGTTCATGCCAGAATAATCATTTCCGGCTTCCGTGTCCTTATCATACAACCGCCAACTCGGTTGCCCTTGCTCTTTGGTGGCCTTGGTGTTGAGGTATTCCCGGATCGAGGCGGCTGCCGTAGCCGAGGCCTGTCCCGGAGGCAACAACTCACCGGACTCATGAACAAAGATAACCCGGAAGGCGCCCGGAGTCGGTGTGGGATCGGGAGGCGTAGGTCCCGGCGGGTCGGGAGGCGTAGGTCCCGGCGGGTCGGGGGGTCCCGGACGGGGACCATTCCCGATCTTGACATTGATCTTGGTGCGAGCTCCCTGATCATTCAGCGAGACGTATAACCGCACAACAATCGTATCAAACTCGTTGCCGTAGGGCACGTAGAGACAAGGATTGGGAGTTCCGTCCTTATCCAGAATCACCAACTCCTCACTCCGCTGTCCCAGTAGCTCGGGTTCCACTTCCCACTGCACGGACAACGGGTTGGTCCCATATACGGACTTCTTGGCGGAGAAAAAGTAACCGCCGCCGCGAGGCAACGTCACCGGCACGTCTTCCCCCGAACGACTGGTGATCACCGCTTTCGCGACGGCGGTATTCTCTTGCGCCAAGGTTGGAGGAAGGGAAAGGGGAACAAGCAGTAAGGCGAGGAACCATTTCATTGTCACACCTGCATTGCTGGGGGAAGGAAAGGGGGAAAGTCTGGACGTATTACTCGAAAGCCGCGGCGAGTTCCTTGGCCTGTTCTTCCGACAGACCGCTTTGTGCACAGAACTCGTCCAGAGTGATATCCGTACTGGTTCCGACGGTGGGCGGGACATCGGACTTCAGGATGGCGATGATTTCCCGGATCAGGGAGACCAGCTGAGTGATGTATGGTCCCAGTTGCTGGAACAGAGGACCGTACTTTTTGACCAAGGAGAGCAGCTCAATCAGGGACATTCCGTTTTCCTTTTTTGTGATTTGATTCGTCACCGAGCACACTATCCACAATCTTCTCACCGCGAGAAGCAACTCTTGTTTGTAGATTGATAAGGATGGGCATGACGACCACATCCCCACAGAAGGCCACAAGACCACTCACAAGCACGAGCAAGTCCGGTTCCGGAATTAGTGGCGTGAACCGAAAAATGGCAGGTGTCACAAAGACCCCACACACCATAGAGACCATTGCTTTCCGCGCTAACAGGACAATGAGCCCCCGCGGTTCTACTGTTACCAATTCCTTGGTTGGCGCCCAGCACAGCCGCAACAGTGTCCCGGCCGTAGCGCCCAGCACACACATGGATGTCAACCGTACAGACTCGAAAATCTGCGGCATCGCCTCCGCCACAACTTGAGGTTCGTCCGTCAAGTTAGCGGCCAGCAAAAGCACACAATTCGTGACGGCTGTCGTCGCAAAAAATATCAACACAATCAACACGTTCTTCTTATTAGTCACTGAGGCCCCTTCCGTGAATTTTCCAGAAGCTGTTGTTTCCGAAAAATGCTGACGTTTCGCGTTCACAGACCTTGTCCGTCGATGGGGCGAACCCAACGACAGCCAGTTACGGAACGCTTTTGCGGGGAATTTGTCGAACATGGAATTCCTCAAGGCCACTGGTGGGCATCGTTCCGTGAATGGCCCCCGGACAACTAGGGCATTTCTCCACCAGTGGCTATACGGTTTCGGGCAGTGTGTCCATATAACGGGACACACTAGCCATAGAACGATGATTGCGACCTTTGAGATCTGGGGTCCTGTTGAACGAAATGACCTGCATAATATTCCCAGACATGGGGCTGGCGGTCCCCAGCAGTTCGGACAATCGACCCTTCCACATTAAACTACCCACAGTGATATCCGTATTGATGTAAACTTGAGCATCTATGGTGACTGTGTTGCCTTGGGCATCGGTCTTTTCTTTGCGAGTCTCAATCCATCGACAACGGATTTCAACTGGGTTAGATGTGATCGGTTTCCCAAACCTATCAGAACCGGCTTTCCTCCAGAGAACGGCATAGTGAATAAAATCAACGACTTCCACAGCCGGCATGACTACTCGCCCCCGATGCGGGTTACGTTCGTGGCCTTGGTGCCCAACCACGTCATCCCGACCCGAGCTTTGTTGTGGAGCGCGTTCAAGCAGCCACTAGTGTCCAACCGCAATGCCGTTTGACCATACTGACTACCTTCCAGTCCAATTTGCGACGTAGAGCCTTGGAAGGACCCGCTGGCGCCTTGTGTGCTTCGGGACTGATAGAACTGGTCCCCGTGCCCGTAGAGATGGGCCGCCACATAGGCTTCCATGCGTTCCAGTTGCGTGCTCGTAAGGGTCACAGACTTACGAGCCGCACACTGGACCACAAGGTCGATGAACACCGAGGCCGTCGTCATGACTTCTTCCAGATCCGTGGTCCCGTCATAGTTGGGACCCAGAATCTTTTGTACGACGGAATCAGTCGTGCGAATGGCCATCAGGGGTTCTCGATAAACGATACGTGGAGGAAACGAAACCCTTAGGCGTCCAGTTCTTCCATGGACTGTCGAATCCGGTCGGCGATCTCTTCCACAGTCGTCAGGCCCTTGATATCAATGGCTTCGGCTCGGGCCATCTTCTTCAGTTGCTCCAACGTCATCCCAGTCAACGTGTCGTCCACATCCACCGGGGCCGGTCGGGTTTCCGGGGACTGATACGGTTGTGGGACCATCGAGGCCACGTCCTCGTCCGCCCGTGCGAACTTGGGGACCATCGGATGGGGACCGTTGAGGCGAAGCAGGTCCGTCCGACTTTCCACAATTTCACCGGCGTGGAAAATACGCCGGGGTTGGAGGTCCTTGGTCTGTTCGTCGAACTGGGCTTGTGTGATCATGCCCTCGTCCAACTGCTGCTGGAGAACCGTCATCTTCGTGGTGTCTTGTTGACGCCCCGTGGTGTGCAGGCCTTGCAGCAATCGGAAACGCATCTTTTGTTTGGGGGGCTTCTGTGTCTTGACCATAATAGCGATCCTGAAAAGAGTGAGAGGGAAGGGGGCTTCACACCCCTCTGGCCTAAACGCCTAGGCTAGCATTCTGGACTGGACTACGCCGTGGTGGCGTGGAGAATCCCGCACGAACCGTTGAAGTCGCTGCGCAGTTGGGGCACGTGGATGCACATGACCTTGAAGTTCAAGCGCATACCGCCTTGCGATTCCCACTGCACCGTCGTCAGGTCCATCCCGATCACGGCACGGGCCACATCCGGGGTCATCTGGACCATCAACAGGGTGAAGGTATCGGTCAGGAAGTCCAAGCGACGGACATCCTGAATCCCTTCAATGGCCCGAAGGCGCTCGCGCAGGGTCTGAGTTGCAACGTTGCCACCGGTCAGGACGTAGTCGTTGTCCATGAACTGGTCCCAGTCCTTGCTGTGGTACAGCATGAACGGGCCAAAGCGGTTGACGTCGTACAACATATCCCGCATTTCCAAAACGTCAGCCACCGTCGAACCGGCATTGGAACCGGTTGGAACAGTGAGGTCGTTCTTGGTAATGCGCTGCGGGTAGTTCGTATACCCGTAGACCTGCGGTGCGGCGGACAGCAGGCTGCCCACCTTGCTCGTCCGCATCCCCGTGATGGTGCCGATGGTCGTCTTCTCAATCATTTCGGCAACGCGGCGTCCAGCGGCTTCGGCCATCGTGGCGTCCAGCGGGGTTCCCGTATTCCGGGAGACCGCCAGTTGCCGCGAACTGAACCAGAAGTCACTGTGAGTGATCGGCAGGGGGAGACCCTGCAGATCGAACCGGGGACGGTCCGAACGGCCTTCGGTCAGGCCATCCATATCGACCATCGCCTCGCCGGGATCACTCATCTGCTCGTGTTCGAGCACGGTCCGGCTCATGCCGTTGAAACCGCTATAAGTGTTCGACGCGGCCAAATCCCCCCACGCTCGCAACCGGGCACGGGCGGCCTTGAGCACCACCGAATCCAGCTGCACCCACTCCTGCTTCCGCAGGGACGTGGCGTTGAAGACCGGGGAGTACATCCCACCCGCCACAAGCTCGCTCACGAGGCGCTTCTTGTAGATGGGTTCTTGACGACCCGTGTCTTTGTTGGTGGCGAACTGGCCCGTGTGGACCATCACAACCTTGCGACCACGACTGTCGATATACGGTCGGAGAAGACCGGGATCGAAGTGAGTCCCCATCAGCTGCTCGGCCACGGGACCATGTCCCTGACCATTGAGCACGTAATCCACGAACATTGTTACTCTCCCAAGAACAGTTGAATCAGAAAGTACCGGACCGCGGCCGCAGTGGCTTAGTAGCCGGTGTAGATACAGCGGACCAGCGTACCGCCAGCCTTGACGTCTGCCACGGCTTCCACCGCTTGGAACGGAGCGGACTGTTCCGAACCGCCGACAGCGATGAAGAGACCCGTGCCATCGTCGATCATGAACTTGTCCCCGATGGCGATGCCGTCACCGGTTCCAGTTCCTGCCACCGCGACCCGGATGTTGAGCTCTTCGCCCATCACCGGACAGTACATGTGAATGTGATCACCGTCTTCGAACGCGGTGTCATCACCTCCCACGTCCGTCAACGAGGTCTGATCTTGGGTATCCAGTGCCGTCCCTTGCAGGAAGTTCGGCAACAGGATGGCCACCAAACCCCGCACACCGTCCGAGGCTTGGTTGTAGACCTCGTACTCATTGCGGCCACCGGTCACAGTGCCGGCAGCCTTGAGCTGCATAGCGACACCGGGCTTGGGAGTGCCGTCAACGTAACCTTCGAGGAACACCCCCTTCGGGTTCGCGTTGAGGACAATCTCGTTCGCCGGACGAGATGTCGAATCAGGAAAGGCCATTGTCTGTCTCCAGTCTCCGAGAAAAATGAGTGAACTTATGCCGAGGGGATACGGCTACGAAACCGTGGCAGTCTTGCGCCGAGTCCCGAACTCATCGGCGTAGTTGATGGTGGGCAGTGGCAGAACATCATCGTCATCATTGCTGATGGCTTGTTCGTTCGTGGTGCGACCCGGGAACGGCACCGCGGCCCCAATAAAGCTGGGGGCGTTGATGGCCCGCGGCGGCGGCAACAGGGACAGCAGTCCTTCGAGTTCTTCGATGGACTTGTCCTTGAGGGAATTGAGCACCGACTGGACCTTGTCGTCGGCGACGTTGGCCGTAAGACGGTCCAGCAGGCCCCGCTTCGTTTCCGCTTCCAGCTTCATGGCGTTCTGGACAGCCGACTTGATTTCCGGAGGAGCGGTACCAAACCACTCATCCGCCGACATGGGTTTGCGTCGACTGCGAAGAATGGATGCCGCAATGGCATCCGACGAATTTCGGCGATTGGCGATGGCCTTCTTCTGAAAGAATCCACCGGGCTTCTTCTTCGGAGCCGGATCTTCCATCTCTTCGTCGTCTTCCATGATCTCTTCGTCGTCGGCCGGCGCTTCCTCTTCTTCGTCCTCATAAGTGGCGTTGCCAATCAGACTCTGATAGAGTCGGACCAGCTTGCCGTCTTCGAGGCTGTTCAACGTGTCCCGATCTTCCTCGTCAAAGCAATCACAGTTGCTCACGAGGGCGTCGATGACCTGTCCCCGCTTCATATCTCGAACTCCTACAACATTCGCTCCCAACCGTGGGCGTCGTGCGGAGTGGGAGCGATTCCCCACCGACGAATTTTCAGTTTTGTGTGGCTCAGAATCTGACTGCCGTACGAACTTAGGACGTGTGTCAGTTCTTGTGTCCACCTTGTAGCTAGGCCAACCTCGACCGCGATCCGCCTCCCATGCGTCGACAACAGACAAGCCATGTTTCTTTTCAAAAGCCTCTGCTTCGTCGCGGGCCTTATAATACTGCTTTGTGACTTCCTTCATTTTCTTTTCGAGCTCAGGTGCTTTCTTCTGCTCTCTCTTCAGCCGATGATACTTAGCATTGGAGTATACCTCTACGGCCGCATCGCTTTTGCGACCCGCAGTGTTGAGTTTGTCTGCTAGAGACGCCCCCATGGATGCGACCTCGTCGGAAATTACTGTGCGGCCTTTCGCATCCTTGTCCCCTACCTTAACACCTCCACCTCCACCTTTGGACGAACACGAGTTATCTTGACCCCCACCAGGACCAGTAGGACAGAAGGCGTTGTTCGTTTTCTTCTGTTTGGCTTTCCACCGTGCAAACACCTCCTCATCTTTTCGAGGGGCCTTTGCGGCGGCTTCCCGTGCTGCGCGTTCCGCCTTCAACTCCTTGGCGAGTTGGCGTTTACTAACCGCGGACTTTTCCAAGTCCTTCGCGGCGGTCCCACGTGGTGGAGGGACAGGTTGTTCCCAGATCGATTTCTCACGACCGTGCTTATCACCAAGGGCCCGGATTTCTTTCTTGTTGTCGTCTGTCACACCTTGAATGCGGACTTGGGACGTGCCTCCCTTGTGGGAATAGTCTACATCATACCCCCTGTCCGTCGCTTCCTTCACAAATGCCTCAGCACTTGCCCGGGACTTAAAGAACTGGGCGTCCTCATCGGATTTGGGGTTATTGAATTGTTGGCCTTTGGCCCCGATGTCCGTGGCGGTTCCCTTTGGGATGTCACGAACATCTATAACAGAGGTCAACGCGGATTCTGCGGTTTTCCCAATTGTCCTTGTTTTAAGAGGACTGACAGCTTCGTAACCGGAACCGACTTTTCTAATCTTGTAAGCACGGGACCCCACCTTAACAGAAGACCATTCCCCGTTCTCTTTGATCTTGAAGTTGCTTAAAGCTTTGGCCACGGCCTTTTCTTTAGAGGAACCACCGTCACCGTACCGGGAACAGGAATTGTCCTGACCGCCACCGGGACCGGTTGGACAGAAAGCGTTGTTCACACGAGCGTTGTAGACAAGACCCATTTCCACGAGGCACTCCAATGTGACTGGATGAATTGCTACAACCCCATTGGACGTGAACTTGCCCTTCTTGAACAAGTTCCGGAACCGGGATTTCACATCATCTGGGATGTTTTTGATCGCTTCGAAGTCGTCCTTGCCCAGCAGTTTTGTTCCAATCATATCCGCAAGAGCGCCGGCCTTAGACAGACCCGACTTGAGATGCTTGCCAATCACTTTGGCGGCGCCCTTAACGGTCAACATGGGGTCCCTCTTGTGGACTTCCCCGGCAGCCTGAGCCTTCCCCTGTTTGCCAAAGAGCTCTTTTTTCAGATCTCCAAGGTCCTTATCCATGGCGTCTTTGTTGGCTTTCCCCAACGCCTTGTCCTGTGCCTTCTGTTTGTCACTATGTTTGCGGAAACCTTCTTTCTGGGCGACTTCGTCCCGGTCCTTGGTTTTGAAGTGGGAACTTTTCTTGCCGTCACTGGCGGCTGCTTTTTTGAGAGCAGAAGGGCCCTTCTTGACTTCCCCGCCCTTGATACAGATAGGGGTCCCACTAGCGGTCACCCACTGGCAGTCGTCGTCTGCGTTGTCGGTAGTCCCTTCCGACTTGGACTTGCCGCCCATCCGTTTATAGATATGGGACACGACAGCCCAATAAGTGTCGGCGTCGTACTCCCCAGCATCCGCTGCCTTCTTAGCTCGATCCCAAATATCCTCATCCTCCACCCAGCTAGCTGGGTTGGTCCCAACATCTGCTTCGGCTTTGGCGGAGGCGCCCTTAGCATGATCATCTGGGTCTAGTGCCAAAGCACCTCGTTGAGCGGCTTCGTGGACAGGCCCTTTTCCCGTGCCCGCACTAGGTGATTTGAATCGTCCCGTATTCTTGGAGTGTGGTTGGACAATTCCATTTTCTACTGCTTCAAGAATCCCCAACACCTTGCCAATCTCGTTCCAGATCACTTGCTTGGAGTTGGTAACCTTCTCGGTGTCGCCGTGAACCGGACACCCCTCGGGGCCTGACGTGTCACAGGTGCACCCCTCAGCTTGGTTTTCTTCCAAACCGGCCTTGCATTCATCACACTGACCGCCACAGGAACACTCTTCTTGATCAGCTGCTATGTTGACATTGACCCCACACCCATCTTCCACGGAACATGCTCCAACCTGATCAGGAAGAATAGCCAAGTGATCCGGACGATAGTTCCGGGCGACATGGGTGTACGGACGCCCATTGTAACTGGAACCGGGGGTCGCCGGGTGATTGTCCGTGAAGAGGCCCGTACTCAGTTCCATCTTACGGCCATTGATAATGGCGTCGTAGATTCGATTATCAACTTTCCGAACCGCCTCAACGTCAAACCAACCTTCGCCTTTCAGCTTACCGCTTTCGGAACGGACATGGAACACAAACCCCACACCGGTCTCGTTCAACACCGAGGGGTCCCGACCACTGAGTTGCTGGCCGTTACGTGTGGGGTGACCCACCGTCAACGGGATACCATTCCACGCCTGCGAATTCCGCTTAATTTCGCTGGGGGGATAGAATAACGCCCCTTGGCTTCCGTTGAGGACACCGGGGACGATCATTGTCAGGGGAACAACAAGAAACTCACGACCGTGAAGCTTCTCACGCCGCGCCCGACCCGTGAAGTTGAAGGTATAGTGTTCCATGGCTGTCGAGAGTAACGACAGAGTCCGGAACACTCTACAGAGTTAAATTTTTTTTACCAGCGGATAAACCAGTTATTCCGACCCCAAATGAGTGATAGCGACAAGGCGATAGTAGCACTCGCCCGCCAGCTTTTCACTGCGAATCGTGTACCCTTGCGGGACCAGTTTCTTCCGAAGCAGGGATACGTGCACACGCATTGTTTCCAATGTGCCCTGATCATCTCGCAGACACTGGCGCAGTTCAAACCGTGTGTGGGGTCTCTCGTCCCGGAGGAGTTCGACCATACGATGTTGAGTGAACGTCAAGTCCCGTGAACTTGTCAAACTAGACAAGGCATCTGTCATATTTATTCCCAATCCTCTTCGTCGGGGTCGAAGCCCAGCACATCCTTGACATGCTTGGGGGTGGGGACGTCTTGGTCATCGTCCGTGAGATCGCTATCCGGAAGATTTCTCCAATCAGCTGGATTGACATCCCACTTAGCATCTGCGTCTGTATCATAAAGAGGGTTTGTCATTTCAATCCCTTGTTCCAAGCAGTAAAGACCTGCGGGTCGATGTAGGACTTGAGGGCGATTGGAGGCGTGTTCCCTAAAACCGCAGCAACACGAGTCGCCACTTCCTTCACTCGGGACTTATATTCGGACTCGGTGCTAGGTTTACTAATCCCTTTGATAGCCCGCAGTGCGGTCTCCGTGCCCAGCGCCGTACGATGGTCCTTCGTCTTGAAGCCACCTCCGTCTTTCGTCTTACTATAATTCCGCAACTGGGCTGCCGTTGTTCCAAACAAACGACCCGACTTGCCAGTTTCCTTAGCCCGCGCCCGCAGCATAGCGGCCGTGGCCTTGTCCTGAATGGGAAAGTCGACCTCCCGGCCTTTGTTCTTGCCGGTTGCCAGCCGGAGAACCACACTGCCGTCCGCTTGGGGAATTACATGGCGACCCAGCAAAGTCGTGGCCCCGAAGGACTCGTGTTCGGCTTTGGTGTCCTTATCACTTCCGGGACGCATTCCTGTCTGCATAATGACTTTCAGACACTCCGCATGCTCTTTGAGTGTGGGGTCCTTGGCGTCCTTATCCAGTTCCTTGAAAATCTGTTCGCGCTTTTTGAGCAGTTCCCGGGTCCGACCAAACTTGGCAGCCGACTGACGGGCCGTATGTGTATCACTATATCGTGTCTGGACCCGGCCCTTGGAATCCAACCCCTTAGCTAGGACTGTCCCGTTGGGGTTGGGGTTGATTTCCACATTGGTCCATGCTGGGGGAATAGCCAGCTTGCGAATGTGGTCTGGGACCGGTAATTTCCCCACACGCCACACCTTGTCCTTCCCGAGGGTTGCGCTGTAAAGGTCCTCGCCGCCTTTGGTGGTGGAGGAGGGGCTACATGTTGGGTCTACTCCCCCACCCGGACCAGTCGGACAGAAAGCATTCCGTGTCGATCCGCCCCGGCGCTTTTTCCCAATATCCGAACGGACGTAAGTAGAGTGACGAAGGGCCCCCGCACCGCCTAAGACATTGCTATGATGCTGGGACGCTTCCTTATGGTATTGGATTAGGTCTTTGTCTCCGTCCAGCTTCTTCAAGGCACGTAATGCCGCTTTGTGACTGGTTTCGGCGTCTGTATGCAAAGCCCTCCATCGCTTCTTGTCTTCCATTTCATTGGTTTTATCCGCAAGACCCGACACGTAAGAAGCCGATTGGCTGCCCAGATAGGCGTCCTTGAGTTTTTTGTCATTGGTCTCAAGTTGTAGAAAAGCAGCCCGTTTCCCCATTTCCTGATAGGCAGAATCCCCTTTCGGCGAACACGAATTGTCCTGTCCCCCGCCCGGACCAGTAGGACAGAAGGCGTTTCGTGTGGAGACCCGACTGAACTTCCGGAGAAGTGCCAGATTGTATTCTTCGTCAGTCATATCTGAGTTCATGGTGTTTCCTCGACCTGTGCGGCTTTGTGCGAAGTCACGAATTGACTGAAAGCCCGAAGTGCTGGGGAGGCTTCCTCATTGAACAAGGGCCGCCCTTCCACCCGCACCGACCGGCCTTTCCATTGTGTGGCTTCCAACTTGTCTTTCCACGTGCCCTGCTTACGTTCCCGGGAAATGGATTTCTTGATAGCCTTACGAATCCCCGATCGGTCTACAATCAGGTCCTCCTTATCAGCCCCGAACCCACTTCCCACGACCTCGAAACAGCACTGACAATGGACGTGTCTGGGTATCAATCCATGAGCGTCCTTGGGCCGAAGCACCACACCGGCCATCGGCTTGCACAGTGGGCACGGGTTCCCAGCCACGGTCCATTCTACCAACACACCGATATCCGTCACACCCAAGTCTTCAAAGGCCGCTAACTGACCCTCGTTATGGGCCTCCACTGTGCGATAGTTCGCGACGTTTGTGGCCCGTCGCAACCCTTCCTCCTCCACCTTGGCAAGAATCCCCTTAGCAACTTTGCGTAAGGACAACCCCTCGGCAAGGGCCTGTTTCAATTGTACCCGCAGCTTGTCTCCCAACTGACTTGTAATCCGGTCAATATCCTCTTCCACAGAGGCATACAACTTCTGAGCAGTCGGACCGGACGCCTTTACAACGCCCCGAACGAAGGACCGTCGTTCGGCCTGATAAGCTTTGCGTTCTTCTGGTGTCATCAGAGCTGGTTTGTTCAGATCGTCATATGCTCGACCCACACCCGTCTGATATCCAGAATTGATAAAGCCAACCCACCACGGTTTATCCTTGACCGTGGACTTGACACGGGCGGTGAACTCTTTTACGAACTTGGAGACTCGATAACGGACAGGGTCGTAGGTGTTGGCGACTAGACCACCCCGTTCCTTATGAAAATGGAAATTCTTCTGTAAATCGTATTTTAGCTGCTCTTGTGCTTCTAGAGCAGCTCTGTCTTTTTTCGGGAGTTTTGTGTAGTCGGATGGGTAATGTACTTCCGCCCAATCCATCCACTTCCCAGCGATTACAAGTTCTCCATCTGGGGACTCGATGGTCATACGACCAGCACCAGAAAAAGGTTTTTCCTCATCACTTATATGGGCTGGTTGTCCCTCCGACTTTGGATTTTCGTCGTGTACTCGAAGTGTGTACCCACCCTGACGACTCTCGGCCAAAACTGGTCCATATTCCCTGATCGCTTTCGTCACAGGACTAGAACCACCCTTTGGACTACAAGTCGGATCAACACCTCCTCCCGGTCCTGTCGGACAGAAGGCGTTGTGTACCCGAAACGGTGTTCGCGGCAGTGGTGTGTCCACATGGGAAGCCGTGGCTATCCGAGCCTCCAGACTAAGAGGGTCCTTTATAGCATAGAGGCGAACATACTCTATCCCATCACGGAACACATTACCGGAGGAAAGTCCCATTCCTCTGGCTACATCTTCATGCTCCCCATCTTCCTCTGACCAGAAATGCCATGTACCGTTTTTGAGGTCCAACAACCCCTTGAGCCTTTCCTTTTTCACTAATCGTTTCAGTGTTTTTTCAGTGGGGTTGTGGACTACCTCTACAGGCGTTCCCTTCTTTCCTGTGTACCGTACTGGAACGACAAGGCTGCTACTTTCCGCCTGTCTATTAGGTGGACAGGAATTGTCCTGTCCACCCCCCGGTCCTGTCGGACAGAAAGCGTTGGACACGGTAGTCTGCCGACGGTTGTCATCCGAGAACACCAACTTATCAAAAGTCAACACGGTCCCTTCCAGACCGCTTTTCCCCACGTATTTATGACCTGTGCCCGGTCGCAGATAGGCGACTGTCAAATGGGGAATATACGTGGGAAAGGTGCTCGTGTGGGGAAGCAGGCCCAATCGCCCGTGAATGGCCGGAAGACTACGGGAATCCACGTCAATTTTTAGCACATCCGCCTTCGGTGTCTGGAACAAGGACAAGCCACCCAGTTTGACCCGGACCGGGACTTGGTTGTCGTACAACGCCCGCACACCCGAAGCTTCCTGATCATGGAGACCATACCGAACCGTGATATGTGGCTGGGTTTCCAGTTCTAACACATCCCGGGAATCCAGATGGGACTGAATAACATGGACCGCGGTCAGCACCCCCACTTCGTCGACATTGAATTGCGTAGAGGCGAAATTGTTTGTCGGGGGCTTCCGAGTCCCCCAGTGGGAACCAGCGTCATCCCACCAATGAATGAAAACAGCTTGCTCTGGGGGGACACGCCGAAAATCCCCATCCAAATAAACGGTTTCCGTGGAGTAGTTCTTGACCGGCTTAGGGATACCGGGACCACGTCGACGGGACTGATGACCTTGGAGAACCCGATACTCGTCCCGAATGCCTTTGTAGAGATCCCGCCACACCTTTTCCCCTTGGATAACACCAGTTGTTCCATGAATAGCTGCGATTTCCGCCAAGGTCTCATGAACCGCTATATGGTAACTGACTTTTCCTTCTTCGTAATCCTTCCAGTAAGCCCGGCTATAGTCCGTAATCCCGTCCTCTTTTTGTAGGGCCTTGCCTAAAGAGAACTGGCCATGATTTTCCAACAGAGCCTGAATTCGACCATACGTGGGGAATTCGTTGAAATGTTCCGCTTTCAGCGTCCCATCCATATGAATGTGATCTATGGTAATCTTCCCCAGTTCTCGTCGGTACTTATCATAGACCTTTTCGAACGTACCATGCATCAGTTCATGGTTTGTAATCCGTTCCACATTTTCCACGGAACTACCAACGGACCGGGAGTAAATAGTCACCACTCCGGTTTCCAGTTGGCAATTTCCGCCTTCCTCCCACTGGACCCCACCCCGTTCAAAGTTTCGACCAACGGCGTTTTCCACGTTTACCGGGGCGTGATACTTCCACTCTTTTGCACGGTCCTCTACAACTCGCTTCGTTCCTAGAAAATTGATATGTTGGAAATGCTCTTCCCACTCTTCCGGAGTTTGCGGTACATTCGCTGTCCCTTTATTGGAAGGAGAGCATGTGGGGTCCACACCTCCGCCCGGTCCAGTCGGGCAGAAGACGTTCTCCGTCCGACGGGACACAGTGTACTCGTACCTTGTGTAGTGTTGGCCCCCTTCAGCGGACTCTGATACGAACGGTTCCTTTGTAAACGCCTTCCAGACTTTTTCATAGATGGCTTGCTGTTGGCCTAAGGGGAGTTGAGCTTCTTCGAGAGTTACATGCTTTCGAATAGCCTCCCCTAATCGCTTATCAATAGCATCTTGTCCCGGTCCACGAACCGCCTTGTGTTGTGTCCCATCTGGTTTTTTATAGTAGCTTTCTGCCTTTTTGAGGCTGTACACGGTCCCGTCTGGAGTAACCGCCCTAATTTCCTGGACTCCTTTCCGGACCGCAGTTTTTACATCAGACAAGGATAGGTTAGCCCCATCTGGATGATTATGAGTCAGAATGCGACCAGACAAGGGTTGGTCATGTGGAGTGACTTCGTTACGATTAGAAGAAGTGTAGACCGAGACTTTTGCTGTTTCTCGGTTGTACATGTCATCTGAGGAAGGATGGATAATCATCATCACTTCCTTATCTTCCGAGGCGAACCGCTCCTCAAACTCCCGGACAAGTTCTCCGGACTTAATCGAAGCATCCAACTCTTTATAAGCCTTGGTCCCCGGCTTTGGTGTGTAGTCGAACCAACGAGTGCCCTCGTAGTCCGATTTCCAGATCTTTCCCATTGTTTTATAGGCGTCTTTGGAGCGCATGGCGTCCCAATGACCCATCACCGCTTCAAACGGAGCAGACATGCCTTTGTTGGAAGGGGAACAACTATTGTCTTGACCACCGCCCTTTCCAGTGGGACAGAAGGCGTTCAAGGACAAGAGGGACTTCTTAGGAACAATGGCTTTCACAGAATCCACCCGAAGACGACGGGCCGCCTCGAGAGAATGGTTTCCATCCACAACAAGAAACCGCTGCCCTATTTTCGTAACAATTAGAGGGTTGAGTTTCTTAGAATTCACTTTAGATAATACACTGTCCTCGGACAACTCCCCAACATCATGGATCAATCCGAGCTTTCCTGTCTTCAACAGGGAGTCCAAGGTAGTCAGAGACAACGAAGCCCATGTGTACCCCTTGGGGTTGTCTCCGAATGGCATTCTATCGAAAGCCTGCTGTATACTAATTTGATCTGGACTGCAGGTTGGGTCAACTCCACCGCCCGGACCTGTCGGACAGAAGGCGTTCTCTGTCAGACCATTATCTTCCAACAGCTTCCACGAATCCGCAAACAACCGACTCATCCGTCGTCGCAGTTCATTAGAAAATATCTTCCGCAAGGTCGCCGTGCGGGTGGGGTCCCGACGTGTGAGACCCTGACCGAGCCGGCGGTTATAAAAGCCCCGAGGTTGCGGAATGGTCCGTGGCATGTCTACTTCCCAGAATCAGAGTACCAATGAATCTTGCCATTGGTCACCGTGAAATGCGCTTTACACCCACTCGTCCAACGAACAGAAGGGGACAAAGTCGGCCCCTCACTCCCAGCCCGGTATTCCCAGTGATGCGGAGATGACAGTCCGAGCGGTGTGTGGAGGTTATGACCGCACCCACACGGACACACGAACTCCACCGCCACCGGGTTCCCGTCTTCCACAAAGACCCAGAACTCCCCCACCGAAGGGGTTGATCGGTCGTGGGCCTCGAGTGGAAACGGCTTTTCGATGACTGTAGTAAATCTGTCTAACATTCCCGTTTCCCCCGGAGCCCTAGACGTTTGATATCCCGCTGAATACGGCGTTGGTGTTCCTGTATCCGAATCTCACGGTCCGCCCAACAAGCATCACACAACGTCCCATGTTTATCCAGTTCCTTGGCGCCGTGCCGGAGCGGTCGACCACACTCTTTGCAAACAGAACTGAGGCACGTTGTTTCTTGCTTGAGGAGGTCCCGCATTATTTCTCCTTCTTGGTGGGTTTCTTTTTGCTGACCTTTGCTTTTGCCTTGGGGGTCACCGAAATGACCATTCCCTTTTGACGGGCCAGTTCCGCCATCCGGTTCACCCGGTCAGCCTCTTCGTCCCACCATTGACCTTCTGCGTTCTCAGTGATCGCCATTAGATGTTTTCTCCTGCCCAGATACGCTGCCCGATCAAGGCCCCACGAACCACACGATCCGGGGCTTGTGCCTGTTCCACAGCTTTCACGGCAAACTTGGACAACTCGTGGCGGTCCAACTGCAGCCCTTCGTCCGGAATCATATCCATAAGGCTGGGTTTCGTCCGGTTATCCAAGAAGGCAAACTTAGCACTGGGGTTGTCTTTGTTCGCTTCATAGAACGCCGCGTGGTTTTTAATCCCCAAGGCATAACTATCGGCGAACACCTTGGCGTCCACCATTCGCCCATCCTTGGGATCTTTGGCCCGTTGAATCGCCCCACGTTCCGGGTCGGCCCATGCCTTATAAGGGTCAGCATGCACGTAGACATAGTTGACTTTCAGTCCACGAGCTTCCGCTTCCTTCTGAATCCACGGGTTCTCCGTAGCATTCTGGTCTCCGGCACTGTCCCAAATAATCTTGGAACCCTGCTTCATTGCCAAGGCTTCGGGCACATTCTTGAGGGCATAACCTTTACCAGCCCCACAGCCACCCACGGTCACCAGAATCTCATCCCCTTCCTGCAGGTTGTCCAACTCACGCACGAAGGCCCGCTTAGCGATCGCGTTCGCTGTCTGGTGTAAGGGAGTGTTGAGACTGGCCCGGTACTCCGCACGCTGGTCTTGGTCGGGGTGGGACCACACGTCGGTCAGGGCCTTGGCGTCGTCTGTTCCAAAGGTCAACGGCTCACCCGGTTTGGCAGAAGCCTTGACCAGCTCGCGGAACTTATCAGCCACCCCATCCGGGTCCGCCTCGTAGGCTTCTGCGAACTTAGATTCGACCTCGCGTTCGTGTTCTGTCAGATTGGGAAGCTTTCCGATGGGAGGTGGAGGCGGTACGTGTTCGGCAGGCACTCCCACACGGGCTGCCTTTGTAACCCCTGCCGAGTCCCGTTCCTCAACGTCCGGGTTATAAATGCGACCGGACCCCTTGCCGGAGACACCTCCACCGCCGCCACCTTTGGGGGAACAGGTTGGGTCCACCCCACCTCCCGGTCCCGTGGGACAGAAGACGTTGGATGTGGACCCCGCCTTAGCCTTGCTTCTCTCCAAACGGTGCTGGGCCAACCGTTCCTTGCCTAGAACAAGACTGCTGACCTGCCCCAGAACAGTCCCATCCTTATAAACAGCTTCCATCACCTTTTCGTAACCGCCACCTTGAGTCGCCGACTTAGCGATCCGTCTTTCAACAATAGTCCCAATTTCCTTATCTTTGATAGAGACTGTGTGGCGTTTTTCTTCGCGGATAGTACCTTTCTCTCCCATAGTGCTTGTCTTTGTTTTCATGATTAGCACTGTGGCACTGATTCGTTGACTATCTGTGGGTCCGGTTCCTCCCTTAGGAGCACAGCTATTGTCCTGTCCCCCACCGGGACCGGTCGGACAAAAGGCATTGCCCACCCATGCCCTCTGCTGGGGGTAGACCTGATGCCACTTATTATTCTTTGGTGGGAAAACTTCGGCTTCGTAGGTCACAGACTTGACACCGGGGATGGTCTTCAGTTTGCGTTGAACCAGTTTGTAGAAACCGTCCCCATCCCCATCCCCGCCCACGTACCAACACTGACCCGAACCATCAGTCTTATAGAAGATTTGACCATAGCCGGGCATGGCTTGTCCGGTCTCACGCAGAAACAGACCCATTGCCTTGATCTTGGGGTATACCTCTTTGTTATTCCAGACGCGCCGGGCCTTGTCCACGGCCTGTCCCACAATCCCGGCCAGTCTATTACGGACTTGTGGTTTCTTCTTGGGAATGGGCTGCTTCCCTTGTCCCGGAGCCACTTGTTTTTGCCCCGGAGGAATGGGCCGTCCTGTACGTGCGGCTTGTTTGGCAAAGGCTGCCAAGTGTGGGGGTGTTTTACCCGGGACAGGGAACCCGGTGGGTTGTTGTCCCGCCACCGGGTTCCCTTCTTCGTCCACGGGTTCCACAGGTTTCCCGTCCTCATCCACTTGCTGGGGCGGTTGTCCATCCGGTCCCAATTCCACCGGCTTACCATCAGGTCCAACAGGGTTCCCATCCGGCCCGATGGGCAGGGGTTGTCCATCCGGTCCCAAAGGCGGCGCCCCACCTTGTCCGGGGTCTTGTCCAGCGGCAGGGTCGGTTGTGAGTTGCTGCTGTGTGTCCGCAGCTTCAATAGCGGCTTCCAAAATCCCCTCGGCCTCCTCCTGTGAGAAGTGTAACAGCCGCATCATAAAGTCCATCGGTGTCATCATGACTTCCAAGCCGCCTTGGATATACTTCGCCATGACGTCAACAATCAGTGTCCCGACGCGGGCTTGTTCTTCCTCACTCAGAGACGCCATATCCGGCCAATGAGTCACGTACTTCTTGGGAACCGGCAACACCCCCACTTGAATCAGCCGGTTGACTAAGGGGACCACCAGCCGCGGCGTTGTAATCATCCGCTGGCGATCTTTAACCCGGTCCAACCAAGCCGCAGCGTCCTGACTGGAAGCCAGTTCCCCACGTTCACTGCCCTTGAAAATTCGGACCGGTACACCCAACTCAATACAAATGGCTTCCAACTGCACATTGATCTGCGTTGTGGGGTCGACCACCGTGGGGGACAAGGTCTTGGCAGACATCCCGGTCAATGTCAGATAGCGTTGCAGACTGTTCATGTAGTCGAACATCTGCGAGCGCATAGCTTCCGCATCGATTTCCACATCCCCTTGCAACTGGGGCTGTGTTTCAATGGACAAGCCGGGGAAGGCTCCTTTCCAGTACATCTCCGCGGACCCGCTGTAAAGCTTGTTCAGGTCCAGCAGTCGATGCAACACTGGCTTGCACCGGGGCACACCCATCAGTTCATTAGAAAGAACGTTATCCGTGACATGGATAATACGGGTCCAGTGAACAACCTTGGTCCCCACAGAGGACACAATTTGCCCATCGGACTGATTATTCACATTATAGAAATTGATATTGTAGTGAGTTGGTTGTCCGTAGCGGGGGTTGCTGGGATCGGTCTCGAGGCTCTGGATGGTGGCTTGGGTTTCGTCGAAGACCCGCATGTACAACAGACGGCGTGGCTGCTTGGCGTTTCGAACATTCCCGCTTTTCTTCTTCGCGGTGAATACGCTCTTACCCTCTTTGTCAATCTCTTCTACGGGTTCAGACAAATCAGCCGTATCACTGAGGCCCAGCAGGATCACACCAAAGTGACCAATCCCCGAAAGAATATCCGCCCGACGGAGCACTTCCCAAATAGACGAACAAGTCAAGTCCTCGTGCCAGCTCTCCCCACCCAAGGAGGCCCCCAGTTCCAACCAAGCCTCTTCAAATGGGGTCTTGGCCTTGGGGTCCTCCGATTCATAGATTTCAGGGGGAAGTCCCCACGTCTCGGACGGGAACAGTTTATTGACCCGGGAGGCGATAGGGTTCCGGTCAAACAGTTCCCGATAAAGCTGCGGGTCGTGTTCCCGGGAGGCGTCGTACCCACACTCCTGATCAATATCCCGACGTGGGTCCATCAATGACTGCAGATACCCCCAGCGGGTCGACTGGGCATTGAGGGCCATGTCCATCAACTGTTCACGGAAATTACTGACAGGAGTGGAAGCAGTACGTGGGCGAGGTTTCTTCTTCGCCATATCTAATCTCCGCGAGGTGTTCGACCTAATGATGTGCAACAGCCGCAATTGGACTCTTTGCTGGCCCGGCGACCTTGTCGTTTGTTCTTGTCCTGACAATCCTCACAGATGCGATTGCTGGGGCCCATAGATACGAAAAGCCGATTACACCGGAGACACTGACGTTCCCGGGGAACCGGCTGGGGAAGAAGCGGAGCAGGGAAAGAGACTGAGGGCATTAGTCATCCCACATTGTTTGGTTGTTGGGAGTGAGTGTGGTCTGATTTTTCTGGTCTTCGTGGAACTGACGTAGGTCCCCCCGAAGGCGAAGAAGCTGGCACCGCAATACCAACTGCAGCACCAGCACACCCACAAGCAACAGACAGAAAATGGAAGTGATCATTACTCCTCGGTCGCCTTTTCCTGTTGAATAATAACCCACACTTCCCGACGGTGAATGGCGACTTCCTTTGGGGCTTCGATCCCGAGCCGCACCTTGTCGCCCAGTACCTCCACGACAGTGACCACCGTGTCATCTCCGATCATCACTTGTTCGTTTTTCCGCCGTGACAAGACCAACATGTTCATCCTCCTTAACAAACCGTCACACAGTAAAGACAAGAACCCTAGTTGTCAAGGGTCCGGTTCAATTCACAGCAATTGAGGTGTGCGTGATCACTTTATGACAGGGGCACTGGGGGTCCACACAAGGGGAGGTGTCGGGATCGGGGGAGCACATGACCTCCCGATCGGGGGACATGGGAAGCATGGTCGGGACCATCATTTCCCGGTCCTCATCCGCATCCAGTTCCAAAGGTCCCCGCCACCACAATAGCAACCGCTGCCAGAGACTAATAATCGTCTTCATCGTCATCCTCTTCTTCCGTGGTATCTGTCCCGACGCCCTTCCACCAGTCCCCTTCGTCTTCCTCTAACGAAGCTCGGAACTGGTCCACCACTTTCAACAGTCGATCAAAATCCCCTTTGCTCATGGTCCACATTGTGTTGGTACAGACCACAACCCATGCGCCACATTCTTCTTGATACATAGCAATCACGGTGCTGGGTAAAATCCAGACCGGACGACCAATGCCATTGATAAAACGAAACAGCTTATTCATAATTTCACTTAGGCGACCAGGTTATGGTCGGACTTGTGATTTCGTAAAACATCCCACAGGAGGCCCCACAAGGTCGGATGAGTGTGGAGCCACACGTCATAGAGGCAAACCCATATCGGGTCGCGACTGATTACCCCTGCCGGTTCCCGCCAGACCTCAAACTTGAAAAACCGGTAGACCCGTGGTTGGGGACGTCCGTAGCACGTGGTCACATCCTCCCCGTTATCCCAGCTAGGTTCTCCTTCACTGCAATCTGAATTCGGATACATTACTGGTCTTTCCTAGTTAGACACTACTTTTACTTGTCGCCTTTTATTATCTGCGAAATGAGTCGAATGGCGATCAGTTGCTCCCGAGTCGGGGGAGGTGGCGGGCTAACAGGTCGCGGCCTGTCTTTTGGCCACTGAGATTTTGGTGGTGGCAATACTGGTCTTTTCGTCCCCATTTCTAACCTCCAGTCTGGATGCTGACACATCGTTCTTTTTTACCTTGACGCTCCAGAAAAGCATCTACAACCCGACGATGCGTTCCGCACACATAACGACCACTTGGTGTTTGGTACCGAGCTGGTTTACCGCACAAGTCGCCCGTCCGATCGTAGTCACCCACGGTAATCAGTATATGTTGGGAGCACGCGCGTTTCAGTGTCATTGTTCCCTTTCTGATGCCACAAAGTGTTCCAACCGTGCCAACACCGCAGGTAACTCGGATTCCCTGTTTATTACTTCGAACGCAATTTTTCTTAACAGGGCAGAACACGTCCTTCCCGGAGGAACGAAGACAATGGTATGCTTCCCAAGCAAGACGGAAGCACCGACCTCCATGCATATTTTAGCATCGAGTTTATCCACATCTGGAGCAACTACAACATTGACAGTGCTCTTTTGGAGATTCTTTACAAGTTTCTCGGTAATGGCCTCCAAGAAGGAGTGGGTTGCTTCATCAAAGACGGTCATTGTTTCCCTTGGCTTTGCGGGACATGGTCTTTTCCCGCTCTTTGCGATTGTTACAATCGTAGCACTCTAGCTGCAGGTTCCCCCGGTCGTCCGTTCCCCCATCCTCTATATCTACAATGTGACCAATCGTGGCGATCCCCGCCCAAACACCATACTTGCCGCTCTTGTACAGAACCCGACCCCCATTGACCCGCAGCAAGGTTCCGTTATTCTGGACCCGGCCCAGCCGGACGACATGACAATGACAAACCGCACACCGGGCCTTGCTTTCCTTGATCATGTCATTGAGATAGAGAATCCGCAATCGCTGCCGTCTGGTGTTGAGGTTCCCCACGGTCTAGTCCTTAGGAAAATGGCTTTCCAAGTAATCACGAGCAAGGGAAAACAAACGATCCCTCACCGGACGTAACTCCACGTCATCCATACTCCCTTCGTTCACTACCAGCCCACGCAGCAGTTTAATCAACATTTCCTTTTCTGGATCTGTCGGGGATGGTTCGTATGTCCGGAAAGTTTCGTTCAAGATTGTAGTCGTATCAATTGGACCCCGAACAACATTAACGTCCACAGGAGGCAGCTCCGCCTTGTGGACCTGTTCCCGATCCAACCTCGTTTCTGTATAGAGAGTTGGAATGCTATCGAGCCGCAGGTCCAAAACCATCCGGCAGATACCAGCGCTGGAGATATTAGCCATCGCCGCCAATCGAAACATCAACTCCCGTGTGTTCGTGTAGGACCCACTGAACTGAGTAAAGGACGCCATGGAAAAACCTTTCCGAATCTTTGGAACTAACGAACAGTGTAGGGCAATCGCAGATCAGTTAATACACGGAGAGCCTTTTCGGGATCAGTATAAGTCGCCAACAAATCCCGGCTTATCCACAAACCGACAGGAGTGTCGCTACTTCTCTCGACATGGCTATCTTTTGTCTTGCGAAAGTCGACTTGTATGATCTCGCGAGTGAATACATGCCAGAGAACTGCTGACTTTGTGCCAGGTACGAAGACCATACGATCCTCAGGATCTAGAACACTTTTGCGGAGTGCTTTTGCAGAGGGTTCGTAGACTTCCACTAAAATGCCTTTCCGAGTTTGCGTTTGGTTTGTCGACGCATTCCGAAGACCGCCAATACCATACTATCGGATTCGTCGGGACTACAGCCTAGGATATCAACCAGTGTTTTCTGACGATTGGTGGAACCCGGTTTGCGGTTCTTGGGAGGTAGTATCATCTTCCCTTTTTCGTCGTATATCAAAGGCAACGGAGACAACTGACGTCGCAGTTCCACGAACCGCCGAGGAATACCCCACCCCTTTTCCGTGTACCCGGGATCGAGCAGAAGCCGAGCCATGTGGTACATCTCCACCCGCCGGTTCGCATAGACGTATTGTTGTTCCTGAATCTGCTTCCGTTCCTCGAGCATTCGTTGTCCACGTTTTAAGGGAGCCGTCGCCGGTTCCCCAAAACGGACCGTCTGGACCTTGAACCCCGCCCGTCGGAGAACCCACGCATGCTGGATCCCACCGCCACCAGCATCAAAGAAAACCATATCCATCGGGCAGCCATGTTCCCGGGCAAACACAATTGTCTGCTCAGGGATCATACTTGTGTCCGGTGTTTTCATACTCAACTGTTCAATCACCCCCAACTCGTCCACCGCGGTCCACACCGTATTCGCACCGCCTTCTCCGGGGTCTACACCTATGGCCTTGGCGATGCGTCGAGTGGGAAGTGTAGCCGCAATTTCCTCAGCCCGGTTCAACCACACAGCTGGAAACATCAGAACTTCCGCACCTTCGTAGAAGTCAGCATCCAGTCCAGCACACTGCTTAACAGGGTCCCACGTCTTGCGGGCAAGGGCATACGTGTCATAGTCAATGACCCCCGGAATAATGATCTTGCGATCCGGTTCATAGCCTTGGGAAATCTGATACAAAGCCCGACGGACATTCGGACTGTCTTCTGACTTGATGCGAATAATTTTGCGGAGGTAGGACTCGCGTCCGTCTGGAAACACGTAGTCCGATTTCAAGTCACCGCCCCGGTCCTCTGTGCCCGGCTTTCCTTTCACAGCGTACTTGAAGAAGTTGTCGCACTGGTAAGGGTTGCCAATGATCAAGCGTCGGTGAGCCCACTCAATCATCTTTTCATAGGACACCGGGTCCACACCGGAGGCCTCGTCGATTACGGCTAACGTGTGGGGAGAGCTGTACTCCCGCCGGGCAATGTGGTGACCGGACAGACCTTCCCCACGGGCCGCAACACGTCCAATCACATAGCTCAATCCATCAACCTCCCCCTTGTATGTTTTCTTGAGGTGGAGATGATTGATAACAATGGGGAGCTTATATTTCGAGGTCTGGAGAAAACGGCGAATTTCCCCCCACAACACCCCTTCCAATTGGGTACCGTCCACGGACGTCGTTACGATACGGACAGGGTGATGGGCCACGAAAAACCACAGGACAATCAGTCCCGAAACGAAGTCCTTCCCCAACTGGTGACCGGCGGGGACTACTGTATCGATATTATCCCGAACCGAGTACATGATCTCCCGTTGTTGGCGATACAGAGTAATATCTGGCCAACAAAGTTTCACGAACTGGACAGGGTCCATAGTCTGAAAAGGGGGCATGATTTCCAGTCTTTACGGTGAGGCTTGTTTCGTAATCAGCAATGTCCCTTTCTCAGGAAGTTGCTGTATCATCTCCTCTACCTCTGGAACCTTTCCCGCTTGTGATTCGAACATCCGGTCCCAGTCCACAGACACCGAATGCTTGTGATCCACTTCCTCTGGAGCGAAGAGGCTGAAATGTTTCATGGCCATTTCGATAGCCTTGGCCTTGGGGGAGAGGTTCAGTGTAATCTCCTGACCGATGACCTCTCCTGATTTATCATAGAGCTGACGTACACGAAGGCCGTCGATACTTGCCCGGAGTCCTTTGGGAAGTCGACGAAGATCGTCGACGTTAATGACCCCAGTATCATGATCTGCGAAATCCAGGACATCCCGTGTGCAGAGATAGTAGAGCTGCTGGATCACTTCTTCGCGTTCGAGTTTCTTAGCCTGAAAGAAGTCCTTTTGTAATGCCCGGAGTCGTTTCCGAATATCCCTTCGTGCAAGCAATTGACTAGCCATCGCCTGGACAGAATGCTCTTTATACCCGGCTTCTAGCGCAGCTTTCTTTCCATTGAACGACACCACATAAGCCTGACAAAACCGCTCATGTCGCATATTCTCTAAAGGTTTCGACATTTCTATTCAAGTTTTCTAAATGGGGGTGCACTACTTAGTAGGAGGGAATTACCCACAACAGAGAAACACAATAAGACCATTCCCCTCAAGCGACAAGGGTCTTGCTCTCTTCTTCAAAAAACAAACCCCACGGATCCCCCACAATGTAAAGGAAACCCACGGGGTGCACTTGGGACTTTTTTCTCCAGTCAATAATCCCGATTTCCCCGGCATTGGGGAAACCGTTGGCATCCATAAAACAGTTGTTGCGTTTTGCGATTTGTTTTCAACACAGTCTCCCCACCACAAGCGGGACATTTTCCCGGGCCCGATGGTTTTCGCGGAAAGACAGAAAACACTCCCGGGACACGACTCCCATCGTAATCGTAAAGCAGTTCGCGGATGTGTTCGGAGATAGTTGCCGGATCGGCGTGGCCTTAGCTTTGTTGTAAGCCGTCACTATCCATCATTTCGTTCAAACAATCATCCGCGTGGTCACCCATGATATATCAACCCTCGCGGGAATCCCGAATGCGTTTGAGAATCAACAATTCGTGCATGCGTTGTTGGAGCTCCTGATCAGCTTGTTTCTCTTCCCAACGTAGCCAGTGGTTCTCGTGTGTGTCTTGGATTTGTTCCCGTAAAGACAGCCACGATGCTAGTGGCTTGTGAAGTGGGGTTTGCCACCGTAGAACACCGACCGACCAGTTCCACCGCAAAAACTGGACCCGCAGTTGGGTCCCACTCCAACCAGACCGATGATCAGCATAGGTAACAGACCGAAAGGAAAAACCAAGCCCCCACGAACCATGCCGGGAGGCTTCCCCCAACCAAGTCGGGATAGTGACACCGAGAGGACGTTTTCGCCAGTTCATGGTTAGCTCTTGAGTGGAAGTCCCAGCAGGGTATTCAACTGCCGGACGACTTCTTCCGTAATCATGTCAGACAGGAGACCCCGAACCCGCAACGCAATATTTCGTATCTTTTCCTGTCTGGTCAACAGCGGTACGAAGTCCTTCGGTAGGCGACACATGGTCTCCTCAATCTCTGGAACGAAGTTGCTGAAGTTGAATGCGAACTTGGGGACGATCTGGATTTCCATAACGTCCATATGCTTTTCGGCCGACGCTCCATTGAAGTACCTCCACCGTTTGTCCGCTTTTGTGCCAAATCAAGCACGACATAGACAACCAATTGCCGTCTGTACCACAGTAGAGATAGAATGTGCTGGAGGTGGTCGTGTTGTTCTTTCTATATCAGGAGGTGGAAGTGGAGTCTCGACAGGGCAATACCTCGTCATCCACGTTTTTAAGGACATGATTTCCCCTTAGCCGGCTGAACCTGCTTGAAAACGTAACGAACCTGCCCCTCCACAGAAAAGGTCCGACAACGACCAGCAAATAAACCCCGCCCTTGATACGTCAAGACATACATGCGACGGGTAGAATACAACTGGCACAAATACCGTTGTCCGATTTGCAGTTGATCAAGTTCTAAGTATTTCACAGCCCGAACCTTCAATGAGTTTGATCAGGCTTCACCGTCGTAACAGTAAACCACACCGCCGCGCCGTGGGAGCGGTATGCTGTTATTTTCGGATACGGGATTTTGCCTAGCCTTTCCGTTGTACGTTATCGACCTCTTTTACCATCGCGATGGCCCACAGAATGGAGCGCTGAACCGTTTCGTGAATGATTGTCTGCACATCCAGCATATCAATAGTGTGTTGGTCGCGAATACGTTGGAACTGCTGTTCCCGGATGAGGGGGAGCATTGTGGCCAACGTAACATTTGTCAAGGCGATCCAACGTGTGTCTTCCTCGTCGGGTTCCACAGCAACGGGGTCCTTCGCAGGAGCCGGGTCGTCTTGTTGGGGACCTGTGTTCCCAGTCGGTTTTCTTGACAACACGAACGTGGAACGCTCCTCAGGTTTCACTTCCGGGAACCAGTCGTCAGGGAGTTCAACGCATCCCCTTTCCGCCTTTGGGACGCGATTTTTGTGTAGCCACACCCCCTTTTTCAAAATAGGACAAGAGGCAAAAAGAGTAACAGCTTCGTCCTTGTCACGGGCAACATAGAGAATCGTCATGTTCCATCTTTCTTGTCAGGGATCAGGAAACCCCGTTTAGCATGGGGGTCAAATGGCAGTTCTGGCTTTACTATCGTGGACCGGACGAAGATCAGTTCGTGATAGGGACTGGTACGGGGACCCTTTTGTTGCAAGCGAAGATGGGGCCGTCTTGTGTGGGAATACTCTAAACCCCGTCTCGTCCCCGTACTGGCCGTGCCATTGGGGACAAGGACAACCGCCGCGGGGAGGGTCAGTTCCCGTCCTACCGTGTACCCCTTGGAGTACCGCTTTTCGATTTGGGATACCCGTGCGGTGTCCCCTCGCTGGCGGGCCCGTTCCATTTTCTCGACGTACTTCTTGGGAATGTCCGGTCGAATGACCTCGTGTTGGTTGGTCCCGAAAAAGCACACCGCCACCGTAAGTCGAATCACCCGTTCCAGCATCTCCGGGGTCATTCCATTTTCCAAGAACCGGTCTTGTTCGTGGATTACAGTGTTCCGCTTAATCACTTCCTCAAGGTTATCCCCGTTCTCATACGTGAACCCCACCACGGCTCGACCAATGCCCACCGGGCGGGTTGTCTCCACCGTGTGGACATACCGTTTCTTACCTTGTCCGGCGTCCTCGTAACGGACAAGGATAGAGGTCATGTATCCTTCACCCACGGGGATCTCTTTGTTTGGGAGCAGAATGGAGAATACGGGAAACGGAGGCATCAAGTAGGACGCCGGGAGGTCCAGTCCCACGGTCATCAGTTCCAACGCCATTGCGGGCCAGACCTTGAAGTAGGGTCGTCCATGTTTGATCCACGTATCTTCGGCTTCCAACATTCCAGTCAAGGCCGCTTGCTGGACCGTCCAATTCCTGTTAAGTTCCCGAGCCGCCTCCAGAAGGGACCATGTGTAAAACGCTTCCTCAGTCCAACCCGGTGCGACTTTGTTGGCTTCTTGTTGACGTTGATAGAGCGTCCTGTACGGCACGAATTCCAATGACATGGGTCACTTCTCCGGTTTCGTAACGTGGTCGGGACGGTCGAAATAAGCAGGCGGGGATTCTGCACAGACAGCGTGACAAAGTTCCCACTGGGCCAGTCCCACTCGTTCCGCCCAAATCATGTCACGTGGTTCGTACGTGACAAAAGGGTCTTTTTGAATAATCTTTCCCGTCTTGTATGGCAGATAACTAGAGACCACAATGGGGAGACCAAGCAGGACTTCGTTCACGATTGGTCCTTGTAGCGCCTGTCGCATCCACGGATTAGACCACTGTTGTATCAGCTGTTCCTTAAACCAAGCACTGACATAGTAGGTCCTGCTCACAGTGCTGTCTCCCACTTTGACCTAGTTGCGGTGTCCACGGGGTGGTACACGAGCGGTTCCGCCTTAATATCCAGACACGTCAAAGCCTCCCCGATGTGCAACGGACGAGGCCTTCCCCAGTCGAAAAGACGGTACGTCTCGTCCTCGAACGGCTGGACCTCATGGAGTACCAACTGTTCTCCCATCGCCATATGAACACAGCCGGGCGGGATCACAATCGTCATTCCCACCTCCGCCGGGACCGACACCAGCAGTTGTAGAAGACGACCCTCCTCTACGGCTTGCCGAATAGACCCTTGTGTCAAGTCGGACCGTAAAGAAGGACGAAAGCCCAAGTAGAGCAACGCACGTGGATCATGGGACACAACAGACCACGTCTCCCATTTTCGGGGGTGGACTTGTACCGACAAGGGACCTCGCACAACGAGGGTCTTGGCTAGACAGTACCGGGAAGTGTAGTGATACTCCTCTCCCCAAATGCGGGAAACACGTACCGCCGAACGAAACATACTGTCCGTCATTCCTTGGACCTTTTCTGGGTCTTCTGGGGCTTGGGGGACCGTAAGGGCTTAGTCCCATGATGGCGGAAAGAACGCCGGTCTATACTGGTAATTTCTACAAGCCCACACGCCCACAACATCCGTCGTCGAAGGGACAACAAATGCCGGGGCTTATCCCATTGGGCTTTCTCGAGTTCTTGGAATTTCCGTTTGGGTATCCCCATCTGCACAGCCGCGTACTCACAACACACCCACCGCCTCTCGTTCCCCCGTTGAAAATAGGTGTGAAAGAGAATCTGAAAGGGGCTAAGGTGTGTTGTGTACGTCGCACTCCACAGATAGGGAACCCAAATCGTATGTGCGTTGACCTGCCGCTGGTCCGTGGACTTGATACGGTAATTAGAATCAAGCAGGACGAACGTGTGCGTTTCTTCTCTCCGCAATTTGTGGAGGAGTTGAAAGAAGCGTTTGTAAGTCCTGATCGGTTTCATTACCCGCCTAAGGCTTCCGTCGCGGCGTCTTGGGGACTGTCCCCAGCGTCGAACATGTCCCGATAACACTGGTCGGGCAGGTCATCGTGTCCCAGCCCACACTCGGATTTGAGTATCTGGTCCACCGCGAGGAGCCACACCCGAAACTGCTCATCCGTACTCGATGTCATGTTATATCCCTACTCGAAAGGGGCTTGCCGGAGGCCAAAAAACACAACCGCGCAGACCTGCAATGCGCATTCGCAATGGGGGCATTCCAAGTCGCGGTGCTTTTCCTTCACAACCTGTTGGAACGATTTGTCCCCATACAACTCGACCAACTTGTCCCATCCAATCAGCCCACGGCAGACAGGACAATAATCGTCGAAGTTCGCAGGATGTTGTTTTTTGTGTTTTTTAGAAATCTTCGGCGCGGCTTGGGTATCAAACGCCCAAGCTGGTTTATTCTTGAGTTCGGGTTTCTGTGGAGGGTTTCTACTTTGCTCCAGAACGTGTTGAAGGAACTTGCTGGTCGGTTTGACATTGTGCCCGAGAACATAGTGCTGAAACCCACTGGGCCACACGTAGGTCCCGTCCGTCATGTCGGCGGACCAGTTCTTACAACCGCAAATGCGACACGTGGACCAGCCCTTGTAGACCGTGGAACAAAACTGGTCCCGGGTCAGGTACTTGACGACCTTGTCTTGTTCCTCCCAGTCCCATTTCTTGTCAATGAAATCACTGGGGTCCGGCAAATCCGGTTCGTCCTTATTCTTCCAATACCCAATCCGAATCCGTCCATTGCTGTCCCGACCCGCTGTCATTTTCATTCCGCAGACCCTTGTGGTGGACGTACCATACACCCTGCATCGTCGTCGGCCCCACTGGCCGGTTCGAACCCCAAGCGCTTGTACCAATCGACCAACTGCTCGGCCGTCATGTCTCCGTAAGGATTGACCCACAACGCCAGCCAGACCTCTTCGTTATCGGCATCTTCCAGTACCTCCCCCATCAACCGTGTGGCAATACCCCTTCGCCGGAAAGGAGCCGGGACATTGACACGAGACACTACCCACATCCGCATTCCCACACAAAAATGCACGTCCACCACAGCGAGATGACGGGGAGAGCATACGTAACTGTAGCAGTCTTTCATGGGATCTCGTTCCTTCTCCTGTAACATCGGCAGTTCACGACCGATGATAAAGTGCCTTGATCAAGTCAAACTAACGGGAGTACAACATGGACGAACCGATGGTCATTCGCGACGACGACCGAGAATGCCGTAACATTCGCGCCAAGAAACTATTTGGAGACCACGCCAAACTGTGGACCGAATCATTGTGGGGACAGCCCGCCGTGTACTGCGCCAGCCGACTGCCACCGACCCGTGTCAAGTCAAAATCCAAAAAGCAGTAGAAACCCCGACAAAACGTCAAACCTGTTCGCTTTTGTAGACATCTGTACAAAAGCGAAGCATTTTGTACAGATGTCCAGACGTCAGGTTTGTTTACAGGTCGAACCCATCTTGTACACCCGACGCCGCCTACGGTCGTCTCAGGGGCGTCTTTTGACGGGGATGACCTAAGTATCGGGCTCGTAGGCGGTCGCGCCCCTGAGACGAAATTGGGCGGCGTCCTTCTCCAGCGGTGGCGATCCCCTTGTTTTCCCGGCGATCCGCCAGTCCGACCGCAAGTTTCTAGGCGGTTTTGACCCCAAACAACGAAAACGACCTGCGCATTGAAAAGTTTCAAAAAAAGTGATTTTCGCGCCCCTTTTTGCGTGTTCGGACCGGCCCCGTTTCCGTTATCCCTATGTGCGCCCCGCAACGGGGCACACGGGGCCAAGCGCCCCAAACGTTCTTTTTCAAATGCATGCCGGCCTGGACTTTGGGCGTTTCGCGCCCTGAGGAACCCGGGACCGGCTAGGGGGACCGTTGCTAAGATGGCCCACGGGGTCCAATGCGCTACGTCGCGTTGGAACGTGGGGGTGACACACGCAACGAACCATGTGCCCCGTTTGATCTTTGACAACTCGACTTCTTCTGGCCCGCAGCACCGACTGCGCGGTGGACCGGTACATTCCCCGGCAGAATAGAGCATACGGTGAGTTTAGATGCAACACAGACGACGTCCCATCACTGGGACGTAATGTGGCCCCCGCAACGTGTGGGGACGGTTCGAAGCCCGAACAGGACAAGACCATGATCAACAAAATTGCAACGCCGGCCGGCAAATGTCCGGTCGAGCTCAAAGACGCCTCGCGTGATGGAGTGATTGCTTGGGCTCACAAGGTCCGGGAAATCGGACTGAAGAACGACCGACACTACATGGTCGAGGCCCTTGTATTCTACTCCCGTTCGTTCGACATTGTGGACCCACGGGATGTCAAACAGTGGCTGAGCGAAGAATGGCCGGAAGAACGCCCATTGTCGGCACGTGAAATGAACACGTTGATGGCCGGCAAACTGGCCACCAAATCGGAGAAAGCCGCCGCCCGCGAAGAAGCCAAAGCGGAGAAGAAAGCCGCCAAGGAAGAGAAGGCCGCCAAGGCCCCCGTCGAACGGGACGCCATGGGGAATCGTGTGGGGTCGCAAGCGAACCTCATCAACGTTGCCTTCCTGGCCGGACATCGTACCGCCGCCGCCTTGTGCAAGGCGACAGGATTCAACTCGGGCCGGATGGCGGGGCACCTCAAGTTCCTGTTGACCCACGGGTTCGCGACCAAGAACGGGGACGAGTACATTCCCACCGATTCGAGTGCCGTCCCCGCAGTCAAGGCTGAGAAGACAGCCGAAACGACGAAGGCCACCGACAAGAAAACCAAAGCCCGTTACACGGTGTTCGGCCTGAACGCCTGCGCCGTGTGTCGCACACTGGGGGCCAAAGGTTGGGAGTTCGATGCCCTGACCCTTGCGATTGAGACCCTTGGTTGCAAGGGTATGAGTCATGCCACAATGCGAATGCACTACGTGGCCGGGAAGAAAGGGTCCACTCGGTGGGGCGAACCCGCCAAACTGACCAAGAAGCAACTGACCCAACTGACAGAAGCCGCGAAGTAATGCAGAGGACAGGGGTTCGCCCCTGTAATGCACTGACCCGATGTTGGGTCAGGGGTTCCAAGTCCCCAGTGGAGTAATAAGATGACCGAACAAAAGTACGAATTTCTTACCCGCCCCCGGAATGTGTCCGTGGGGTCCGTGGTCATTCTGCGGGACAGCCGCAAGGGAACGTTCCGTCGGGTCAACGTGACGAAGGTGACCAAGACTGGACGCTTCTACGTGGAAGAGTCCCCGGTTCTGTTCCGTGAAAGCGGGGAGCCCGTGGAACGGAAGGCCATAACGCACCTTGAGTGCGTGGAGAACACGGACAAGAACTGGGTTCAGTTGGAATGGCGAGAAGAGTCCGATAAGAAACGCCGGGCCGAACGGAAGGCCGCGGACGACGAACGACACGCGGCCTACGAAGCCCGTATGGCCGAGGAACTCGCGGCAGTCAAGGCGGCATGTGGAGAAGAGGGACTTAACGTCCTTCAACACTTCACTGCCCCGGACGGCAACGAGGTCTACACGGTACGTATTCCCGTCATGGAAGCCTACGTGGAGCGTAAGAAGGGCTGGGAGATCATGACAGTCCGTATCGGGCCCCCGACCACGGACTGGATGGGCCGCACGTCACGTGAGTGCGCGATGACCGTGTGCAATGGGTCGTCGGGTTCCTTCGGGTCGTACTCAACCAGCAACGCCGACCCCAACGACCCGGAGAAGGCGTTGTGGGACTGTGCCCGACAAGCGTATCACAGCTGGTAATGCAGAGGACAGGGTGCGAAGCACCCTGTAATGCACTCGTTCAACGTGAACGAGGGGTTCCAAGTCCCCAGTGGAGTAATAAGATGGGTCCACGTCCTATCGGCACACCAGACCCAGAAGTTCTGGTCACGTACGACAACACCAAAGGCACAGCGCGCCTGAGCAAGTCATTTGATTCCCTGCTCAAGGCACGGGGCTTCTACATGCGAATGCTCCGCAAGGGACGCTGCCCGCACTACAAGAACCCCAACAAAGACAACTAATGCAGAGGACAGGGCGCTTCGCACCCTGTAATGCACTGACCCGATGTTGGGTCAGGGGTTCCAAGTCCCCGTCATAAGGAAACGCCATGACTGTAACATGCCTCAGCTCCCAAACGACAACGAACATCAACCTCCCCTGTCTCAGCATGGGACAGGTTAATGGTCGGGACCGATGGTTCCTCCGGTTCGACTACCGAATGGACGAAGACTTCAGCTTCGGGGTGGAAATCGACCACAGCCTTGCTTGTGCTGAAAACGACATCCGGGTCGTAGCGTACCATCACGGGGACCGGTTCGAAGTCGTAACGCGGGACGAGTTCAAACGACGAGTGACCGAGGCGATGGAACATGAACCCTGCTACAATGACGACCCACTAGAAGAGGGGGAAGTGGAGCAAATTCTGGAGAGGATTCGCGGGGAGCTCAAAACCAAGCTCACAGTGATTGAGTACAAATCGTTCTGGCAAGAGGTCGACAACTGCATCGCCCGGTGGAATGCCATGTTGTTCCTGTTCCAACCCACGGTCTGTCTCTAGCAGAGGACAGGACTTCGGTCCTGTAATGCGCTGTCCTAACGTAGGACAGGGGTTCCAAGTCCCCAGTGGAGTGATAGAATGGCTACCGTCAAACAGTTGGCTAGTTTCGTACGCAAGCAAGCCGGGGGTACAATCTTCTCAGTGAAGTTCATCAAGCGTACCACTGGGGAGGTCCGGGATATGCTGTGCCGGTTCGGCACGGTGAACAAGGTCAAGGGCGAGACGGGGAACGGTCCCGCCTACAACGCCCTCGACAAGGGACTGCTGCCCGTATGGGACATGCAAGCCGAGGGGTTCCGGTCCATCCCCCTCGGGAACATCATTACAATTAAGATCAAGGGACAGGTCTACAACGGACCCATGGCCCCGAACGAGTAGCAGAGGACAGGACTTCGGTCCTGTAATGCACCCGATAATGTATCGGGCGGTTCCAAGTCCGCAGTAAGGAAAACACCATGTCCAAGAAAGAAGTCTACGCAACGGTCGCCGCCATTCTCACAACGCTACTGGAAACGGACGCCCCAGCCCCGGAGAGCTCCATCTACCTCGCAATGGGGATGGACATGGAAAAGTACGAGGCTATTCGATCCCTGATGGTCGCGCTGGAGTTGATCACGGTTCAGTCCTACACGATACGACTGACCGACAAGGGACGGAAAACCGCGGAGGCGTGTAACGCCGCACTCGCTGGCTAACGCAGAGGACAGGGTGCGAAGCACCCTGTAATGCACTGACACGACGTGTGTCAGGGGTTCCAAGTCCCCAGTGAGGTACACGACCATGACTACGACCAAGCCGGAAGTGACCAAGGGTATGCGCGAGTTCGCCAAGTCCATCAAAGCCCCCGAGGGATGGTCCCGTGAGGAACTGGACGGTTTCTACACGAGCGGGATTCCTTATGGAGGAAAGGACTCCATGCCGGGGATGCTGTCCATCGTGCTGAAGTCAGACAGCATCATCATCGTGTTCTGTATCGAAGAGCGGGTGGACTTCCGCTCGAAGAAGAGTCATGTGGTCTACTCGGGGCACACGAACTTCGCGTCGAGCAAGGGGTGGCGGTCGTTCGACCGCCTTGGTGTGGAGGACTCGTTCTACTCGCCATACGACGCCAAGGCGTTAAAGGATATGCCGGACCCCAGTCAAGTGATCGCTGAACAGTGCGACCGGGTGGTGAAGTTCAACGAGGTGGACGCCCGCCGGCTGGACATCCCCGGCATCCCCTACCGTATCACGCCGGAGAGCCGTGTGGAGCGAACGGCACAACTGAAGCAAGGGAAGTCCATCACGTTCGTTCCCAGTGGGTTTGGAACGGGCTTACGTGTGTCCGCGAAGCGGAGTCGGCACAGCAAGCCAATGTCCGCCGAGACGGCTCAGTTCTTTGACTGCCCCGCCTTATACGTGGAAACGTTCGACCACGACTAATGCAGAGGACAGGGTGCGAAGCACCCTGTAATGCACTGTGACAACGTGTCACAGGGGTTCCAAGTCCCCGTCATAAGGAAACGCCATGAGCAGTCCTATCAGTGGCCAGGAAGGTGCTCGCCATCCCGCCACCAAGTCAACTCAGCCCCTGCCGGGGATGTTACAGGTTCTGCAAACGCGCACGACCTATGCGACCCGAAGCAACGCTATCGCGGCCCTCAACAAGGCCATCCAACGGTCCGGCGGGGACCCCACACGTTGCCGATACGTGATCGCGGTCAACGAGGAGGGGCGGTTCGCGCCCGTAGTGTTCGGATCCGAGTGGCTGATCCTGGCCATGTACTATTCCATCACAGTCGTGAGTACCTGAAATGCAACGTTCGCTATTCGTAAACCGCGAGACGTACGACAAGCTTGTACGTCAGTTCCCAGCATGGATGCGAGACTGCTGGCCCCGGTACCGCCGACACTGGAATATCGGTGGGGTCATGGTCTATGCCCATGAAGGGTATATTGAGAACCTGCAAATTCAAATCAGTCAACTTCAAACGGAGCATCGCCATGTCTAGCGTTTATGTAGACAACACGTCACTCGAACTGGAACTGATCGACACCCTGCGGAGGTACTGCACCTACTCAGCACAACCGCATCAGGAGAGCACCTGTATCCTGTCCGCATTGGTCAACCTTGTGGACACGACCCGCGAGCAACCAAAAATGTTCGACACGGCTGTCAACGGTCGACGACTCACTCAACTCGAACGGGAGGAACAGATCGTCCTGTTCCTTCGGGCGCACTGCCCACAACAACTCTAGCAGAGGGGAGGGCCACAAGCCCTCTAATGCGTCCTCCCGAATGTTGGGAGGCTGGTCCCAAGCCCAGTAGAAGGAACACCGGCCATGGAACAAACCTATGTCATCCCGGAACAGAACCTGCCCCGGTTATACGACGAACTGGCCCGCCTCAACAAGCGGGCCAAGAAACTGGGGACCAGCGGGATCGCGTTGGTGACCAGTCCCGCATTCACGGAGTTTGAGTTCGAGAACGACAAGACAGGGAGCCGGACGTGGTGGGCGAACCACACGTTGACCCGTGACGAAGAAGGCCGAACGATTGTGGGGAAGGCTCACGCGTACACCGGCACCGGAACCACGATGACGGGACTTGTCCGGCAATGGCACTATGCCACCGTGTCCGGGGTGTCCCCAAAGTACGACGGCTGGTCCCTCGTGGGGTGCCTGTCGCCCGTGGACCTCGAGGACGGGACCCGGGAAAACATGGTGCGAACTGTGCCGGGTCACACGGTCCCCAGTGTGTACCGAAACCGGGTCGGGTACTGTGACCACTGCAGCACCAAGCGAAAACGGACCGAAACGTTCGTGGTCCAACACGACGACGGACGGACGAATATGGTCGGGCGCCAGTGTATCAAAGACTTCCTTGGACACACCGACCCCCATGCCCTTGCCAAGTTGGCGGAACTGTTCTTCGACCTGAATGGTCTTTGTGCGGACGCCGAGAATAATGACTGGCTGGGTGGGGGCTGTCGCCAGCCGGAATGCTGGGACCTTGTTCGGTTCTTGGAGGTCACGGCTGGGGTGATCCGTGTGGAGGGTTGGGTATCCCGGGGGAAAGCCAACGAACGGGCCGAGATGGGGGACCGCGTGACGGCGACCGCCGATTACGTGCTCTACTATTTCAACCCACCCATGTCCGGCACGGAGGCGTATAAAGACTGGAAGGTGTGGAAGACCAAGATCGACGACCACGTGCCGGAATACGTTGAAGAGGTCGAGGCCGCGTTGGTGTGGGCCAAAGACCTCAGCCCCACGGAAGGGGAGGACTACCTCTACAACGTCAATCTTATTGCCCGGGCCGGGTACGTGTCCCGAAAGACGACAGGAGTGGCTGCCTCCCTGTTGCAAGCCTACCGCCGGGCGACGGGGACTTTGAAAGTTCCTACCAAAGGGGAACGTTCTGTGTCCCAGCATGTGGGCAAGGTCAAGGACAAGCTGGTCTTGGATGTGACGTGCGACCGCATTTTCTCCAGCGAAGGGTACTATGGAACGACCGGCGTCCATAACATGACGGATGACCTTGGCAACGTGTTCGTGTGGTTCGCGTCGGGTTCCACGACGTGGCTCACGGAACGGGGCCAGTTCCAAATTCAAGGGACCGTGAAAGATCACAGTGAGTATAAGGGTGTGAAACAAACCATTCTGACCCGTGTGAAAATCCTTCGGAACTACACGGAAGAGGAACGTGTCCAACAACACGAGGAGTCACTTACAAAGGAAGACTGATATGGAGAAATCGTTGGAAGAAATCGGGGCCATGCTCGGGCACTTGTCAAACCGCTTGGCGGAGGTGACCCGAGGGTGCCCCGACCCGGAGCTGGAGTTCCTCTGTCGTAAACACGCGGTCGCCCTGACCAACATTAACTTGAACCTCCAAACCTTGGCTGCGTGTGTCCAGACCAAGACCCCCGTAACCGGTATCCGTCTCAACAAAGTGGAAGTGAACCCATGACCGTCAGCACCGTCACCAAGATTTGTGAAATCGTGGAACAGCACACGTTCCAGACCATCGGCACAACCCTCTATCTGGAGGACAAGGTCACACTGAAGAAGTTGGAGTCCTACTACTTCGTGGACCGGGTGAGAATTAACCCGGCCATGTGTGGTCCCGTCGGACCCATCTTCGAACGGATCGAGTGCATCATCCACGTGTCATTCGCCAACGGAAAAGTCTACCTCCGGTACGCCTATGACTACTATCACCCAAACGGGGGACACAACGGGTTCAACCGGGACTTCGTTATTCCCCTTGCATAGCAGAGGACAGGACTTCGGTCCTGTAATGCGCTGCGGCTGTTCCGCAGGGGTTCCAAGTCCCCAAGCCACATTCAATTCCCACTAGCAAAGGACACGTCATGATCAACTACGAAACCGCCCCATCGCCTGAACTGGAAGAGGTACGTGTCCTGCTCCACCGTGCCGGGATCGAAACCCGCCCCATCAACAACTCCCATGACGTGCGCTGTTTCATTCCCAACTCGTGGAACACACGAGAAGTGATTGTGATGCATTACGTCCTCGAAGATAAAATGCGGGTCGTGGCCGAAGTTGATGGGAAGCACAAGAACACGATCATTCCCTACAAACGAGGCGCCCGTGTGGTAGCGGAAACTGTTCTGCGTCGTTTTATGGAGATGCCCTAGATGCCTAGCAAACCTGCTTGGTCCGCGCGTTGCAATTGCTACAACGGACACCCCAGTTCCTCGGGTCGGTGCACGTGCCGGTCCTGTCGACTGCCGGAGACTGGGGAGTACATTAGCGGGGTGATCGACCCCACACGTAGCGAACACGAAATGGCGGTCTGTGAGGACTGCCGTAAGAACTGCCCCGTGGGAAAAGGAACCCGCCATGCAAATTCAGACCACCCTACGTGACCGGGAAGTGACCGTGAAGCTGTGGATGCAGCCGGCTGAACCCGACGTGGGTATCCTGTCCGCCTACGTGGAAGACTACAAAATCACGGACGACGAGACCGGGGAGAAACTCGACTGGGAACTGGACGACGACGAACAAAACCGGCTCGCAGAACTGGCCGAAGACAACGCCAGCGAACCTGACTTTGATTACTGACCGGATCAGGTTGGACTTCCGATAGTAAACGTGACCCGACCAACCCCAGCAGAAAGGAACCCTAGATCATGTGCGAGCTCGCTGTCCAACACACCCCAACCGGCATTCGCCTCGGCAGTAAAGGGACGGTCGCCAACACCCCCGAAAAGGCAGCTGTCCTGATGGCCCAGTTGCCCAAAGGACGGGCACGACAGGAACGCAAAAAACTGCATCGCCGCGGATTGGTCTCCCTCGCCGCCGTCCCACGGGTCTCGATCGCCACTGCCTAAGGAAACCAATGCAGTACGCTTCACCGTCTCTTACGAACGTCGTTGAACCGATAACGACGTTCATGGAGACCCAACAGGACCAACGGTCCGGCGATGGGGAGACCAGCGCTCCCCGACAACAGCCTTCTACATACGGCTAGACCAACGGGTAACCCGGCGCACGGTGTCTCGGTGGGATCGGTATAGTGCCCCACCAGCCGGGTTGCTCGTTCCCCTCCTCAATCTTGGGGGTGGGAACGAGCAACCTTTTCGACACAGGAACCAACATGTCAAACCGCGACAGCATTCTCTCCAAACTCGAAGCCCTGATGAAGCGGACCCGGGACAACGGAGCCTCCGAAGCTGAAGTCGAAGCCGCAATGAAAATTGCCCGTCGACTTATGGACGAGCACAACATCGCCATGGAGGAGGTGCTGACAAAACAAGCCTCCGCCGGCCCAGCGACCATCGAAATCAAAGAAGAGGAAGCCCGCACCGCATCAAAAATGGATCGCTTCGAGCAGTACCTCATGTCCACTGCTGCTGATGTGTGTGATGTGCGATGGTACTACCAGAAGTCACACAAGTGGGACGAAGCGACACAAAAAAGGAAGACGCAAGTCAAGCTTGTGTTCTTTGGCATGGCGCAAGACGTGCTGGCTGCTCGTTTTCTGTTCCTTGAACTGCTTGTCGTGGTTCGTTCTATGGCCCGTGCCAAGGTAGGAACACCGTGGGGACAGCGGCACTACTATTACTGCGATGGATTCTGTAGTGGGCTTGCGAATCAGGCCAACAAACTGAAGAAACAATCACAGGACGAAGCCACCTCGGGAACCGGACTCATCCTTCTCAAGGACAACGCACTTGTGGAGTACGAAACCAACGTACTCAAAGCAAAACCTGGGAAGCACAAAGCCATTGCTAAAAGCAGATTGCATTCCACCGAATTCCAAACCGGCTGGTCAGATGGGTATCAATACGAACTCAATCCCAAACGAGAAACCCCTATCGCCCACAACGTTCGAGGTCTCCCAAATGACTAGAATCAATGTCGGTGTGGGCCCACGAGAGCTTCCCGACAAAATGCTGCTCGCCGAGCATCGCGAAATCACACGAATCCCAAACGCCATCAAAAAAGGACGAACCAAGAACTTCGATAACCTACCTCCTACATTTTGCTTAGGCACAGGACACGTCAGATTCTTCTACGATAAGCTTAGATACCTCGCCATTCGGTATAGTGCCATCCACGCCGAATGTAGACGACGGGGATTCAACGTCACCGACAAGACCACAGCCTTTCATTCTCTCCCGGCGCAACTGATGGGGAACTACATCCCTACCGAAACCGATCGCGCCTTGATAGTAGCGAGGATAGAGAGCAAAGGCCACACGTTGATTTTCCCCCACACCCAGTTGACGGCTGGGCGCCCCCTGCGTAGCATAGCACGTTCTCCCCGCTAGGGAGGTAGTTCGTTCCCCCTTATCAAAGGAAGCCAATATGGCAACCACAACAGCCGCCGCAGCTCGTAAGGAACTCGCCAACGAATCATTCAAAGACGTCGAGCTTCTTATCTGGGACTCAGTGCATCGGTTCCATCGCCGATACGGCGATCACTACGGGACAAGGGAAGAACTCTTTTCAGAAGGCTGTGTCGCCTTCACAATCGCCTACAGGAGGTACGACCCAGCCAAGGGGTCCTTTCCTACCTACGTCCGAACCGTGGTGGGTCATACCCTCCTGGAACTTGTTCGTACCGAGACAAAGCGTCGTGTCCGGTTCAACACAACCACGGAAGTGGAACCTTCGGTAAGTCCCCCTCACTTCTCCCTGACAGACTTCTTGGATGAGATCTCAGAAGACGCCCGCGCCATTGTTTCCTTGGTACTGGACACTCCTACGGGCTTGCTCCGTGTGATGCAGGAAGACGATCGGAAACAAGTGAAACACACCCTCCGTCAGTATCTTGACGGTATGGGATGGGACACTAGCCGGGTTACCCGTGCCTTCTCCGAAATTAGTACGGCGCTGGCGTAACAATCCACGTGGCCCGTGCGTAGACGAGCCGGACCTGTGATCGTGTGTTGGAGCGACCCTTCCCACGGTTCCACAATACGGTTCTTCTTTTGGGGCTGATCCTGTTCCCGCGTAGAAGTGGTTCACGCTACGAGGGAACAGAGGAACAGGACCAACCCCCCACGGGTAATTCTTTCTAAAAACGGGGCGTGACGGGAGACAGAACCTCCCTTCAAATCCTACAGTTCGCGCCCCCGTCTTGGAGGTCCCGATGCTTGTACTAAGTAGACGTCCCAACGAGGAAATCTATATTGGAAACGGTGTAACCCTCCGCGTGTTGTCCATTCAAGGAAACCGTGTGAAATTTGGGTTTGTCAGTACCGAAGCCATTTCTATCACAAGAAAAGAAATCCATGACAAAGCTGTTCCCGTACCAGAAGCAAGGGGTCAAGTTGATCTCGAAATTTGGTGGGCGGGTACTGTTAGCGGATGAGATGGGTCTCGGTAAGACCCTGCAATCCATTACATGGTACGACTGGAACTTCGACGAAGAAGCTCTATGCATTGTGGTGTGCCCCGCCTCCCTCAAATACAACTGGGAACGGGAGGTCCTACACCATACGGGAATTCGGTCCGCCATCTGTAGCGGCCGGAAGCCCCCCAAAAGACGGAGCCATTTCCTCCGGCACCGTGTCATCATTATCAACTATGATGTGCTGGGAGAATGGGTCGAGTACCTGTCCAGTCTCAAGCCCGACCTGATTATCATTGACGAGGCTCACTACTGCAAAAACACGGAGTCCCAACGGTCCAAGAACGTAACCGCCTTGTGTCAGGGAGTCCCCCACGTCATTGCCCTCAGTGGGACCCCGTTGACAAACCGCCCCGCCGAGCTGTTCCCCATTCTACACATCCTGTTCCCCAAGAAATACCGGAAATTTCCCCGGTTCGCTTGGAAGTATTGTGACCCGCAAAGGAACTTCCGGGGGCAGTGGGAATACAAGGGAGCCAAAAATCTCGACGTACTTCACCGCCGCCTGAAAAAACATGGGATGATCCGACGTCTGAAACGAGACGTACTCAAGGACCTGCCACCCATCACCCACAACATCGTTCTATTAGATATCAAGAACCGGAAGGAATACGAGGAGGCCGAACAAGACTTCGTGAACTGGCTTTACAAGAAGTCCCCCGCCAAGGCTAACCGGGCCGTGCGGGCAGAACGTATGGTCAAACGTGGCTACCTCCGGCGTCTTATTGGGGAACTGAAACTGCAGGCGGTCAAGGAATGGGTGGACACGTTCTTCGAAGAGACCGACGATAAGCTTATCCTTTTCGGTATTCATAAAAAGGTGCTGAAACCCCTGCAGGAACACTACCGTTCCCGGTCTGTGCTTGTGGACGGGTCTGTTACAGGGCACAAGCGACAACTAGCCGTTGACAAGTTCCAAACATCCCCCAAGACGAAACTCCTTCTAGCTAACGTCCAAGCCGGGGGGACCGGTTATACGTTGACGGCCAGCCGGTCCGTGGGGCTTATTGAGATCCCGTGGACACCAGGGGAAGTCAGTCAGGCCATTGCCCGTGCCCACCGCATTAGCCAAACCCGAGGCGTGTCCTGCTATTACCTTGTGGTCTACGACACCATCGAACACGATCTTATTCGACTCATTCAACACAAGCAAGGAATTCTGGACCAGACATTGGATGGAGGTGTTCCCACCAACGAAGAGGACCTGATGGATCTGCTGGACCAAGAAATCGCCAAGCGCCAAAGGAAAAAGAAGTCCTAGGGAACCGGGAACAAGCCCATCCGAATATACGGGAGGCCCTTGACAGGAAGCCCCTGCCCACCCTACAGAACAGGAGGTGTCTCATGCGTAAGATCAACTGATACCCATCTGTAGCCGACCGGTGCTACGTCCCGAAGCGGCAGCGGGGGAGTCTGCCGCCATATTACACCCGGAGTGGATACGGTATACCACCAACCATGTAGATGCCAGCGGGAAGAGACAACGTCCAACCCATGTAATCGTTGGTAACCCGGTTCGACTCCGGGCGGGTGTTCTAGAGCAACAAAGGGCAGAAACATGGACAGGTTAACGGACTGGCTTGTCGCCCACCCATGGACGACGATAACGACCCTCGGGGCCTTGCTGTGCCTTAGCACATGGTACGCGGTACGAGATTTAGAGTAACCGGACCCATCTTATGGATTTTCGCGAACTTCTCGCGGACCTGAACATCGACACAGCCCCGGAAGGACACCACCACGGACGCGACGGTTGGATCAACTTCGACTGTCCTTTTTGTGGGGCTGGAACCTCTAAATATCACATGGGTCTCAATACCCGTGGCGGATACGTTAACTGTTGGCTGTGTGGTCCTCATAACCTAGTTGAAACACTAGCCGAACTGTCGGGGAACCCCCAGTCCCGTATCAAACACTTTCTAAAAAACGTAGAACGCCCACGGTACCAACAACAAACGGAACACACTGGGGTTCTGCGGGAACCCCGTGGGGTCCGTCCTCTTATGCGGGCACACCGGGAGTATCTACGGGGACGGGACCTGTCTGTTAAGGACATGAAGCGGCTGTGGAACCTCGGGGGCATTGGTCTCCACCCTCAGTTGCAATGGCGTATCTACATTCCCATCACATACCTCGGACGTGTTGTTTCGTGGACGACACGGTCCCTATCCGACCACGGTACCCGGTACATTTCTGCCCCCTCCCAAGACGAAGCCATTCCCCACAAATCTCTGCTCTTTGGGGAAGACTATTGCCGACACGCCTGCATAGTCCACGAGGGTCCGTTTGACGTGTTCCGTACTGGACCGGGGGCTGTTTGCACGTGTGGAGCGGGCTACTCCCGGTCCCAAATTCTCCGCATCTCTAAGTACCCCAGAAGGGTCATCTGCTACGACAACGAACCGGAAGCCCAACGTCGAGCCCGTGCCATTTGCGACGAACTGGAGCCCTTTCCAGGGGAGACGTTGAACGTAGTTTTGGACAGCAAAGACGCTGGGAGTGCCACGCCCAAAGAGACCCGATATCTGCGTTCTTTGTTGGACGCTGCCTGATGAAACCCAACAAAGAAAAAGGTATTCCCAAAGAGGTATCCCATGGAATATGGATACCTCTTTGGTCGTTTCAAGTGGAACCACTCCGCAGTCTATCGGCTGGGGAACGTCAACTTTACTGCCTGATTTTTGGACTTTCCCGCAGTGTTGGATACTGCTTTGCGAGCAATTCTAAGCTATCAGCTATACTGAATTCTAGCCCAAACGCCATTGGAAACAGTGTATCGAAACTAAAGAATAATGGGTTAGTTTCGGTGAACCAAGTGGGGAAATCACGTCAAATTTCCCCACTGATAGACATAACCAAAGCAGATGATGGTCCACTTTTAGTGGAGGGTCAAGGAAATGGAACCTCCACTAAAAGTGGAGGGCCACAAGCCGACCCTCCACTAAAAGTGGAGGGAACCTCCACTAAAAGTGGAGGGCCATATTATAATAAACTTAAAACAAAACAAAAACTGTCGCGCCCTTCGGGCGGCGACGGTGTTGAGATGGAGACAGACATGCCATTTCTGGAAAGTTTAGAAACGGAGAAAACACCACCATCAAAATTTGACATCGATTGTGCGTCAAAATTAAAGGACGCACTCAATACCAAAAATCTTATCACAAGGCCAGTCAGTCTTAGGAATTGGTCAAACGAATTCCGTATCTTGAGGAAGACCAACAAAAAAGCTATCATCAAGTCTGTACTCAAATGGTACTGTGACCATGCTGGTCAAAAATACATTTCGGTTGCCCTGAGTGCTGGTTCATTTCGGCGCAAGTTTGACAACATCAAACACCAGTCGGAAAATCACGTCACACCAACGTCAGTCAAGAAACACACAGAGTACGATCAAGCCACAACATCCCTCTACAACGAATTACGTCATCTTCATTGGCCCAAGGGGACCAAGACCCAGCTCATGGACGCCATCCAGGACTCCGTGTTGGAATACGGTGTGTTCTGGAAAGCATTAACGGACGTGACCAAGAGAACAGACGTGGACCCCAAAGTGCTCCGATTTGCTAAGGAACTGCGAAGTTCGATCCCGAGCCTCAAGACGTTTGTGCGGGACTGGTTCGAAGGTATCCACAAGTCTGTTGCGAACTGGAAAGACTGGTCGGGGAACCTCCGCTCCATGGCCCTACGGCGGGACCACAAAAAATTTCATTCCCTCGGTCAAGGTTGGTCTGACGATTATTGTGGGGACCCTAGTCGGTGGGACAAGTTACTGGAGCTTCTGGGATGACACCTATTCGCGAAACGTGGAGAAACCAACAGACCCGTGACATGCTAGAGGCGGGTTGGGATCGATTGCTCGCAGAATGCCAGAAGCTCGACAGCGGGCCTTGGCTCGGAATGTACTCGGATGCACCGCCCCTGTTCTGGGAGTTTCTGTCCATTGGGGTGTCGGAATTTTCATTCAGTTTGTTGGAACAAGAACCATTGTCTTCCGGTCCCCGGTATTTCTTCTTTGACAGTGCTGCAGGAGTGACCGCAACATATGAAAATCGAACCATCAAGGGGAAGTCCATGTCGGATAACAAAACGGAGCAACGCAAGGTGCTATGTCTTGCGGTGGACGCCAGTGGGTCCCCAAAAGACGTGGAGAAACGCCTTAAAGTGATTGCCCGGGAACTCCTCTCTCATCATCCAAATGGACTAGAGGTTGGGGACAATGGGATCGACTCAACAGAGGGTGGAGACGATTTCGACTATCATGTAGTTTCCTATGACATGATCAGTCTTTGCTCCCTATATCAAGATGATAAGGAAACGGAAACGTGAAAATTGAACGCCGCAACGGGGGCGACGAACGCCGCATTCTCATCGGGATGATCGTTGACCCCATTGTGCTCGGACACGTGGCGTCTGTGTGGGCGAAGGAAGGTCGGTTCAAATCCAAATGGTCCAACCTAATTGGCGGATGGTGCGTCAAGTTTTACGAGCAGTACGAAAAGGCCCCCCGCAAAAATATCGAAGGGATGTTCGAAAGTTGGGCCGCCCGGAACAAGGATAAAGAAACCATCTCTACAATCGAGGGGTTTCTTTCTTCGTTGTCCGGGGAGTACGCCAGTCTGCATAAGGAACAGAACAGTCAATTCCTTGTGGACTTGGCCTCCGGGCATTTCAACAAAGTAAACCTCGCCCACCTCGCGGAGACCCTGCAGGGGGATATCGACCAAGGGGATTTGAAAAAAGCCCTCGACCGGGTCAATGGGTTCCACCACGTGGAACTAGGCTCGGGCATGGGTGTGGACGTGTTGCGTGATCAAGTGGCGATGCAACAAGCCTTTGAATCCAAGTCGGAACCGCTAGTCACGTATCCCGGGGCTCTTGGGAACTTTTTCAAGGACGCCTTGGAACGGGACTCGTTCATTTCTTTTATGGGACCGGAGAAACGTGGCAAGAGCTGGATTCTCCTAGATATCGCATGGCGGGCCATGCTGCAAAGGAGGCGTGTGGCATTCTTCTCCGTGGGAGACTTGAGCCAGAACCAAATGATGCGGCGGTTCCAGAAACGGGCCGCCCGACGTCCTTTCGTGCCCAAGACCATCCGCTACCCTATCAGTATCGAACACGACCCGGACGAACGCTGGGCGACCGTGACCACGGAAGAGCGCGTCTTCAAGGAAGCCCTCTCGTGGCAAGACGGGTACAAAGCCTGCCAAGCCGTTTTGAAAAAGGTTAAAACGAAGCAGACGTTGCTCCGTCTTTCAACCCATCCGGCGGACACGTTAAGCGTCAACGGTATCTCCTCCATTCTTAAAACATGGGAACGGGAGGACTGGTCCCCGGATGTTATTGTGATTGATTACGCGGACATTCTGGCACCTCCCCCCGGGAACCTGCAAAGCCAAGACGCCATCAACAAGACGTGGATGAAACTGCGAGCACTGTCCCAAGCCCTGCACTGTTGCGTCATTACGGCCACCCAAGCCAATTCGGCGTCCTACAAAGCGGAGACACTGGACCAGTCCCATTTCAGTGAACTCAAAAAGAAGATGGCCCACGTGACCGGCATGTGTGGGATTAACCAGACCCGTGACGAGAAGGAAGACGGTATTTACCGCCTTAACTGGATTGTCCTTCGGGAAAGCGAGTTCAACGTATCCCGATGCGTCTACGTCGCAGGATGCCTTGATATCGGGAACCCAGCGGTCCGTTCAGTATTTTGAAGAAAAATTGCGAGCCGCCTAGATTTTTCTTGTCGACTAAGACAGCGATCCGATATTACTAGCACAACGGTCGACAGTTCGACCGGGCGCAACGGGCGCCATAGTTCCCCCGGAATTGGAGAGACGAGATGAGTGCGATTAAGCGGTCTGCAGCTGTGTCCCTGTTGGTTGCGTTGGGTGCCGCGATGGCGGGCAAGTGGACGAAGGCGAAGCTTCTCGGGAAGCTCCAGGCCATCGACACCTTGGTCGACGAAGAGGTCGAACTGTCCAAGGACCAACAGGAGACTCTCAAGGCCATACAGAAGCTCAACGAGGCGGAACAGGACATCGAGATCGAAGACGACGGCGAAGAAGCCGACGACACCGACAAGAAGAAGAGCAAGAAGGCCTCTAAAGGCGAAAAGGCCGAGAAAGGAAAGCGCCCCACAACCAAAGCGAAGCCAAACGCCCCCCGGGACCAGTTTGGCAATCGCGAAGGTTCGCAAGCCGCAGCCATCAACGCCGTGATGACCAAGAAGTCACAGACGGCCAAGGAAATCGCAGAAGCTGCCGGGTTTGACGTGGGTCGTGTCAAAGGACACCTGGCCTTCCTCATCAATCACGGGTTCGCTGAGAAGACCGAGAAGGGCTACAAGCTGACCGGTGTTACCAAGGACAAAGCCGCGAAGGCTGAGAAAACGGAGAAGACCGACAAGGAAGAAAATCCCACCGACAGCAAGGACACACCGAAGGCCAAGAAGTCCGCCAAGAAGGTGAAGAAGAACGAAGACGAAGGCGACGAAGAGTAATCCTGGCTGTCCGTTGCGAACAAGAACCGCAAGGGGCCCTTCTCTTGCGGTTCTTTTTTATCTGACGATAATACAACAGAGAAGGACCTGAACAGGATTCGACAGTGTGACACACAGCCAAGGATAAGCGATAAGTCATGTTGCGAGCCCCCAAAGACGACGAAGGTTGCGACGTCGAATGTCCATACTGCGCACGTCGTCTATTCATAGGTCGTTGTTCTTGTGAGTACGTCCGACAATGTGATGGATGTGGGACGACCGAGGGCTTGAGGTTCCTGTGGAACGAGGGACCTGTTTTTCTCTGCGTTCGTTGTGCAGACCACGCCTTCGAAATCCAAAACGACGACGCGAGGACCCCATGATCCCAAGCAGAAACGTTAGTCGCCCCGGAAAGTTTTCTCCTCTCGCGATGACTATCCCTGTTCACTGCAAACGCTGTGGAAAGATGCTCCGAGTGGACAAGGGCCGCCGTGGCGGGAAGCAGGACATCTGTGGAAAGTGCAAAAGGAAGTAGCATGCCAATCTCGATCACACGTCAATTCGGGTTCGATGCCGGGCACCGGGTCCTCCGTCACGAGAGCAAGTGTGCCACATTGCACGGGCATCGTTATACGGCTGAGGTCACAGTCGAGGCCCCGGAACTGGATGCCTTGGGACGTGTGATCGACTTTTCGGTCCTTAAGACCATTGTGGGACAGTGGATTGACGACAATTGGGATCACACCTTAATCCTTCACGAAGACGACCCGTTGCGTTTGTTTCTGCAGTCCCACGGCGCAGCTGCCGGAGACGCCTATTCTGTTTTTCAAGAAGTGATCGGTCCCCGGACACCTTACATTCTACTCGGAAAACGGAACCCCACCGCGGAGAACCTTGCAGAGGAACTGGCGACGGTTGCTTCCATGCTGCTGGTGCCTCACAAACTCACCGTGACCCACGTGCGTCTCTGGGAAACCCCCAACTGCTACGCGGATTGGAGACGGGTATGAGTTTAGAGTGTGTTCTTGGCTTCCCCCACCAGTGGCCCAAACGAATCCCACGGACAAAGACGGTGCCCACCCACAAGGCTGTCCCGGTCGCCACACATTACCCCTCCAACGTAGAGGAAGCCCGGTCCTACGTGTTTTCTTTTGGGAAACACAAGGGTCTCCCGATTACTAAAGTGCCAAGGACATACCTCCTCTGGCTGGTGTCCAACCACGGTCCACAAGAGGGAAGTGTGTACGATATAGCCAAGGCGTCCGCCCGTCTTCTTTTAGGGACAGCATGACCAACAACCAGCCGATCGAAAAGCAGGATGCCGGAGACGGGAGGACCCTGAACGTTCAAGGGGTGCCGTGGCTGACCATTCAAGGGGAGGGTCCCTTCTCTGGACGTCGGGCTGTGTTCGTGAGGCTGGGCGGTTGTAACCTGAACTGTCCGCATTGTGATGCGGACTACACAAGCGACCGACGGGACTGGACCGTCGAGGAGCTAATGACCACCGTCGCCCAGTACGACACACCCTTTGTTGTGATCACTGGGGGAGAGCCTTTCCGCCAACCGATTCAACTGTTCGTGGTGGAGATGCTGCGGAAAGGGTGGCGGGTCCAGATCGAGACCAACGGAACCGTCTACCGCTGGCTCCCTTTCGAACACCCCCGGCTGTCTATTGTGTGCTCGCCCAAGAGCCGACATGTGGACCCAAAGTTGGAACTCTACATCTCGGCATGGAAATACGTTGTTCAACATGATAATGTGAACGACAAGGGACTCCCGCAGTCTACCTTGGGACGGTCCGACCCGGTCTACACCCCCGCCGAAACAACCAAGCCCATTTACGTCCAGCCGTTGGACGAGTACGAAATGGGAAAGAACAGCCTCAACATGCAAACCGCGGTGGACGCGGTTTTGAAGCATGGTTATATCCTCTGTCTGCAAACCCACAAAATCGCTGGTCTCCCTTAGAATCAAACCGTCATAAGGCAATCACTCGTGGAAAAGAAATTCTTGTCGTGGGACGACGTCCATAATCTGGCGAGCCGTCAGGTTGGGTTTATCGAAGCCGAGTTTGGACACCGTCCTCTGATTACTCTTTACCCTGTCCCCCGTGGCGGTATTCACGCCGCTCAAGTCTTGATGAGCCTGCCGGGGGCTTCGGATAGGTTCTGCCTAGTCAACAACCCCCATCTCGCAGATGCCTTCTTTGACGACATCGTAGATTCGGGGGAGACCCGCCAGCGGTTTGCGGAGCAATACCCCCAGCCGTTCTACTCCTTGATCAACAAACTGAACGACCCGGACACCCATTGGATTGTTTTCCCGTGGGAGGACTTTCCCCACGAAAAGAAACGAGAAGACTTAGGACCGACGGACGCTGTGATTCGTCTGCTTCAGTATATCGGAGAGGACCCTGCTCGGGAAGGCCTGGTAGACACCCCCAAACGAGTCATCAAAAGCTACAGCGAACTCTTCTCGGGGTACAAACAGAGCCCCGCCGATGTGATGACGACTTTCGAAGACGGAGCTTGCGACGAACTCGTTCTCCTCAAGGACATTGAATTCGTCTCCTATTGCGAACACCATATGCTGCCTTTTCTAGGGAAGGCCCATGTAGCGTATGTCCCCAATGGACGGGTGATAGGCGTGTCCAAGCTGGCCCGTGTGCTCGAAATTTACGCGCACCGCCTCCAAATCCAGGAGCGTCTTACAAAGCAGGTCACGGCTGCTCTGATGGAGCACCTACAACCCAAGGGGGCGGCGTGTGTGATTGAAAGCAAGCACCTCTGCATGGTCTGTCGTGGGGTCCAGAAACAGAACTCGGTGATGGTAACATCCAGTCTCGAGGGGGTGTTCCGCAGCGACGCATCTTCACGCGCAGAGTTCATGTCGATGATCCGATCATAGTGGCAGGACCTCTACACGGAGAGAACAGCGTGCAACAGAATACTGGTACAAAAATCTCGGTATGGGTGACTGATTCGTTTGTGGGGTTTCATAAATGGATAGACGCCCCTGACGAAGTAGCCTTCCTTCGCAACGAGCACCGGCACGTCTTTCATGTCAAAGTCAGTGTCGTCGCGGCACATGGCGATCGCGATGTGGAATTCTTTATCCTGAAAAGAAACCTCAGTCTCCATTGCGAGAGGTTCGCAGGTCAGTCCTTCCTTTATTCGTGTGAGCAACTGGCATCTAGACTTGGCGCGTTGCTCCAAAAAGACCGATATAAGGTCCAGTGGATTGAAGTGAGCGAAGACGGTGAGAACGGAGCAAGAGTCGAGTATGTCTGACACACTCCCCGCAATGCAGATCAAGACTCGTCCCTTCTTCGGTGTAGAGGCAGAGGGACCTCATCAAGGTGATCAGGTTCTGTTCTTCCCCGGACCGACAACACTCACCGACTACCACAAGTATAGGTATCTTCTCCCCGAAGTGAAAGGCCTCTACTACGGAGCTGGGAATAACCGCGATGTCAATCCTGTGACTTTTATGGACATACTGAAGGACGCCAAGGCCTACAAGCTGCACGTGACAATTGAGGTGGACACGTTCCATCAGTGGTTGAAGTGGTTACGTGACAGGCACCCGTACAATGTGGTCTTCGTGGGCGAATGCGCAGACCGTAGCTGGTTGCAAGGGTACGCTGACTACTATAAGACACTCATCGGGGGTAACTTGGTCTGGAACAGCATACTCGATAATCTGCCGAAGTATAGTACACCGCTGGACAGCCCGATCTTTGAACTTGACCAAGACGCCACCCCCAAGGAATAACCATGCTCTGGTACTGCCCCCTTGAGCCTCTTCGTGAACGATACACGATGCAACTGTCTGCGCCTGTCACAGGGTGGTTCGAACGCGAGTGGCGTAATGCCGGAATTCAGTATCGACGAGTTGACGGACAAGTCGAACAGAAGTACACCGACCCCGGCACAATCAAAATTGGACAAGTTCTTGACGCCCCCAACCGGTGCTGTCATGCATTCTCCCAGATCACTGAGCTTCTCCAGCACGCACAAACTGGCAGGCTGAAAAACAACGATGTCATCTACTTTGATGACTTCTGGCATCCGGGGGTTGAAGCTTTAGGTTACTGTTTCTCGCAGATGGGCCTGTCACCGAAGATGTACGCCTATTGCTGGGCGCAGTCCGTCGATCAATATGACTTCACGTATAGCATGCGTGACTGGATGTCGCACTTCGAGAAAGGAAACATGGCTCTTCTCGAAGGGGTCTTTGTAGCGAACTCGCTACTCAAAGAGTTGCTAGTAGAAGAACGGCAATTCGACCACAATAAAGTTCATGTCGTTGGGCTTCCATTCTGCTCACAAGAAGTTATGGAACGGATGCCTGGATGGTATCAAGATAAGATGAAAGATGGGCACGGGCGGCTTTCCGACGTTCCCCGGCAGAACAAAGTGATTTTCTCGTCTCGATGGGACAACGAAAAAAATCCTCAGTTCTTCCTCAAAGTTGCTTACGGGGTCCTCGAAAAGCGACGCGATGTGGCTTTTGTAGTCTGCACAAGCGCCCCAAAGCTACGAAGCAATTCTGTTGGAAACATTCGGGATTTAGACGAGGCGCGTTCTTTGTACCCGGAGAACATCATTCTCCGAGAAGGCCTTACGAAAGAAGCCTACTACGAGGAACTCTGCACCGCCAAAGTCCAAATCAATACAGCAGACCAAGACTGGGTATCGTTTACTCTGCTCGAGGCGTCCACTGCAGGTTGTATGCCTATGTACCCGGCCACGCGGTCATTTCCTGAGACTTTCGTAAGTCCCCCGGGTGTTGCCGAAACAGACCTGCTGTACAGGCATCTTGACGTGGATTCCGCGGTCGCTCATTTGCTGTACGTGCTCAGTTTTCCGGAGAGCCTATGGGACTCCGATAATATCAAGCAGCGGTCTTGGATCCATCGTAGGTACGACAGCACTTGGGCTCGTCAAGCAAAAATCATGGGAGTGTGGAATGGGGTCCCCGAAGTCGAAAATCCGTACACCGAAGACGCCTGCCGAGTCTTCTGGACGGCCTCCAGAGAACATTGGAGTATTCGCACTTGATAGCGGGGCGCACTCTCTCTACACCAAATTGGTTATGAAGAGCGACAAGTTCCGCCAAACAGGACAACGCGACTACTCGGCGTACGACACACCAGAATTCTGGGATTATGTCGAACGCTACGCCGCCTTCGTCAAAGAACACAAAAAAGCAATCGATGTCTACGTCACTATCGACGTTATTTTCAACCCCGAAATGACATGGAAGGTCCAAAAGTACCTGGAGGAGGAGCACAAACTAAAGCCCCTACCTGTCATTCACTGGGGGACCTCTCTGGAATGGGTCAAACGCTACGTCAAAGCCGGTTACGAGATGATAGGGCTTGGGGGGCTGGGACAAGAGGCTACCAAAGACCTATACTACGATTGGGCGGACCGTGTGTACGACTACCTTTGTCCGGCCAAGAGTAACCGCAAGCCCATTGTAAAAACTCACGGCTTCGCCATGACAGCCTACGACCTGCTCATCAGGTATCCGTGGTGGAGTGTGGACAGTGCTTCGTGGTGCAAAGCCGGTGGTTACGGGATGATTTATGTTCCCCGTGTCCGCGATGGGAAATTCGCCTTTCACTATCTCGACTGCAATGGGACACGACAGCCCGTACGCCCTTACAACATCAGTGTCAGCTCTGACTCTCCCCAAAGGAAAGTCGCAGGACGCTCGATGTACAATCAATCAAAGGAAGCCCAGCGTACCATCCAGAAATGGCTTGACCAAATTGGCGTGCCGCTAGGTAGTGTAGACGAAAATGGGGAAATGAAAGAGTGGGGTGTTGTGAGCACACACTCAGCCAGAAAAATTGCAAATCTTCGATTCTTCGAAGCCATGTGCAATTCGTTACCTGAGTGGCCTTGGCCTTTCAAAGGGACCCCTCGAGAAACGTTCTTGGACTCGTTGTAATTATGATCATGTTCTTCTCAGGTGACGATTACGCATCAAAAGACGTCCCCGAAACAACACTGAACAACCCGGCTGTCATGCTTACCTTTTGGCATTGGGACCGGGGTCAGGCGTGTGGGCGATTAAAAAGACAACTGAAACGGAAACTGCCGGATATTAAGTTTCCCGAAAAGAGAAAAAAGAGAACCTAGCATGATCATGTTTTTCTCCGGTTCGACCAATGGAGAGTCACTGCCCGAACGTGTTCTTTGTGAGAACAAACCCAGCGTCATGCTCACCTACTGGGAAATTGATGGACGTCGAGGGGACACCATCAAGCGATTTCAACGACACGCAGAAAGAAGGAAAGATGCGCGTAAACAGAGAAAAGCTGCTAAACGAACTTGAGTCGGTTCGTCCCGGTCTGTCCCCCAAGGAAATCATCGAGCAGTCCTCCTGCTTTGTGTTCCAAGAGGGTTCCGTGATGACTTACAACGACGAGGTCGCCTGCCGGCGAAAGTGCAGTCTGGAAATTACAGGAGCCGTGCAAGCCGAGCCCCTGTTGCAAATGCTCCAGAAACTGCCCAATGACGAGGTCGATGTCGAGATGGGGGAGGGTGAGTTCCGTCTCAAAGCCGGACGCCGTTCTACGGGCATTCGTATGGAACAGCAAATTCTCCTCCCCATTGGGGCGGTAGAAAAACCGCAGGGCTGGAAACCGCTGGACCCGGAGTTTGCAGAGGCGGTCGACATTGTGTCCCGTTGCGCCAGCAAGGACCAATCCCAATTCAGTCTGACGTGCGTCCACATTCATCAGAAATGGGTGGAGGCCTGCGACAACTACCAGCTCTCCCGGTTCCCCATCAAGAACCCCGTGGACCAAGCCTGCCTCGTGCGTGTGGAGTCCTTGCGACATATTGTGGACCTGCAGATGTCCAAGTTTTCCGAGACGGATGCTTGGATTCACTTTCGCAACAAGAGTGGTCTTCGGTTGTCCTGTCGTCGTTCACTGGAAACCTACCCGGACTTCGGTAAGTTTCTGGAGGTCAAAGGCACTCCCACAACACTCCCCAAGGGACTCGGGGAAGCCGTGGACAAGGCGGAGGTCTTCTCCAAGGAAAACGCAGACAACAATCAGGTCATCGTGGAATTGTCCCCCAACAACGGGGGCCGGTTGACCGTTGTGGGGGAAGGGGTGTCGGGGTGGTACCGCGAGGTCAAGAAGCTCAAGTATCGCGGAACCTCTTTCAAGTTCCGAATCGACCCCAAGCTGCTCATCGAAATCACCGACCGTCACAACGACTGTGAGATTTCGGAGAAGCACCTCATTGTCAATGGGGCCCGGTTCAAGTATTGCACGTGCCTCGGAAAGGCCAGCGAATAGTGAACAACGTCACTGGAGTTCGGTATCCATGCCGGGGTTCCATTAAGTGACGTCCCACGGGACTATTTACTTTGGCTACAAAAGTCATCGGAAGAAACAACAAAGCTGGTCACTGAGTATCTGCAACT